TAGTGAATTTTAGCTTTTGTTTCACCGGCAGAAACGCTACCAATATTGTAGCTTGTGTCGATTAACGCCCATACTCCCGAAGAAGGAGTTGGGAGAGTTTGTGCAAATGACATTGCACTCATAAATAGTACAGTTACAGCTGTAAGTAATTTTTTCATCTTCCCCAAGATTTTTTTTTATTTATCTTTGGAGAGTGAAAATTATTGCTTTAAATATCCCAGAATTTAATCCTTTCTCGAGACTTTTTTCGGGACTTTTCTTTCTTTTTGTCTTTTATAACCCTGGGTCTGAATCGACCGTCAAAAAAACCCTGCTCCTTAGCGGAATATCTTTCTCTTCCTTTTGCTAATTTGAGCAGTTTGTCTTTCATGTTTTATTTATCATACCTCATCCTCTTTAAGGATCTCTTTTGAGGTTTTCCATTAAAATCAATTGCATAGGGAGATTTAGATCCTCTCTCCACACAGTCGATAAAGGCGAGATGACAAACTACTTGGTTCCCGCTGTTTGATCTATGGGTTCCAGCTATATGAATTTCAATATCAGAGACTGGAGTATGTCCTACAACTTGCGAAACTACTTCAGGATCGTTTATCAATTCTCTTTTGTCTGCCCAGAAAATTCCAGGATTTCTGCTTGAACCACCTCTACCATATCCTGCATAAAAGATAGGTTCATAATTCATCTTATAGAGAATATTAAGAGCATCTGCGTAGTTTTCGTATCCGATACCCTCTTCATCTAGAAATCTTTTATAAATTTCCCAGCTTCCGCGAGTCAGTCCTGCATGACTCCATAAAATATCTTCGTGTTGATATGCAGCTTGAAAAAGATGAGAATTCATTCTCATAATTTCATTAAAATCAAACCACATCTCAGGTCTTATTCCACTACAGCGATATTTCTTATCAATATAGTGAATATCATGATTTCCCAACAAGAGAACTACTTTATCGCCTAAAGTCTCTTTCAGATGAATAATCTCCATTATGTTATGCTTCATTTCAGCATTTGAAACCGTGAAAGAATCAAAATAGTCTCCGACGAAGATAATTTTGTCATGCTTGATTACCGAATGATCTTGGTCAGATCTCCATTTCTCATATCCGCCGCTGAATATAAAATCTTTCCAATTCGAAAGACCGTGAACATCTCCTATGCTTAATATACTTTTTATCATACTTTATTTTATTTGGGAATCTCCCTTCCATACTCGATAAGAATCTGAATCGAAATGTTGAGTAGAAACTTCAAAGACTACACCATCAGTAAGAGCTTCTAACTGGTGAGGTTGTCCAGGTTTTTGTCTTACTACATCACCGGGTTTAAGTTTAACTTCTACAGTTTCTGCGCTTTCAGTATCAATCCATCGATAGATGAATTCTCCTTTATCCACATACCAAGTTTCGTCTTTGATCATGTGATAGTGCATTGAAAACTTGCAACCAGCTTTAAATATCAAAAGCTTTCCACAATAGAGCTCGTTATTTTCAATGATTAGCTCTTCTCCCCAACCCTTCGGTACTTGACATCCACAGGTTACTACAGGTTTTTCTCTCATAATAGAAATTTTAAAATTTTATCTTTAATTCCAGATTGTTTAATACCTTCAACTGATGACGGGGTTAAAACAAAATTATCTAAACCCCAGTCTTTCCAATCCTCGCCAGTTTTACCCATGTTCAAGTCATCAATTGAAACCCAATGTGTAATTTCCGGATGGTCATGCAAGTATTGTTTAATTTCGATTACTCGTGTCATTTCTAAATCCCACTCAGGTGACCAGATCCAATTATTATACCACGTACACTGACCTAAATTTGGTGTAAGAGCAATCGGTTTTTTAATAATACCCTTTGACTCATAGTACTCTCCCATTTCTTCGCAAGTTGCCCAAAGTTTCCAATCAGAGCTTACTACAATCTCTGCTCCTGTTTTTTCTAAGATTTCATTTAGAACTTTAACAGCCTTTTGATTAAAATTATCAAACCGGTACTCAACCGGCATTTCTAATGTGGTCATAGATAATTTACGACCACCCCACTTATTTTGTTTCTTAAATCTATTACCCCACTCTGTGGATAAACAGATTACACCATCATGATCTAAAAATATTACTTTCACTCTCTTACAATATATTCTGAGTTTTGAGTTTTGAATCTGACAAATTCTAATAGTCCTTCTTCATTCTTTTTTTCTTCAATAATTTCTGTGACTTTAGTAGTCAACCAATAATCTTGATTGGAATAAGATCTTGCGGTAACTGAACCTACTAAAAGAGAACATCCGACTACGGGTTTGTGATCTACAATTTCTTTAAAGGTTCCATCTTCATTCCAAGCTATTGCTTGAATGCGACCACCCTGCTCTTTAAATTCTTCTCTACCGTCTGGGTGTATTTTGATAAGTTTTGGCATATTATAAATTTAATTAAAAAAATCGAAAACAAAAAATAGAGCCCTTCTATTTGTTTAATCTAATTTTTCTCCGCAGCTAGGGCAGAATTTCCAAGTTTGTTTTTTAACACGAGTTCCACAATCAGAACAATAATTTCTAATCTTAGAAACTTCCACTGGTTTAGTAGATTCAGGTAAAATTTTCCACTCTGAACTCTGAAAATAAAAAGTATCAAAATTCATGTTACTAACTCCAAATGACTGATCAGAGGATTCTCCCATTTCTACTCTACCGGTTTCTAGGCTACATGTATTAGAAACTGTAGTTGTGAATGATCCAGCTACCGAGGTTGCTATATTAGCATTTGAAAAAAACTGGATGTTGTTGGGGTCTGGGTGAGTAACTGGAATATACGGAGTTCCTGTTCCGTATGTGTAAGTTGGTTTGTATGTCCAATCTATTCCAGTAGACCATTTAGGAACTGTAAGTTGTTGTTCTCTAAAAAATTCAACCCTTATCAGCCCATTGTTCGCAATAGCTGATGCCGTCTCGATTGAAGCATCGACTTTATAAGTCTCAAAGAGAAACTTATTGTTAGTGTCGATAAATCTGTCAAGAAAGAATCTTTGCCCAGGTTTTAGAATTAAACCTGAATTGCTAATGAGATTTCCGTTTAGCCAAATTTTGGCGAGAACATTTACAGTTTCACCATTGAATAGTTCGATTTCAAAATTACTGCCATCTTTCAGATAGACTGATTTTTCGTACGAACGAAGACGATTTCGGTTGAGCGCAATATGCGCAGAGGTGTTTGATTTCATATTTTTTCTTTTTGTTAATCTTTTTGTAGCTTGTTGGAGCTACTCTAGGGCTGTAAACCCAAGACAAACATTAGAAGGGCTCTATGTAGTTTATATATTAGAGAAAGAAAAAGGTTTAGGGAGAAGTAGGATAGAGTTTAAAGACAATAGTATTGGGTGATGGATTGTCAGTAACGACTGCCCAGAACATTATGTTTCCTACGCTAGGATCAGGTACATATCTAATACTATAAGGTGCTAATGGATCAGGTCCAATAGCTGGTAAGTTGTAAGGTGCTCCTAAACCCGTTAAATAGATTTGTTCAAATATTTTTGTATATGTAGGAGTACTTCCACTCGTACCAGAAGATCCCGAAGATCCACTTGTCCCGGATCCACTAGTTCCAGATGATCCCGAAGTTCCAGGTGCTCCGGTTGCTCCCGAAGTCCCAGAAGTTCCGTTTGTACCAGAAGTGCCGTTTGTACCGGAAGTACCGTTAGTTCCGCTAGTTCCGCTAGTTCCTGAAGAACCTGAAGTTCCTGCTATATTAGATCTAACAAATTTAGTTCCATCCCATTGTAAAACTTCTCCCACAGAAATACCTGTCAAATCTACATCTACTAGATCGCCAACAGAGTCTTCTCCTTTAATTAGATTGGAGTCTAACCAATCTGAGTAATCATCAGCAAGAGGTTTATCTCCTGTTTCGAATCTTTGTTTTAGAAAACTTCTAGATCTTTGGGACATTGTGTAGATTTTTTTTATATATCTACAGTCTAGTCTTTGCGGTTATCTATGTGAATAATAACTTGTTTGTAGTGTTCTAAAAAATGTTCATTCCACAAATCCCATTTGATGTTGACATTATCTATAGAATAGACTTCATGATTTGGGAATTCTTTTAAAAATACATCTCTAAAAAATCTGAACTTTTCAACATAATCATGATTATGTAGACGTATATGCCACTCGCCTGTTATTTTTTTCACATTATTTTTAATCCATTCTAGATTTTCCTGTGTAAAAATATCAAATTCTCCTCCTTCACAGTCTACTTTCAAAAAATCAATTTTTTCTATACTGTATAATTCTATGAATTTTTGAAATGTAATAGCTTCCATTGAGCTTTCTCCGCCGAATAGATGGTCATTTTCTACTGTGGAATTTACACTAGATATGCCTTTATTGATAGGAGTTGCGGGACTACCAATGATATTCTTAACTAAGATTTTAAATTCTCTTTCGCTAGGCTCAAAACAAAAAACATGTTTGGGTTTTTTGTGTAGAATTGAGTATGTAAAAGGTCCTACACTGGCTCCGATGTCGACTACTATATCATCTTTTTCTACTTCAAAAAATCTTTCATAACATTTGTCGATGAATATTTCTTTGGTTAATGATTCTTTGTGATATTGGCCCATGTGTTTATGAGAACCGTCAGGGTAAATGTGATATACATTAGAAGGTTCATCCATCCAACCCCATTCAAAATTTTCTATGTTCATAGGTTTGTTTTTTAGTATTATATCTACTAATTCGTTTATTTCTTTTTTATAATCATTATATGTCCTAGGACAATGCGCATCGATGTAATATCCTGATTTTAGTTTGTCAATGTCATAAATACCGTCTCTCTTCTGAGACTCTATTAAAATAGAATTTAGATTTGCTGTAGGAAAATTATGTCTATCGATTCTTTTTTCCGATTTCCACGGAGTTGTCCAATTTCTAACTAATTTAACAACATTTATTCCGTGATTAGTATTATCTACTTTGTCACCGAAATATAATTCATCTGTCCCCCACCCCAAATTAAGTTTTTGTAATGCATCAACATATTCTTCAAAACTCCTATCAGTGTTTAATACTTTATTGAAATTTTTTCCTTTGCCTATAATATAACAAATTGGATATCTGTTTTCACATGATTCATTGTGATTTTGGCACTCAATTCTTTCTAAATCATAAGCCTTGGAATCCATAATAATTAAAGACTCATCGTCAATGTTTTCTATTTGCTTTACGAAATAATCTTCGCTTATCATCAACATATCAATATCTGCGGTTAAGCAAATTTCATCAGGGAAGTATTTTGTGGCATACATACGAACCACCTGACTTTGAAATGAAGTTATAATATCTGAGCAATTATTTTTGTTTATCTTTTTAACTATTCCTCCATGTGCATCTTTGTAAAAGTCGCTATCTTCATTCGTAATGTGAAATAATACGGGTTCTGCTTTTAAAACTTCTCTAACCAATTTAGCCTGTATTGGCCAAAAATCAGCATATATTGGATTATCGTCTAACCCAAAAATTACTTTACTTATTTTCATTGCTTTTTAACTTTAATAGTATCAAAACCACTTTCAATTTTATAATAACCGTGATTTCTTAATGAATCCATAATACTTTGAAATTCATTTTCATCGGTCAAAGAATTATATTCAAATAGTATTTCGTTAGGTAATATTGAGTTGGACGATAAAATATTTTGAATTATTTTACAGTCGTGTCCTTCAGTATCTATTTTTAATAAATAGACAGAAGTTATGTCGTAAATATCTATCAATGTAGACCAAGTAATACATTTACACTTAGAAGTTTTGTATATTGTAGATAAATTATGTTCTGCTAACTCTTTAAACGCTGTAGGGTGAGGATTTATAATAGAATTACAACCTCTTAACCAATGGGGGAGATCATATTTTTTTATATCATCTGGAGATATCCAAAAAACGTCAGTTTCAAAGTTTGAATCGCTAATCGCGCAATTAACTTTAATGACATTGTCATTATTCGGTAAGTTATCTAAATAATATTTTAGAGGTTCTATAGATATTCCAATTTTACCTGTTGTAGTTTCTAGCAGAGTATCAAAATCGCTAGTTCCTATTTCTATAAAGTCATACTTCATTTGTTCTTTATCCAATTTTTTTTGATGTATTTTTCTTTATCAATAATACTAAAATCATATGAACGTATTAAAGCGTCATTAAGAAATATTTTTATTTTATTGATTTCTTCAGTTCTACCGAGGGTGCGAGTCATCCAAGTTCCTTTGTTGTGATTGCTAAAAACTTTTACAGTATCATCGTTTATTATTACGCTAATATCGTTTATTCCAGTATGATTAAAATCAAAAAGGACAAAATTGTTTCCATCAGAAACTACTGTTATCCAGTCTTCTTCGTTTGTAGTATATTTATTTGTTTCTATTTTTCCGCTTAATAAAGAAGAAACACCTTTACAGAAAGCTTTTTCTTCTCTTATCATTTTAAAATTAAAAGATTCAAGAATATTATCTTCTGATTCTTCTAAAAATAAATAGAAAATATTATCGCTAAGATCAAACCAATTTTCTTTGATTTTTTTAACATTAAAAGAAATTAACGGAAAGGAAGTATGTAAATCATGATGTTCATACCATACCACTGAATATTCTTCTAATATTTGAGAGTTCTCTCTAAATTCAGTATCATCTATTATAAGACCATCATACTCTAAAAAATGAACCTTTTCGTATCCAAAAGATTTAGCTGCAGAAAGGCCATTTAAAATGAGAGATCCAGCTGCTATTAAATGATTAAAGTTTTTAAATTCGGTTGTTGAAATTTCCAGAGATTCGTTTCCAAACCACCATTTGATTTTTTGATCTAAATCTGTCAATAAAACATTCTTTTTCTGAAAGATAAAATAGTCAGATTTTTCAACTACTTCATCTGAAATAGAACTGTGTGAAGAGATCATCACATCAAAATGTTCTCTGTCTATACTTTCTAAAAGATCATCTAATATAGAAATTCTTTCTGCGTCTGGCGTATATGCTGTTATAAGAATCAGATCCTTCATTTAATGTTGTATATTTTTAGGATATTTTTTCCTTAACCATCCAATAAACTCCCCATTTTCATCATATTCATTATCATAATAAGGTAATTTATCATTATATAGGATCTGCTTTAAGTATGGTTTTTACAAGGTCAGCTTGGATAGGCCAAAAGTCAGCGTAAGTCGGATTATCATCCATACTAAAAATTACTTTATCAATTTTCATTTTTTAACTTTAATAGTATCAAATCCCTTTCAATTTCATTCATTCTGATAGTAAATTCTATTTAGTTCTTTGAAAAGATCTATATTATTTTCATTTAATTCTATATGTCTTTTCATTTTATTGTTAATCAAAATTGTGATATTCTTTATATCATTTGGATGACCTAGTGTTTTAATAGACCACTGAAATTTTTCTATTTTATTAAAATTTACTATTTTTTCATTATTGACTATTACAACTACATCTGTAGGTTTTTCTGAAGCTTCATTCCAAACTAAAAATCTAATTTCATCTGAAGAATGATCATAAAAAGGAATTGCCCACTGCATTTCAAATTCGCCTTTATGAAAATCCACCATTCTAAGTATATTTCCGTTCTTCATTATCAAATTGTGATCTTTAAAGAGAACTTTTCTATTTTCAGAAGTGTATATTCGGTGAGTTCTTACTTCTGTAGTTTTAGAAGCACTATTTTCAATTTCATTTAAAATTTCTTCTCTGTCAAACTTAAATATGCTTTCTGGCATACTTGATATTTTCGCTGCATGAAAATTACCGATTCCATATTCTAAGGTATCAAAAACTGAATCATTTTTGGTATATAGAATAGCATCATATTCATCTAATGCACGAGAATTATTGTAAAATTCTGTAAAATCTTGGAAGTATGCATCATATTCAATAAATTGTACTTTTTCATATCCAAATGCTTTAGACATTGCATATCCCGTAATTAGTTGTTTATGCAGAGTTAAGTAAGTATTTCCACTCCCAAAAAAGATAGATTGAATTCTCATAGTATCATTAGGAGAAAACCACGGCTCATTCTGATATATCCAATCTTTCAACAGCTCATTGTCTTCATCATATATAGACCAGTTTACTCTTTCTTGAACGTCTGTGCTTATTGGAGTGTGACTTATTACCATAAGATCAAAATCCTTTCTAACTGGTTGTAGACCTATCACTAAATCAAGAAGAATTGCTCTTCTGTCTTCGGATGGACAATGAGCAGTTATAATTATAAGATCTTTTTTCTTCTGCATATACATTATCTGTTATAATACACTTGATTCATTGAGATTTTTTCGTATCTATCAGTAAAGTCTACCACTTTATTGTTATAAGTAAAGATTATGCTCCTAATATTTGTAGAACTGTAAGGAAATTCAATAATTTCCCATTCTTTAATATTTTTTATAAATTTTTCTCCATTGATTTCAATTTCAATTTCAATTTCATGATTAAAGTCATAAAGACAAATTCTTAAATTATCAGTTAAATCAATCCAACCTAAAGTATCATGCTCATGTTGAGTTTTATCATTTTTTGATAAAAACATTTTAAAATCATCGAACATTGAATAATTAAAAAAATCGAAATTTTCATAGTAATATATTCTATCTTTTACACAATGATTTGAAATTTTGATTGGAAATTTCTTAGTCCATTTTGAAGCTTCATTTTCTGCAAATCCATAATCATTTCGATATGAATTGAGATCTATTTCTTTCTCTATACTTTCCATTATTTCTCTATCAAAAATCATAAAGTGTAAAGTAGTTTCCCAAAGTTTTGTAGGATCTCTAGGATCTCTTCTAGGGTGTATTAAATTTACTTCTGAACCTATCAATTCACTTTCGATAATTTCATCAATTTCAACATCATAGATCATATGATAGAAAATATCATAATCGAATGTCAGCGCAATTTGTGATAATTTTTTTGTTTGATATAATGCAGACCATCCATAATCTGGTAAACATTCATGAAACATAATAGATCTACCGTCTTCTAAAGGTCTTCTTCTCCAGTGAGTAAATGCTTTATCAGGCCATTTTAATACAGGATTTTCTTTAGTATAAAAGAAAAAGTCACATAAATCTATAATATCATTTTTAATAGGAATGAAATTTGGTCCGAGTGCCATTACATCTACTCCCAGACTCTTGATTTTAATGATAGTTTCCCTTAAAACATTTTGCTTTTCTTCTGTATCACAAAAAGTACTTATAAGCGCGATCTTTTTCATAATTTTTCTTGAACTCGATAAAATTAAATTCTTTCATATTTTTAATTTTTTTGCTGGCAACCCTACATAAATTCCAGGCTCCATTACATTTTTAACTAAACCACAGTTCAAACCCAGAGTCACATCATCACAAACTTTTAATTTTTCTCTAATTGATGAATTTGATCCCATATATAACCGGTTTCCCGCTGTTACATTACCTGATATAATTGCTCCGGGCATCATGCTTAAATAGTCACCTACTACAGTATCGTGACCGATATGATTACCTCTGTTTAAGATTGCATGATTTCCAAGATGCACATTTGTGGTAATTATCGAAAAAGCTCCGATAAAAGAACCTTCTCCGATACTGAAATTTCCAAAATCAAAAACAATAGCAGCATTATGAATAAAGGTAAAAAATTCAGTTTCGGCAGGTAGCCTTTTAACCATCATTTCTCTATCTTTAGGATCTGCGACTGCTACCATCATCATCATTTCTTCTGGATTGAATTCTGAAATCGGCTTAGCTAGATCATTCGCATACTCATCATCTACATAGAACTGTAATTCTAGATTTTCTTTCTCAATGATGTCTTTCATCTGAAAAGAAACCTCTCTAGCATGGCCACCGAATCCATATATTGCCAGACTCTTACTCATCTTCTCTGTTTGCTTTTGTATAAATCTCAAATTTAGAGAGATCTGGATATGGAAGCTCTAGATCAGGATTGTGCTTCTTTGTTCCATCTGTGTTGTAGAATTGGTTAATCAAGAGGAGACCTCGAGCTGCTAGTTCAGGCATCATATAGAAATTCCAACCCAACATATCGAAGTGATCATCATGATAAGAAGTTTCCCTTCGACCTGAATAACGTGCTCTCTTGAACCACAGATATGCATCGTAGTTATCAGTTAGAATAGCTCCACCCTTTGACAACTTAAAATGTTTGTAGGGACCTGTAAAAGAAATACACATATGAGTTCCAGGTTTGTACATATCAGCAGTAAAAGCCAGAGCCGAATCCCAAACATTAGTAGGTTCAAGCTGATATGCACCTTTAATTTTTTTTCCTTTCACGGGAGTAAAGTTAACCTTTGCTCCTGCGTGAATAATTTCACAAGGAACTGATGGGTAAGTTCGGGAAGGGATTGTAATTTCTATTCCTTTTACTCCCTCGTACATAAGAGCAAGAAAAAGAGCATTAGACTGATTATCTACAGTTATTGCGAATTTTGCTCCTGTATACTCAGCAAGTTTTTGTTCAAAATCTTCAGTGATTTTGTAAATTCCGTTAGCCATTTTTTATAAAAAGTTTTTTAGTTGATAGATTACATCTTCGGGTTGAATAGATTTGCTACATTCAAATTGTCTCGTAGTTCCTTTCTGATCTGGACACCAATTCCAATCACCTGCATCTAATCTAAATCTATTGAAACATCCATTGCAGACATTTGGATTCCAAATTCTGAGAAGATTTTCATCTTCAAATTCAGTATGTGGTTTACTGAATCCAGAGATCATTACTACTTTAGTTCCTGATGCCCAGGCCAACCAACTTAAACCTGATCCAACTCCAATAAATGCATCTGCATGAGCCAGATAATTAATTCGATCGCTTAGAGGAAAATTACCAGATCTATCGATAATTCCTTCAGGCGCCGCATTGCCCATATAAGTTCCAGTTTCTTTGGAAATAAGGACTACTTCGTATCCTTCAGATTTCAAATAGTCTACTACAGTTTGCCATCCATGTGGATGATTCCAATATTTAGCTTGTGCGGTTGCATGGATTCCAATGCAAATATATTTTCCTTCAATTGGTCTTCCAGTTTGGGGCTTGACTAATCTTGGTTTGTACGTCTTTAAATCTAATCCTAAAATATCTGATGCAGCTTGTTGCATAGGAATATCTCTAAAATGGCACGGGTGCATTGAAGTATTATAAGTATCAGAATCTCTTTCATAGAACCATCCGATTTTATATCCTGCATAAATATTAGGTACTCCAACTCCTCTTTCTACAAACTGGATGCTAGGATATTCAGATCTGAAAAGATCATTTTTAAAAGTACTGACTATTAATTTGCAATTATGCTTCTTCTGGAATTCTTCTATTGGTGCAAACCAAGCGATAGTATCTCCTAAAGATTCAGATTCTAAAGAAATAAATACTCTCTTTTCATTTAGATCGAAATGATGTTCGAATATTACTTTGTCTTTACTTAAGTCAGTGACTTTTACCAACCAATCTACATAGTATTCTCTGCTACATCCTACCCAACAGTTATTTTCGATATTATGTGTATAAACAGCTTTGTTCTCTTTTTTATCGATAAATTCTACTCGATATTTTCCTTTCTTTACTCGAGTAGTTAGTTCTAACCAAGGGCCTTTAACAAAATGAAATGAAATAATCTCTGAATCTTCTATTAGGGATTCTGATTCAAATTCTTCAGATGTTTTTAGTCTTCCGGGATTATCTAGAGAAACTATCAACCGATTCTTTGTCTTCAGATCCTCTACTCTGATTTCTTCGGGTATGCTTGCTTCTCTTTCTAACTTAACAAATTTCTGAGTGCTAAAATCCAAGTCTAAATATTTGTCACCTTGTAAAATTCTAAAACTCGATTCAGATCCAGGCTTTCCGCTTAGATAAAGGAAAAGATCTCCAGATTGATTGATACAGGGAAGAACTATTGAACCTGACAAAGAAGTAACTTCAAAAGAAGAAAGAAGATCAAATTTACTATGACCTTGTACTTCAGATGTTTGCAAAATTGATCGAGTATAAGGTGAAGAATTTACCAGTTTTGTAATAACATTTTCTATAGAAGAGCTTTCTGGAGAATAATTTACATATTCTTCTGGTGTGTTAATCTTAAATAGAAGATTCATGAATTTTTGAACATCTACCGAAAAAAGACCGGTGTTTATGAGATTGTCTTTCCAATGAGTACCCACAAAAAAGTCACTACTCTCTTCGACTTGTTCTTCTAGAGTCTTTAGAGTCTTTTCATCAAAAAGAAGATAATCATAATTCACAAAATATATTCTCTCGAATCCTTCAACAAACGCAAATCTTAGTGCTCTTTTTAGAAGATCATAAACTGCATATCCATAGTCATTTCTTTGTGTATGAGTTAATTCGAAGGCCTCTCCTTTAAGCAAAAGCCGAGGAAAGGGTTTCCTATTACCCCACTCTTCAAGAGTAAAGACAGGATTCTCTTTAACTACCAGGGTATAATTTGAATCTACATTGGTAGGGATATGACTCATTACTAGAGTTTTATATCCTTGACGTTTGATCTCATGATTACATATTTTTAGATATGCTTCTCTCTCCTCGTTATCGGGGTGCGATAGAATAACTACAAGATCTTTAGTCCCGGACTTTCCAGTTGCGTCTTCTTGATTCATTAAGAGCTTCAAGTATTCGAAGCCGGTTTTTGCAACTCTTGACCATGAAAATTCTTCTCTGATACGAAGTACTTGTTCCATCGCTTCAGCTTTCTTTTCATTCCAATTCTCGTAAGTTTCTCTTAATGCTCTCTTTAGATCATCATAGTCTGGCTCACAATAGTCACCTGGTAAGTATCCTTGAAACCAAGACTTACCAGTACCTAGTTCAGCTTTACGCATTTCTGTGTACTGAACTGGAGTTCCGATACCTTCTGCAAATTCTAGCTGAGCTCCGTAATTTGAATAGATGACTGGTGTTCCAGCTGCAATTGCTTCTGCTAATGGAATATTCCAACCTTCACTTCGAGCACATGTTACAAGAACATGTCCTGTCTTTACAAAATTTGCATAATCAGATCTAGAAGGAAAGTGTTTTATCTTTATCCTATCGTCCTGTAAGCCATGAAATTCTAATCTCTCTTCGGTAGAATTCATTCCATCAATAGAGAACAAGTTATCAGCACTTAAAATAAAGTCTACCTCTTCTTCGGGTTTGAATTCTTCTAGAAAAGACTTGAGAATTTCAGGTACCGCTTTTCTATAATCCCATCTACCGAAGAAAAGAAACTTAAATCTATTATCAGAATAATCTGGTAGAATTTCAGTAACTGTACTATTATGAAACTCCTCATCAATTCCTTCTGGGACTACAAATATTCGGTGTAGGGGATATCCCTGTTCTAGCAACATTTCTCTGTGCCATTTTGTAGGAACAAAGATGTGAGTAAAATTATTCTGAATTGCTCTGTAGAAATTGTCTTCTAAGCGAGTTGTCTCCCATACAAGATATGCAATTCTGATCTTTACTCTGGGATCGGGCTTTTCATAATAGTAATAGTGATTAGTGTCCATCAACACAATATCAATATCTGGTACAAATTCGCTCTCTCCTCTAAAATCTTTAAAGCTTAGATGAGACCAGGCTTCTACGTGCTGCATTGGAAAATCTTCAAAACTTCCTCCACCCCCTTCTTCCAATTCGTGTATACCTGAAGTATTTAAACTGATAGTTTCTAGAATTTGATAATCTCTATCGACGAGGTGACTTTCGGGTTTATCATCCCACGTGTAATTTCGAACTCGTAAATCTGTGTGGTATGAAAGATTTCTAAAAAATCCTCTAGCATGTGCGGCAAATCCAGTTTTGCCAATATAACATGTATGTGCTCTTATTTTTATTTCCATTTATCGTATCTTAATTTCGAGATCCAATCGTGAACTTCTGTACACAATTCATATTCTTCCATTTCTTCGATAGCTGGAAGATTTGTTTCGAGAGTATCTAAATAATTTTCTTTAGTGCAATAAATATCAAGGCCATCTGGTTCGATAGTGGCCAAAGTTACTTTATCGACTTTGCTTCTTAAAGCTTCGCATATTTTCTTACACACGTTAATGTGCATATCATCTGAGTAGCGATGAACAAGTTCCTCTACGCTCTCATCATCCCTTCTTTGAAGAATCATTGTACTGATCGTAATCGAGTTTTTGGTAAATTGGTTCTTTCTTCGGGCTTTCAATCTTTCCGTGTAAGATATCAAGCAAATAATCTATTCCTTCGTCCATGTCATTTCCACGGTAAGAAAAGATCATTTTTGTCTGATCAGCTTTACCTCGATTAGATGCTTCAAAACATGAAGTATGGATTCCATATCTTCTATGATCTGCAATCGTAATTCGAAAGTGTCTATTTTTCCATTTGATATGGACTGCGGAGGCTTTAGTATCTGAGGGTAGATCTCTGATAAAGGTTGGATTCACAAATTCATCTTCCATAAGTATTATATAAGAAAGGGAAGAAGAGTTTAAGATCTTACTCCAAGTTTAGTTCTAATAGACTGAAGAGAAGATTTTATGATTTGATTAACTCGAGTACGAGTTAAACCATATCTTTCTGAAATAAGATCTTTGGATAGTTCGTATTCTCTATCAATTCCATAATATGCAAGAACAATTTCTCTATCTCTTTCATTTATACAATCAATACACTTTTTAACGAAGAATTTTGCATATTCGAGATTTTCTCCTTTTGTGTATTCGCATTCAGCTGGAAAGAAGTTTTCATTTGACCTATCATCGTCTTCGCTAACATTGGTATCAAGACTGATTGATTTTTCAATTTCCACCTTTCCTAATATTTTCCTCATGTCATTGATAACATTCATCGGAAGTCTAACTTGTCTTCCTTTTTGAGATATTGCGAAAAGAATAGCTTGTCTTATCCACCATGAAGCATAGGTAGAAAATCTGTTTCCTTTGTCTCCATCGTAACGAGTTGCAGCTTCGATTAAACCTAGATTTCCTTCTGCTACGATGTCTTCAAAATCCAAACCTGCATTTTGATATGATTGAGCTATCTTAAGAACTAATCTAAGATTGTGCTTAATCAAAATTTCTAGAGAAGCTTTATCGCCCTTTTTAATTTCTCTAGATAAGATTACTTCTTCTTCATAAGAAAGTAATCTAATTTTCCTGATTTCTTTGTAATAATTTTCCATTGTATTTTAGGTAAGTTAAATATTAATTCAAAAATAATAAAAGTTTTAGAAAAGTAAATAGGTAATATTAACATGTTTTAAACATTTTTATTTAATGTATAAAAATTAATACATTTGAGCTTCTGAGACAAAAAAGGAGCCTCTTTTGAGGCTCCTGTGCATGAAAAGCTAGATCAGGGGAAGATACTTACAGCTATAACATGCAATATTTCTTCGTTATTTGACTACGTTTGCCATCAAAGTAGCCTTAACACCCGTTTCTTTATGTATAACATAAGCATGAAGAGCTCTAGTTGAACCTTCATACCCATGATTATGATGCCATCTATCGCTGCCAGATAGGCTTGGCATTTGGAATACTCTAACTCCATTATAATCTTTTACTACTTCATGATGTAAATGTCCGGTAAAGAAGACTTTGTTCGAACACTTAGACCATTCTTCCGGAGCCTCATTTGCCATCAACATTGGTAAATCTGAATGTTTTGCCCCATCACCGTGAGTGAATCCCATTAAAGTTTTTCCGTAGGTAAAATACTGTCTAAAACGATGAGACTCTAAAACATTAACATCGTCTGCATTCCGATAGTATGCACCCAAGAATTGTAAAAGAGCATGTGATAATTTAAAGTCGTGGTTTCCTGCAGCTAATACAATTTCCACGTTAGCCACCTGTCTCATGATATCGATAAATTCTACCATCAACTGGTTTCCTTCTACCATTATCTGAACATAAGTTCCATCACAGTCTTGAGGAGTACCTTTTGTGGTAGTTCCACCCAGAGTATCAATATGAAAAAAGTCAGAGCCTACTGGAATAATAACCTTTTCTACACTATACTTGATAATATCTGGAATCAGGCTTCTTGTCTTTTCGAGTAAAAGCTCTTTAGCAATCTGGCGATTATATTGCTCCATTACTTCACCTGACCATGAATATTTTCCATAGTGTAGATCGTAGGGAGAAATAACTACTGCATGAGGTTCACCTTCTGGAAGCTTTAGCTTTTCAACTTTGTAGCTTAAAAGATAGTCTTTCATTTTTTCTATGAAAGGATTCACCTTTAATCCCTGAAAAGCCCACCAATTAGAAGCTGCATCTTGAAGCATTTTTTCTTCTTTTCGAGTGTACTTTTGAAAATAGGAAAATTTTCTCTTCTGTAGAAGATCGTTAACCATTTCGTCCAAGTCTTTGTTCATCAATTCTTCCTCGGTAACTGGCTCTGAATCGTGAGTCCAGCCGAAAGTGGTTTTTATATGAACAAAAATATTTCTGGGTATTTCAAAGTTCCTACAGATTTCATTGATTGTTTCTGGCGATCCATCCATGTTTGAATATCTCGCTTTCATATCTCTAACAATCGTACCAGTAAATCTGTAAGGCTTATTTTTGATATGTACTATGTAGAGATCTTTAATCTCATCATAATAATAACTTTGTTCATGTTGGTATCTATCTGCGAAAGTGCTTTCTTCTTTTTCAAGCTCTTCAGAAATCTCCTGAAACGGAGCTGATTCAACAGCTTTGTTGATAAATGTAGAAATCGCTCTTCTGAATGAATCCATGTTAGAAATCTCTAGCGAGAAATCTTCGATAAGCTTTCGCGAGATTTGCGAGTAATTAAGTCCCTGAGAATAGAATTCCAGAATTTCTTCTGAATATTTTCTAATAATATCCTGCATCTAATATTATTTATTTTTATATAAAAGTTTCTTAAAAAGTTTAAGAATCAAAGAAAATGGATAAGTAATTGCTCTAGATAAAAGAGCATTTGAAACTTCTCTTTTGTAGTTTTTTATTTGTCTGTTGTACTCAATTGGAGATATTTTTCTTTCAGAAAATTCCTTTAGAGTTTCTAAATTGTGATTATCAACTTCTTTAACTATTTTTTCTGCTATTTCGTTTCTCTCGCTCTTCATTACCCGGAAAAAGTAAAATATTACAAGAGAGAGATATGCCAATATAAAGATCATCATTTAAGTTGAACGTAGTAGTTTATCATCTCTGACATATCAGTAACTCCTCGCTTTCTAACAACTCTAGAAGCGCAATCATTTGCAAATTTAATAGACTTCTTGATGTCAACTGTTTTTGTATAAGCCGCAACCAGGGCAGAAATAAAGGTATCTCCGGCTCCTGCTACATCTCTAACTTCAGCAGGTTTAGTAGGAAAGATTCTGTCATTCCAAGAAGCCCCCTCAGATCCCAGCGTAACAATCATTCTATTTTTAATTTCTTTTAGAATATCTATATTATGGGCAGAATTTAGAGATTCAGATTTATTAACTTTAACCCAAGATGCGAACTTAATCCATTCACCAAACGGTTTCTTTGTGTCAATAAAACTGCATTTAGCCATTCTGAGAATATAATCTATTGCTTCTTCGTGCAAGAATCCTTTGTTATAATCAGATACTATCACAGCATCATATTTTTCGATTTCTGCATTGCTCAAATCATTCATCGAAACTTCTTCTGCTCTATCATTCTGATCAACACGCAAAAGAATATAGTTTGAATTTTTTTCAACGTACCGAGTCTTCGTGATTTGATTTTTATTTGAGATAAAATCTACACTAAAAACTCCCAGACTTTCGAGATTTTCTACCACATTTCCAGCCATTCCTCTATTAGAGGAAGTGTGAGTAGGAGTAAAAACTGGAGTAGGAGCTTCGGGATTTAGTCTTTTACACTCTCCATACACAAATTCATCGGTGCATGAATCACCGATCACTAAAATACGCTTTTTCACGAGATCTTTTCTGTAATCTTTTTCTTTAATTCTTCAAAAACATTAGAGAATTTTAACTCTCTGGAGAATATTTCAGTAAGCCCGGGATCAGCATCTAGAAACAGCATAATGTCTTCTTCAAGAGAAGAATCTGTAGAAAAGATGGTAGAATTTATAAACTGTTTTGATTTGACTTCAAGCCAAATTTCAAAATATGAAGATTCCATATCTATTTTATGGAAAATATAAGAAATGTTTAATAAGTGTAGTGTGTGTATCTGTATTAGTTTCCTACCACCCAGCATTCCCCATCTCCTGTGTAGTTATCTAGAAGGTACTTTTCTGCTGTCTCTCGATCTGGGTGGTGGATATTGTTAGTCTAATCTTTTTAATACATCGCTGATGCGTAAAAACATTTCAATCGCAACTGGTGCTGATAGTAGTGCGATTAGAAAGTTGTTTACATATGAGTATACAGTTATCACACTACCTATTGTGATGTCTTTTGTTGTGGTTATTAGAAGTATAATCGATAAAATTAAAAAGACATACTTGATGCCGTTTATAAGAAACCAATTTTTACCCTGGATTGTTGATTGGCAGATTTCAATCTTTCTTCTCCTGTTAAAGAAAGATTCGGAACTTGCATATCCACATTCAATTGATTTTGCTTGAGTTTCGTAGTGATTATTTGCTATAACAATCCCTTGCTTTATTTTTTTATAAAGTATAAATACTGAACTTACGATAAAAATAATTGAGACGCTAACGAGCACACCAACTTGCCAATTCTCGGAAAAGATAAAAATAAAGGAGCCAATTATAGTTACAATTGTTGCGATATAATAATGCACATAACCTTCTAAGACATTAACAATTTCATGCGCCATACCTGTTCTGGCTATCTTAGTTGAGACATCAACGTCATCCTTTTTAAGAAATTTTAACGCTATGTCATTATAAATGGTGGTGTAGACTTTTGTGTCATAAACCATTCGCTTGTAATTGAAGAAGTTCGATAAAAAATATGAAATACCTAAAAGCACAATCCAATACCAATTACCAGCAATCAATCCATCTATACTCTTCCCCAATAAGAAAGGTGTTGATAAAATGGAAAGTTCTGTAAGTAACATAAACAAGTATATCCATGTTAATTGGGTTTTGTATTGCTTAAATATCCCAATGAGTTTATTCATAATTTAATTTGATAAAGGTGCTTTGATTGCCGGGTGGGATTGGTAGTTTGCGAGTTGAATATCGGCTTCTAATAAACATTTACAAAAGTTACTATCCCGAAATCCATTAAATACTGCAATAGCATCCAATGGGCCTTCTCCGCATTCTCCGCCTTCATAAGGCCAGAACTCAGTATTAATGTTCAGTGTTGGTAATGGAAAAGGTTCTCTTGTATATTTAGGCGTACTATCTTTAGCAATTTCTTCTACTATATAAAGATTCTCCATCTCTACGTCGGTGTTCTTTATAACCCATTGAACTTGTTCTTCCCATGTCATCTCTCTACGAATTTGCTCTTTAGCCTGCTCAACATGGTTTGAATATAGGTGTACGTCTCCGAGATTACCAATCAATTCATCAGGAACCATATTTACTACTTTGGCAATAATTTCAAGTAATAAACCATAAGAAGCAATGTTGAATGGTAATCCTAAGAATGTATCTACTGAACGTTGATTCCACATTAAAGAGATTGCTCTGGTTGGGATATTTGCTTCCTCTAATTGTCGTTTACCTTCTTTTATTTCATCTTCTGTCCAATTTGTTGATGGAGGCAGAGTATATTGTGTATCTTTTAAAACCAAGGCTCTACGTTCTTCCAAACTCAACTCTCTTGTATAAACTTGAAATCCATAATGACAAGGTGGAAGAACCATTTGGTCTAATTCACCTACATTCCAAGCAGAAACCATTAGTCTCCTTGAGTCTGGATTTGTTTTAAGGTCTTGGATTAGGTTTTGGATTTGGTCTATTTGGGTTTCACTAACTTTTGTATTCCAATCATATCCATCTTCTCCTCTCCATTTTCTCCACTGCTTACCATATACCGGACCTAACTCACCCCACTTCTTAGCAAATTCATCATCTGTTTTAATTTTGTTGATGAATTCTTCTTGTGTGAATGGTTCAGTCAATGTTCTATTTTTCTTAGAATTTTCTAATAATTTGGTTTTACCAACATATTCACCTTTATTATATCTTTTAATATACGCTTTATAACAATCTCCATCCCAAATATGACAATCGTTATCAACAAGAAATTTGATGTTTGTATCTCCACGAAGAAACCAGAGTAACTCAGTCACCATCGTCTTCCAAGCCATCTTTTTGGTTGTTAATAACGGGAAGCCTTCAGACATCTTATGTCTTATCTGTCTACCGAAAACAGAAATCGTACCTGTTCCGGTACGATCTGATTTTTTAATTCCGCTATCAAGAATGTCTTGAAGGAGTGCTTGATATTGTTTATCTAAGTTATTCATTTAAAATTTTGTATAGTTCTGAGTGTTATGAATGTGGTCTTGCCAAAGAGCTGCATGCTGTTCTGAAATTTCGTGCTCAGGTCTAGTATTTGTAAAGTAGTACAGAGCTAAAGAGTAACGAGAAACCTCTTCGGGGCACTGTAATGGTTGTGGGTGACCGTGAAATGCATCATCCGTAATGTTAAAAATAACTGCCCGGTTAAAAACTGGTTCAATACTGTGAGTGTTCTTAGACATGTCTTTTTCCCAAAGTTCTAAATTTCCTCCCCATGTTAAATCCCAATCTTTATTCAAATATACAAGTAGGTTGATTCTACGGTGTAGTTTAGTTACAGGATGTATATTGTAATCTGCGTGAACCGCAAGGCGACCTCCAGTATTGATTTTATGCATTCCTCCCCCAGCAAAAGTATTATCAGGTATAACATTTTCAATTCCTGTTAGATTTTCTAAGAAAGTTGTAACTTCTTTAGAATTTAAGTAGTTTAAAGCTTTCCAAGCTGTCGGTGCACCTTCTTGTATGTCGTATAGGTTCTCTTCACACCAGGGACTAAAAAATTTATTAACTTGGTGTTTTGCAGAATACTCCGACGCATCGTATCCCCAGTGTTCGAATCTTTGTATTTCTTGTGCAATTTGATTTGCAGTATCTTCTTGTAAAAAATTATCAATGATAATACAAGGGAAAGGATAGGCAGTCCGGTAACTAGTCTTAAAGGAGTGTGCGAGTTGAAGATTAATCATATTTATCTATTTTTTAATCCAAAGTTTACTTTTATCTATAGGTTCTGGAGTCCATCCTAGCATTCTAAGTTCTTTTCTGAATAGTTCTAACCAATAGATATCGGCAGGTCTTAATCTACCACCGCTTTCTGGTAAATAGTCAGATACTCTCGTTTTTAATTCCATAAGTTTAGCTTTCAAAAGGTCTCTTCTAAAATCTTCAGAGCCCATCATTGAATCTTCTAAATTTCCGCTATGGGAATATTTGCTGTAAGAATCTACTTTTTCTTTAGCGTGGAAACGAAGGGTATAATTCGGATCATCTAATCCTGCAAGATTTCTTTGTATTCTCAAAGCTTTAATATGAACCTTACACACAGGTCTCTTAATATATTTGTGATAAACTTGATAGGGTGTGATGTTGTGAATTTGAGCAAGATTTGTGATCATTTTAAAAAGAATCCAGCATAAGCCTCCTACCGAAGCATACATAATTATAAGTAGAAATATCGTCATGTACTATTTTAATCAAAAAAAATGAAAAGAAAAAATTAAGAAGCCTTTTTTGCTCTAGTTTTTTTCAATATGGGAACTTCTCCTAAGATTTCATCAACTATTCCATATTTCAGAGCTTCTTTGGGAGTAATGTACCACTCACTCTTGGAATGTTTATGCTTTAACAAATCTTCATCTTTCAACTTTGTCTTTTTAAGCAGAACAGAGTCAAATATTTTTTCGAGTCTTTCGATTTCTTGTATGTCTTTTTTCAAACCTTCCAGTTTGTCATAAGATAATGAGCTGATCTGATGATACATTGCAGTGGAATATGCATGTATTCTTCTGAAGTCACCAGAGGCTAAAATTAAAAGACCCATACTCATAGCTGAACCTATACAAGTAACTACTACCGGAGTACGAGAAATATCCATAGCTCCAATTAAACCTAAACCATCATACACACTTCCTCCGTATGTATTTAAAATCAAGTGAATAGGTTGTCTTTCATATTCTGTAAAAAGAGCTTCTGCCTGCTCATCTTCCATGTTTAGCTCATAGATAGATCTTATGATTTCTCTAACTGAATCTTGAGTAACATCTTCCCCAAGAACGAGTACTCTATTTTTCTTTTTTTGATCTTGTATCAATTCCATCAAATTTTTCGTATGATATATTTCCGACTAGCTGATATGCTTCTAATAAATTCTCCTGAGCGATTTCTATTAAATCTTTAACTTTAGGTTCAAGTTTTCCTACAGGGTGCTGGTGTAAATGATCGTCAATAATAGAAGTAATCATGTGGATGCGATCTAACATCTCATGATAGTGAAACTCGTCTAATTCGGGTTTCATTTTTCTAGCTTCTTAACGAGTACTGCTGAAAATGGAATTGAAATAATACTAGAAAGAACGAGAGGAACTGTCACGCTCTCGATGATATCCCACCATAGAGAAAAAGACTTCTCATGAGCTGAATATAACATAAATAGAGATAAAAATAAAAGTTGAATCAGTGCGAATACCCCGATAAAAAGTAGAGTCTGCCCTCCACCGCTTTGTTTCTCGTTCATAAATATTATAGTTAGAAACTCAGATAAGTTTTCTTAAAGCTTATATTCGGTATAAGATTTTTTTGTAGGCTTAATATTCGGGAAATAAAACTTTTCAGTTTTATTTCCGGTTATAATCGTTTTTGTAAATCCGTCTGGGATTGTTGCGCCTGTGGGTAATACTTTTGAATTTGAACTATAATGAACATCAATTATCACTTTTACAGTTCCGGCTTTAGCAAGAGTTCTTTCGTAGGTTTCTAAAAATCTCCAAACACCACGGTTTAAATTTTCTTGTTGGAGTGCGCAATTCAGATATGTAAAAGTATTTTTTAGTTTGTCTTTATCACATGCAAAATCTGCAGCAGGTGCCATGTGGCCTTTGTCATATTCATTATTTGCGTAATCTGCATTGTCAGATGTTTTGATACTGTCACAATTAAAAAAATCTAACCCTTCTCTTGAAAATTTAGATTCTGTACATTGCACCGTATATTCAACTTTCTTTGGCTGTTCAAGAACTTCTGAATATACAATCGTAAACATATTAGTCTTTACAATAACGTTGTCTCTAAGTTTTGGAGGGGTTGCACTTGAAAATAAAAGGAGTGCGAGTAATATGAATGTTAGTTTTTTCATTTTGGAATTTATTTTATATATCTCACCAACAACTAGTCCCACCAGTATTCTATTCTTTCATGTAAAATTCTAAACAGTAAGTTTTTCGCTTTCCTATGTCTCACAATACCAATCGCTAACCCTAGACCCTGATTGCTAGATCTGTAATTTTCTAAAGTAAAGTCTTTCATCACAACTCTTTTAGCGTGCGGATATTTTGCAATAAAGATTTCTAATTCATCCCTTGTAGTTTCAGATTTCCATTCTGTTAAATCGCTATTTTCAATCTTTTCAAATCTGCTTTCAAATTCATAATAGTCGAAATATTCACCTTGATAGTATTCTTCTTGGATACGTTCAATCAGTTTAACGCAGATTCGCATATAGAATACTTCTCTTTCCCATCCTACAAATCTTTGATTTTTTTCGAAATAGTCTGCAGTGTTTTTAATCTTGAACTTTAGTGGTTCAAATATAAAGTGATTATCACAATCACGGTCTTTCCAGACAATAGGAAACCATCTCCAAAGATTTTTAAATCCTTTTGCAATATCGCGGTGAAGATATTTACCTTCCCACTTAAACCATCTGTAGATTTTCCAATACAAGTTGATCATTTTTTAAAAGTAACTATGATTTCTTCGTTCTTTTCATCAATTTTAAGAGTCTTTCCTTTTTCTGGATTCTCTTTCAGAATAACTTCTGAGAGCTTATCTTCTACTATTTTTTGTAGAGTTCTTCCCAGGATACGGGCTCCGAATTTTTCGTTTGTTCCTCTTTCAACAATAAGATCTTTTGCTTTATCTGTAAGTTGAATCTTATATCCAATCTCTTCAACTCTAGACTTTAAATCTACAAGATGAATTTCAAGAATTTTTCTCATATCTTCTTTTGTAAGAGTATTGAAATAGATAACTTCATCTAATCGATTAATAAATTCAGGAGAAAAGAATTTTTCAATTGCTTTATCCATAATCTCTTTTTTCTTTGTATCGTCAGGTTGTGAAGATGATCCGAAGCCAAGATTTTTTGATTCTGAAGCCATTCGAGCTCCAAGATTTGAAGTCATAATGATCAGAGTGTTTCTAAAGTTAATCTTTCTATTATGATTATCTGTCAAGAAACCTTCATCTAGAACTTGAAGAAGAATATTAAAGATATCAGGGTGTGCTTTTTCAATCTCATCAAAAAGAATTACTGAGTATGGCTTTTTTCTTACTTTTTCGGTAAGCACTCCAGCTTCATCATATCCAACATAGCCCGGAGGAGCTCCAATAAGTTTAGAGATGGAGTGCTTTTCCATATATTCACTCATATCAACTCTGATCAGCGAATCATCCCCGTGAAACATATATCGAGCAACGGCTTTTGCTAACTCTGTTTTTCCGACTCCAGTACTTCCAGTAAAAATAAAATTTCCAATTGGTCGACTATTCTTACCCAGGCCTATTTTATTTCTTTGAATCGTAACTGCTATTTTTTCTACTGCTTCATCTTGCCCTATCACTCGCGATTTCAGAAATTCTGTAAGACCTAGTAGTCTTCTTGCTTCATCTTCACCCATTTCATTTACCGGAATTCCTGTCATATGCGAAATGACTTCATAGATATCTCTTTCAGTTACTGGGGTTTTATTTTTTCGAGTCCTGTCTTTCCATGCTGCTTTTTGATCTTCGATCGCATGCTTTAGATTTTTAACTTCATCTCTGAGCTGAGCAGCTTTTTCATATTGCTGTCTCTGGACACTCTCCATTTTTTTAGACTCTACGATTTTTAAATCTGTTTCCATTTCCAAAATTTCAGCTGGGAGATTGTTCTTCTTTAGATAAACTCTAGATCCTACTTCATCAATAATATCAATAGCTTTATCGGGTAATTGTCTATCTGTGATGTATCTTTCGCTTAAAATTACGCTCTTCTCAATAATTACATCAGAATATGTTACAAAGTGATGATCTTCATATTTGTTTCTAATATTCTTGATAATTTCAATGGTCTCTGAAACTGATGGAGCTTCTACTACTACCTTTTGAAATCTTCTTTCGAGTGCAGAATCACTTTCAATTGATTTTCTATATTCATCGAAAGTAGTTGCTCCGATACACTGAATTTCACCTCTAGCCAGAGCAGGTTTTAAAATATTCGCTGCATCTAGAGATCCAGAAGAATTTCCCGCTCCTACCATTGTATGAATCTCATCCAAGAAAATAATGATATGCGGATTCTGTAAAAGCTCTTCAACTACAGCTTTAATCCGTTCTTCAAACTGACCTCTATATTTCGTGCCAGCCACCATCGAAGTCATATCTAACATATAGATCTGCTTTTCTTGAAGACTTAATGGAACATTTCCTTCAACAATTCTATTTGCCAAACCCTCAACGATTGCAGTTTTTCCGGTACCTGATTCTCCAATCAGAACTGGGTTGTTCTTTTTTCTCCTTCCTAGAATTTGGGTAATTCTTTCTATTTCTCTTTCTCTCCCTATAATGGGGTCGAGCTTACCTTCTTTCGCAAGCTTAGTTAAATCTCTCCCGAAGGAATTAAGAACTGGTGTTTTAGTTCTTTCCTTCTTCCTTTCTCTTGGCTGATCCTCAGAATCATCGTATACGTCTCCAAAACTCATATAGATTATATGAAGACGTGTGATTTAGTTTCAGGAGAAAAGCTTTTTATCGCCTAGAATAGAATCAAGATCTCTGGCGACTTTAGCAATATTAGAATCAGTTTGATATTGAACAGCTACCATCGGATAGCAGATGTAGACGTTTAAATCTGTTCTACTTATAAATCTATCAATGTCTGCTGGCTTTATGCCATTCTCTGGTTGATGTTCTAACATCTTCTGAAATGCTGTATTTCTCCATAAGGCCATGTGTAAACCTGAAAAGTCCCTACATTTAGCTAGAGAATCATTTATAATTTGAGGTTTGTCCCAGATATAAATCCCACCTAAGAATATGTCCCAGTCGTCAGGGAGAGTCTGATAAACTTCTTCGAATCTTTTTCTACTTTGGGGTGAAGTAAATTTTACATCATCCTCGAAAGTCAATATCATGTCCTCTCCGGTACGCAAAGATTCCATAAATAGATTCCTAAATCCTTTAGATAAAGCTCTACAGCCATCTTCAGGGTCCTTCAGAGCATTAAAGATATTGCATTCTGGATATTGGACGAATAGATCTTTTTTCATCAGTTCGTACCTATCTTTTCTCTCTTCGAGATGAATTACATATTTCTTACAGTTCATCTGATGTTATTTCATGAATACACTCTTCTATTTTGAATTCGTATTCTTCCATAGGCGAATTTCTACTATCGATTATATAATCCCCAAGCATAAAATTTATGTTATTTACACCATCTGTAGATCCAGCAGTATATGGATTAACCATATTAATTTTAAATTCTTTGTAAAATTCTGCGGGTTCGTATTCACCGCCTATATTTATAGAGTTAGCTCCTGCTATTACAGCTTCTACTGCAATAGAAGAATTTGAATTAGTGATAGCATTATTACATTTGAAAAGAAGATCGAAAGAACTTGATTCAGTGTCTAATAAATTCATTTTTATTCCAGCCCTTTTAAGTTTTTCTATAAGAACATACGAACCTGAATATGCAGGAAATTTAATCGGAATGTTATTATCAAAAATGTACTTGTAATCTTTATAAAAACTGCTGTAGTCTCTATCTTTATAAATGTAGATCAAAGATGGAAAAAATATAGTTTCATATTTAACCTCGACTTCAGACTTATAATATTTTGGATATCCTATTGGAATTTTTTTGTTTGGTAGATCCTTAAAAAAATAATCCCATTTCATGGTAGGTAGTAATAAGTTCCAATCTTGCATTTCAATTTCGGACCTCGTATGTATACCTAAATCATGTAGACTATAGTATTTTTTAATAGGATTTAGTATTGAAATAATTCTATCAATCGTAAATCCGGTAGAAAAATGATCAGTTGTTATCAGAACTACCCGTTCGCCTATAAGTGAATTTATCTTATCGCTTATATCTTCATCATCGTCTATAAGTTTAAAGCATTTGAATTCCCTGTTCATTTTTTGATACAAATTATCAAACACATCAGTGGATGAACTTCCATCTTTGAAGAGATAAATTTTTTCTTTCATTTTAAATATTGGAATTGAAATCTTTGTAGGTTGGAAGTAAAAAATGGATCTTTCTTCTCAAATTCTTGCATATATTTATCGCTAAGAATAGTTTGAAAAACTGTTATTCCTTCATTTCTCAAATAATCTACATAATACGGATTATCATCGAAATATACTTCTATTTTTTTATCTTTTACTGCATTTAATTTATGTTCTCTCATTCTGAGAAAATGATTGTGATCCATATTTTCTTTTGAATATTCAAATCCATAGATTATTTCATCATAAAGATCACATAATCCCATTATTTCTAATTCTTTTTCAATTTCTAATCTATTTTTTTCTGGAGTTCCAGTTACTATATAGATCTTTCCTGATTTCCAAGAAGAAAAAAGATTCCTAAAAAAATCTGGATTGTACGAAATTGTGTCATGAAAGTCTGCTCCTATATTCATAAAATCTTTTCCTTTATTATAGTAGAAGATATCCCAGGGTATCTAGGTATTTTAACCATTTCAATCTTATTTTCTTTACAGAGTGCGATAGCCCTTTGATGTTCTTCTAGATATCCGAATTCTTCTCCGACTGCAAAGATTGATATCTCTTGATCTTTAATATACTGAAAATAATCTAAGTTTCTATATACTAGTGCATAATCAACAAATTTAATATTTTCTATTACTTCTAATCTCCAATCTTCCTTTATAATTGGCTTACATTTAGTATTTATGCATATATCATCAGAACATACACCTACTACGAGATAATCTCCTAACTTTTTAGCCTCTCTTAGAACATTCAAATGCCCGATATGAAAAAGATCCCAAACTCCCGGAATATAAACTCTTTTCATCTTTTACAAATAAAAAAATATTGCTTGGTACCATACTTACTTTCTATCTTGTCCGGAAAAGATCTTCTATATTCAACATAGGGGTAATATTTTTTAAGAACTTCTAAATATTCTTCAACAGTTCGATACACCGAGGCAATGTGATCGGAAAGATCTTCTGAATATTTATTTATGGTTAGTCTTTCTGAATGCTCGCATGTTATTCTGGTTAAAAAAATATCAGACTTAATATTTCCTATTATCGAATCTAAAACAGCATCATCAAAAATACAGGGAAAGATATTCATAGATATAGTAACATCAGTGACTGGAAGACTTCGATCAATATTAAAATCTACCGTTTTTTTGATTATTTTAGAATCTCTTTCTCCCCAATTTCCACTCATTAAACCTTCTGCTATATCATAACAATAAAAATCTTTTATGTATGTAGTTTCTCTAAGGAGAATTACTGTTGATCCGTCACCGCACCCAATATCCAACAAAGTGTTGGTATCTTTTGGTATATTTTCCAGTAGAAAGTCTAATTCGTACTTTCTTCTTTCTTTGATAAACGGATAATTTGGATATTCTTTCTTACTTATCCAAAAGTTATTTGATATTTTAGACTCTTCCATAAAAATTCTTTAATTGATTAGTAGTCCAAATCTAAACTATCATTTGACAAATAACTTTTTATTAATGGACCAGAGTGTATGTGATAATCTAGTGGTATGTACAAGAGCTTCTTCACCGAAAAATCATTCTCTTTCCGGTTTTTCTCCTCTATTTTCTCCAGCTCGTTGAAAATGATATGCAAAAGAATTAACAACGGCGAATGTTGATCCAGCAGCTATACATCGATCTCTAAATTCTGAATCATTGGGGTGAGGAAATGGCTTGGTAAAATCAAATCCTCCCATTTTAATATACCACGATTTTTTCCAAACAGAAGGAGAGTACCAGCAAAAACCGTTTCGAATTGATGAGCGATTACTTGAATATTCTTCTACCCATTTTTCAAAGCTGCTCCTATCAAACGAGCTGGCAGTTCTTCCAAAATCTTTACATATGTTAGTGTCAGCTACTCCAATTGCTCCACATTCAACTAATTCTAGTCCTAACCAATCAGCATCGTCTTTATGCTTAATGATATTATCCATAAATTTTGGGGCATATATTATATCTGAATTATCCCATAAAATAAGATCATATTTAGCACGCCGCATCATCCAATCCCAGGATTCATAAACTAAATCGGGCCTGCCAGTATTTGATAACATTAATATTTCATACGGATAGGTGGAATTTTCTTCCAACATTTTTAATTTTAATTGAAGAACTGCATCATTTTCGGAGTTCATGGCGTGTGGAAAAACTATACTAATCATATCATTTCTTTTATTATTTTTATTAAATCGTATTTTTGGATCCAATTTGGATAATGATTTCTAAATTTTGTCATATCACTAATGTACCAAATGTGGTCTCCTTCTCTTGGCGTTTCGAGCAATTCATAGTCTACTCTTTTACCTGAAATTTCGTAAATTAATTCAATAGCTTCTAGTATTGAGCAATTTGAAAGATTTCCTCCACCTATATTATAAACCTCCCCAGGTTTAGGATTTTTGTAAAACTCATAAAAGGCAGAAACAACATCGCTAGAATGAATATTGTCTCTTACTTGCTTACCTTTATATCCGTTAATATAATATTTCTCCCCTGTCATTGCGCATTTTACTAAATAAGAGAGAAATCCGTGTGCCTTAACCCCCGAATGATTTTGGCCAGTTAAACACCCTCCTCTAAAAGTACCGGTTTTTAATCCAAAATATTTTCCGTATTCTTGAGTTATTAGATCGCCATAAGCTTTTGATACCCCGAATAGAGAATGTTTACATTGATCTATTGATAGATTTTCGTCTATACCACTAGTAAGAAATTCAAGATTAGTTGGATTAAATCTAGAATCAGACTCTGTATATTCCGTTATGTTATTTGGTAAATCTCCATAAACTTTATTAGTAGAAGTAAAAATAAAAACTGCATCAGGAAAGTAATTTCTAGTTATCTCCAACATATTTAACGTTCCTAATGCATTTGTATTAAAATCTTCAAATGGATTTGTTGCTGCCCAGTCATGAGAAGGTTGAGCAGCCGTATGAATAATCATCTTTAGATCTTTAATACCTAATAAATTATTTTCTAAGTCTTGATACGATGAAATATTAATTGAAAGATGCTGATAATTTTCAAGGTCTTTTAATTGAGAAAGCATTCCGTTTGTACTTGCTTCTTTTCCAAAAAATTTAGATCTTGAATCATCGTCTATTCCTATTATCTTAAATCCGTGGCTGTGAAAGAATTTAACAGCTTCACTTCCGATTAATCCACAGGATCCGGTTATAATTACAGTTTCCATTTAAAAATTTTACTTTTTTTGTATAGCTATGATATTTCTATGAAAATGTATAACAAAAGGATATTCACTAGTAGTGTCGGACTCAGTCCACGATCCTATTAAATAATTGAATAATTCATTGAACAATAGTAATCTATGATCTGGGTGTAAAGCAGACCAATCTTCTATCACATAAACACCATTATTTTTTATAAAAGGCCATAAATGCTTGAAATTAGGAATTATAGTGTCGATTGTATGAGCGCCATCATCTATTAACATATCAATAGAATTTTCTAGAGAATCTTCTATTATTTTCTCTAACTCAATAACCTTACCACTATCACAATTATAAACAGATATTCCTCTCTCTTTCATATAATCTTTTGCGCATTCCGATAGTTGTTCAATATTAATATCAATTCCAACAATCTTAGTATTAAACTCGAATGAGTTTAAGATTAAATCCCAAAGCACCATGCTACCGCCGTTTTTAGTTCCAATCTCAAATAAAGAAGTAGGTACCCCATATAGGTCTAGTAGCCACTCATACGCACCAAGGGTAGCTTTGTTTTTATGATGAATTATTTCGGATTCTATTCCTAATTCAAAGGGGCTAATTCCATACTTTCCTAGATTAAAATACTCAAAACTTAAGTATTTTTTATTAAATGATCTACACATATTGCTTATTGTTTATATATTTTGTATTTTTATTATACCTATCCCGCTAGCTATTTCGGTATTAGAATCTATAAATTCAAAAAATTCATATTGATCCTTGATTTCATTCCAAAACTTGGAAACGCCTTCACAATCTCGCTGTCCTAATATATCATGAAATGCCATATATTTACAAAAACTCTTGTAATTCAAATAATCAGATTTAACTCCTGAATAAGAATGATCTCCGTCTATAAAATAAAGATCACAGGACTTTGCAATTTTAATAATTTCAGGATCTGTTGAATTTCCATGTACTATCGGTAGGTCAGCGTGAGAGTCTCGAGGTTCTAGCGTAATTCCAACTGCATCGAGGTTAAGTTCATCTCTCATAAATCTTAATAATTGGCCAGCAGCACAGCCTATTTCTGTATATGTTTGAATATTTTTTTCTAATATAAATTCACAAAGCTTTTCAAGTTCATATGCATTTTGTTCAAGTCCACCGCTCGTGTTTGTTCCCCCTAATGCCCAATGCAGCGAATATTTTTTTATTTTATCTTTCATGATTTAACTTATTATTTCTTTATTAAAATTTGGATGATTTTTTAAACATTCGGGCATTGTATTTTTGTCAAAGTGTATAGCTTCTCCCCAAACTGTACATGTTGGATGAATATCTTTATCTCCAGGTTGCCAAGCATAATAAGTATTATCTAACCAGCCTGGTTTTATTTCGTTTTTATGCCCGTGAATTTCAAATTTGTAATCCATTATTTTTTTAGATTGAGCATATCCGAAATGATAAATTTTTCCTCCAATAGTTTCTTCATCCCTGTTTTCAGCATTCACTTTAAAAAGTCTAGCCGGTAAAAATCCGTCATAACATGCCCAATTAAAAGATTTCCAAAAATTTATGAAGCCTGATACATTTCTTCTCCAAGATTTTCCGTTATATGTTTCTTCAATCGCCTTTGTCAATTCAGAAGGCTCCCATATTTCATCAGCATCAACTGCAAGTAATACATCATACCCACTAGTATATTCCCAAATTTGATCTCTGTGTGATCCTTCCTCGTGAGCCCTGACAATAACCCATTCGAGTTTATCTCCTGCAGCTTTCATTGCAACTTGTTTAATTTCTTCTTCGCTTTCGGGGCACGATACGCTAGTATGATGACCGTAACTTGGTTCAGAAGTGTACAGAATTACAATTTTATCAACATTATCAAATATAGATTGAATTGAAGCTTCTAAATACTCAGCTCCATAATGAATAGGGTAGTATGCTAGTGTTTTTATCATAATAATTGTTTTTTTATTTTTTCAAGTGCTAAATCCATTTTATTTTTGGCATGAAAGCCAAACACGTTATGGAGACCGTGTTCTCTGGTCATTTCATTTTCAACTGAGAAGCGAGTTGCAACTTCGACTGGGGCTATTTTCAAACCTTGATTTTCAAGTTCTTCTTTTTTTCCGCTAACAATAAAAGTGTCTTCGTTTTGTCCGGCCCAATCAGTAATTGTCGATGTCCACTCTAATAGTCTTTTGCTCCTAAGAGAGAATCCTCCGTTTCCTACTTGATGACCTTCTCTGGGCCATCCCATATATAGTGGCCAAGGAGAACCTATCCAATCATAGTTAAAAAATTCATCTTCCCATAATTCAGGATTAACAATAAATCCATCGTCTTGAAATACGAGACAAAAATCTGAATTTACAACTTCATTCAGTCTAAATATACAGAATTTTGAGTAACCATTAACATCCATCGGAGCTATTTGATTAAACTGCACATCAGGAATTTGAGGATCAAAAGTACCAAAGAATTTTACTTCGTGAAAGTCTACAACTGAAGTCATATATGACATAATCAGCTTGTATCTTTCCAATATATCTGAAGTCATTTCTCTGCCGTCAATACATACAGCTGTTACTCTTTTGAGATTTAATTTCATCTTCTAATTATTTGTTTAAAGAGAACATCATCAGCTGATTCTAATTTTTTAACTCTTTCTAAATTTTCTTTTAAAGCTTCTATTTTTGAATTATATAAATCTTCTGTGAGAGTATCGATCCCTTTAAAATCTTCCCAAAAAATTATTCCTTCTGGGTTAAAATCTTCAGTGACTGACCTTGTTCCCCAGTAGATTGGAATTGTTCCAGTTGCAAAACAATCTGTAATTTTTTCAGTGTAGTACTTTTCATATACTGCATTCTCAAAAACTACAGAAAAACGATAGTCTTGTAAAGCAGGTAATTTAGATCTCCACCAGTCTCCTGTCGGACCGACCCCTTCTCCGATTCTGGGTGATCCGTGAGCTCCACCAAAAAGATCCAGGTGGGGTTGTAGTTGAGCTGCAATTTCTAATCTAAATCTGTGGCCTGGTGTTCTATCCTTCGGAGAAGAGATCATCGAACATCTTTTAGACTTTTCAAAAATTTGCATTTCGTTTGGTTTCGTCCAAGACAAATTGGAACCCGGAGGCGCATAAATAAAAAAAGGATCAGACAGCAATTCTCTGTCACATGTAAATATTCCAGAAAAGAATCTTTTGTACAAACTGGTGTTTGATTTTACCTTTCCGTATATTTCATCACAAATGTCTCTAGATTCGCAAAGCCATCCATATTTTCCAGCATGTTTAGGAGTATGAAGACCCTTTTCAATATCTCCATCTATGTAAATGTGATATGCCGAATCTCCGTGAGTCCATCTGAATCCCTTTGGGGATAAGTTTGAACATGAAGAATATTCTGCAGGAAACGGAAGACCTATACCTTTAATTTCCATAATGCTTGTCCCAATCTTTTTCTAAAGTATTTTTAACTTCTATTTTTATTTCATTATGACCTGCATTAGCGAGACCATAATATACTTCTCCACCGGATTCTGCCTTTATTTTTCCTACAAAAGGTCCTAAAATATCTTTACTAGACTCTGGTAGATAGATTTTTATTCTGGAATGATTTGAAAAATTCATCAATGAATTATAAGCAATTTCTACACCGTCCATTCCTTCTATCTTTACATCTAATATGAAAGTTTTTACATCACTCGATATGTTCCATCTCTGTTCATTTGTCATTGCTTGAACTTCTATGTGAACTTGTTTTTTCTCAAAGATTGCACTATTTCCATTATAGATGTAGCGGCCATTTACAAAATCATACCAGTTTTGAGAAAGAAGAAATGTACTATATTGCCCTTTCAACTTTTCAAGAACATAGTGTTTTAGGGCATCGTGATCAAGTTCGGTAATTCCCTTTCTCAGTGCAGAGTTTGTATGAACTACCCACTCTCTAACAATTCTGAATGCGCCTTCTGTATAGTTTAAGAGAACCGGAGATGCCTTAATTCCATTCATATCTCCACTGTGAGTAGCTAATCCAATATCTTGAGAAAGATAATTAAATTCTGCAAAAGGTTCTCTAAAGTCTGTGTCACAGTCCATCCATAGAATATCCCTCTTGTATTCTATCATTTTTTCAAGAATAAATTCAGGCTTCATTAAACAGTTTGCACTGTAACCTCCCTTTGAAATTTTTTCTACGATATCAAAATCAATTCCAAACTGATTACATCTATCGATAAGAGTGATAGCAAAATTCTTGTAATAGTCACCTGGCTGAAAATCTGCATAATAACTTATCAGCTTGGGCTTAAGTAAATTTTTTTGCACGGTTATATTTTTTCTGGTGTGTTGTTGTTTCTTATATTGTCTGCCTTCATGCATTCCATGATTAATCCAGTGCCTCATTGCTCCTTCTATTCCATGAAAACCCCCCGCTGCAACATCTGGATTCAGCTCTAGATAGTCTCTATAGTCAAAATCCTGGGGGATTTGGCCTTTAACTTGTCTACTATACCTCATTTTATTATTTATTATTTATTTATCAAAAATCTAAACCGATTGATGTCTGATGACAGACAAAATATTCAGGAGTTTGAATTTTTCGATGTCGTAATTGGATAAGAGACATAATTGTTTCATAGTCATGTCCATAACCGTCGGCCCAATTTACAGATACTGATCTTTTGTGTGTAAAATTACTTGTTCCGATTCTCGAGTATTCTAGTGTAGAATTTCTAAGAGTCTTTTGTTTTCCGTCATATAAATAGTCATCAAAAAAACACCAATCAGAATCATAATCAAATCCCTTAGAAAGAGAATCTAAATGTTTAGCTCCAAACATGTCATCAGTATCTAAATAGCAGACAAGATTGCCGGTGGCTACTCTTAATCCTGCATTTCTAACTTCTCCACTGAATAGGGGTTGCTTTTCTAAAGAAATAAGAATAATTTGATTTCCCAGATACCGTAAAAATCTTCTCTTAAGTATGTCAGAAGTTCTATGACACCCATCTGAGATAATTATCAATTCAGAATTTCTATAGGTTTGATAAAGAAAAGAATTTACTGCTCTTTCAAATTTTGTTTCTCTGTTCTTGGCTGATGTAGTTAATTCTGTAGAATATTCTCCTAAATAAGAAGGCATAATTACACTAATCTTCCCTCTTCTCTGTGGCTGAACAAATTTATATTTTCTACCTTCGTACTGTCCGTATGCAAGCCAGTGTTGTATGGCTCCCTCCTTTCCTACATAGCCGCCTGTAGAAACGTCTGGATTCAGCAGATGATACGACTCATAATTAAAATCTCTAGGGAGAGAAAATGTAGGTTTTTTTTCTATTTTTGAAATTCTTTGAGATTTCATATTACTTGAGTAGATTGAGCCAGAGTTCCATCAAAAGTACTTTCATGATCAGCCATTGACTGTAAATAGTGAGCTCCCCATCCTCTTCTCTTATTTGCTTCGCTCAGTCTTCCTCTATATTGAATGTTTCTATTTAAGAAGTTATCCCTTCCCAGAAATTTGTAATGTAGTAGTTTAGCTTCTTTGTCTTCTAGAATCTTTATATTTCCTTGTGGCTTTGCGTAGTGACATCCTGCGGTATAATTCATTTCTTTAATCACACCCGGGTTGAAAACACACATCTTTGATTCTGGATCAAAAGGCAGACCTGTTTTAACAGTTTCTACTAAAGGGTTTCCGTACTGGGGGAATTCAAAAGAAGCCATATTATAACCCTGCGGCTTAATAATGGTAAAGCCTCTGCTCTTTGTAGTGTTCAAAAAGTTTTGGATATTTTGATGATAAAAAAATTCGTCCATATCACAAACAATTACCCAGTCTGCAGTGCCTCTGACTTCTTTCCATGCATTATTTTTGATCTTTAAGTAAAGATCATCTCTGATCTGATTATTACTTGAATATTCTCTGCGCTGAACTTTAGGATATTTGCTCATAATTTGAGCAGAAGAATCTGTAGATTCATTATCATAAATAATGATCTTATCTGCAAATTCTGAGTAATGTTCAATAAAGAAAGGAAGAAGCTTTTCTTCATTCCAACAAATAGTATAGACAAATATCTTTCCTCCTAGCTTGCTGTGCGGCAAAACTATCTTTTTGGTTTCTTGTTTCTGAACTAATATTTGTCTTCTATGTATTGTCATTATTTCCTCACCTTCTCATAATTTTGTATGAAATATTCTATTGTTTCTGACAAGCCTTCATCAAGCGGAGTAAACTTATAATTTATGATCGATAATAGCTTGGAATTATCGGAAGGTTTTCTAAATTGCCCATTAGGTTTATCAGAAAGCCACTTTATTTTTCCCTTAAAGTTCATAATTTTTCCAATCATCTCTGCGACTTCTCTGATTGAAATTTCAGAAGAAGTAGAAAGAATTACGGGAGAATCATCTTCATATTTTTCTAATAAAAGATCACAAATTTCAGCTACATCTCTAGAAAAAATAAATTCTCGTAAGGGTGTACCGTCTCCCCAAATTTCCCAGTCAGTATTATTCTTTTTTGCTAAATAACATTTATGAATAAGAGCTGGCAATACATGACTGTTTTCGAGATTGTAATTATCTTGTGGACCATATACATTAGTAGGAATTACACAAAAATATTTGGTTCCATATTGTTGATTGTACGCTCTCACTTGAACATCTGCCATTCTTTTGGCATAAGCATAAGCATCATTCGATGAGTGCGGAGGACCTAAATGAATCTTGGTTTCATCTAGAGGATATTCTACAGAATCTGGGAAAACACAAGTCGAAAGAAACACTATCAGTTTTTCAACCTTTCTCATTGCTGCTTCATGAATAATATTCGAGTTCATCGTAATATTATCATAGAAAAAATTGGCTTTATAATTCATATTAGCCCAGACACCACCTACCTTTGCAGCAGTGTGTATAATAGTAGTAGGAGCAAAGTCTCCTATCATTCTAATTACTTCTGATCTGTTTCTTAGATCGTAGTCAGAACTTTTTAATTTCATTCCCTCTGAAAATTCAGATCCTATCAGTCCGCTTCCTCCTGTAATTATTTTCATAAATTATTTATTCTTGTAGTATTGTAGCCAATATTCAATCATCTCGTCTAACATTGATTCAAATGTATATTCAGGTTCCCATCCGGTAAGATTTCTAAGTTTTGAAGAATCGCCTTTTAAATCACGTAACTCTTCAGGTCTAAAATATTTTTCATCTATTTTTAAATAGTCTCTATAATTCAAATCTAAAGAGGAAAAAACATATTCACACAAATCTTTAACTGAATGAGATATTCCAGTTGAACAAACAAAATCATCAGGTCTTTCTTGTTGTAGAATCATCCACATCGCTTTTACGTAATCTTTAGCATGACCCCAATCTCGAGTAGCTTCTAAATTTCCAAGACGTAGAGAATCTGACATGAATAGCTTTATCTTTACGGCTTCTTTAACTACTTTGTTTGTAACGAAATTTGTTCCTCTTCTGGGAGATTCGTGATTGAAAAGAATTCCATTAGATACAAACATCCCATAAGAATTTCTATAATTTCTAGAGATATTATATGCATAAACTTTTGCACAACCATAGGGAGAAACTGGCACTAGTGGAGTATTTTCTCTCTGAAAGCCGTCAGTATCAATAGAGTTTCCGAACATCTCAGAAGATGAAGCTTGATAAATTTTTGTGTTCGGCTTAATCAGTTTTACAGATTCTAATAAATTCAGGGTTCCAATTCCTGTAGTATTTGCAGTGTAAATAGGTTGATCAAAACTAATTCTAACATGAGACTGTGCTGCTAAATTATAAATTTCGTCTGGTCTAACTTCTTCTATCACTCTGATTAGAGATGAAAGGTCAGTCATGTCACCGTAAAAAAGTTTTAACTCGGAGTATACCCCATTTAGTCGATAAGTTTGATTTTCTGATACTGAATTTCTTTTTAATATCCCATACACTTCATAACCTTTTTCCAAAAGAAATTCTGATAAGTATGATCCGTCTTGTCCGTTAATTCCGGTAATTAGTGCTTTCATAGTCCTGTATTTATTTTTAAGAATTTTCTAAACTCTGGGCTTTGAACTTTGGCCCATCTTTTGCAATTTTCAACGGCTTCTTCATATGAATATCCAGCTTCGGGTGGATGATAAACACTTACCAAGTCGTCTACCACCGATCGAAGACCTAGTTCTCTACAAAAGAATCCTTTCATTACATCTAAGCCCCATCCGATTTTATTCAATCTTACATCAACTGGGTGCATTTTTGAAAGTATGGATCTTCTTGTTAAAAACATAAAACCTTCTACGAAATTTACATCTCGATATTTATGGCTTCCGGTTTGTTGTTTTAAGAAAAGGTGCGAGCGACCTTCTACACTAGGAGTATATAGACCTATATCACTAAATGATCGATGGTCACAGAGCCTACGTGTTAGCTTCCAGTAATTATCTTCGTCTATTCTTACATCAGATGCGATAAAAAGAAGCCATTTTTTATCAGTTTCTTTTAAAAGCTCACATGCTTTATTAAAGAGACCTGAATAATAAACATTGTCTAATAAGATAAATCGGTTATCCTTTACTTCGGATCCAGAATCGATTACGATTGTTTTAAAATCTCTTGAAAATTGCGTAAGCAATTTAAGAGCATTTTCATTGTGATTGTGATTAACTACTGTGACTAAAATATCTGGATGCACTCTATATAAGATTTCTCATTCTATTATAGAACTGGACATCTATTTGGTTTATTTTTCCGTTGAACCAGAACTGAGCTTTCTGCATTGTCCATTTGAGATTATTTCGATGCCCAGACCCACCAGTCAACCCGATTCCGTGTTTTACACCAATTGTATAAATCTTCTCTCTATCAAATTTAATAGTGGCTTTTCTGCATTTCCATTCTCTCCAAATCCACAAATCAGTGAAAGGATCATTATCTGCGGGCCAAGTCATCCCAGTAAATTTGAGATTAACCAAAGTAGAAAAAGCAGAAGAACGATCTGCGTGATTAGAATGCCAAAGATTTTGTAGTTTTAGATGATAGTAATAAGTCTCTTCTATGCCAAAAAGATCAGGACGTCCTCTAGATTCCCACATCCTTACCATCCACTCAATGTACTCGTGATGATACCAATCATCATCTTCAATAAATAGAGCAATGTCACAGCCTCTTTTTATAGCTTCTGCAATTCCTCTTCTGTAACGAAGAGTTATATCTTTCTCATCGTCTCTACTCTGAAAGTTTACAAATATAACTTCGTCAGGAGGAAGTGTTTGACGATGAATCATTCGTCTACACTGGGCTAAAAAATCTTTTCTATCACCTCGAGTAGGAGTGATTGTGGCTATTTTCATCTGCCTCTATTTCCGGAAGAACCACTACTGCCCTTAGGTTGCTGAGATTTCCAAACATCATATCGATCAGTAATCTCTACAATCATTTTATTTCTTACGATATCTTCTCTATCAAATTTGTGATGAGTAACTCCTTTTACGTCAGAAATCATTCCGATGAAGTTTTCGAATGCAGAATCTTTTTCTCTAATATCAATCTGATTAGTATCACCCATTACTAGAATTTTACTCTTATTTCCTAAACGAGTAAGATACAAGATTAGCTGGCTTTCGATAGTGTTTTGGGCTTCATCTAAAATCATTAGAGAATGATCGAAGGTTGCTCCTCTCATAAAGGCAAGAGGTCTAAATTCGATAATACCAAAAGCGAACAATTCATTTACTGCTGCTTCTGGGATAATTTTTTTTAGAGTAAGTATAAAACTTTCTAAATAAGGAGCAATTTTCTCATCTACAGTACCTGGTAAATATCCTAATTTTTCTCCAGATTCTTGAATAGGTTTCGTTAAAATAATTTTTCGAATGGCTCCTTTGCTCAATAGACGAAGAGCACTGTACATTGCAGTAAAAGTCTTGCTTGTTCCGGCTGGGCCTGTTGCAAATATTACTTCATTGCTACATATATTTTCGTAGAGTTCTTGTTGTTTTGGGGTTAGTCTAACATTATCTAAATCGATAGTATAATCTCTTTGTGCGTTTGCGTTTTTATCTCTTTTAACCGCCATGATTTACGACATTAATATTTTTTTCTAATTGTTGTTCTTGTTCTTGTTCTTCCGATATCCAATCTTTAATACTTTCAATAGTTTCGGCTATTGAACATAGATTGATCTTGCAGTCGCTGTCAATAATTAGGGCATCAGGTTTAGTTAAATAACATTCAATTCCTTCTGCTCCTTTTTCTTTATAAACAATTTTAAGAGATTCTCTTGAGATATATCTTTTATTGAAACCCATATACCTATTTTATCTTTCTTTTTTGTTTAGTTTAGAAAATAAGAAATATAAGCCAAAAAATAATCCCGAAAGAAGGTAAAAAATTAAGTCCGTAACCCAATAGGACCCTGTCCACTTCGTTGTCAACGCGAATAGGGCATCGAAGCCCAAAGGGTTGAAAAAGGTGGCTAATATAAGACACAGGGTTGCTACTTTCTTGTTCATTCCGTTTATGACTGTCGCCTTCCATTTTTAAGAATTTTTTAAATGTTGAAATAGCAATCCAGATAGAAAAGCAGCTGATTCTCTAACTGTAGTTAAATCTTCATCTTCAAATCCGATTCTTCTCACTCTTTCAACACCGAGACAACCGAAAATTTTACCGTTATGTGTTTTTAGAGGAACCATAACAATAGATTTGCATCCTGTTGTATCTGCTACGTTTTTTAATCCGTAGGTTCTCTCGTCAACATTAAAATTTTGAACTAAAAGTTCATCATTCGCTATTATTTCTGAAAAGCTTTTAGCAAAGAGAGAACATGGAATGTTTTGAAACTGTGGAGTAATCTTTTGAATACCGTCATGCACAGTTTCATAAAAAATACTAAATTTTTGGATGCTTTTTCCAGTAGGATAAAAGTGTCCTCCATTGTGAAATTGAGCAATCCAAACTCTATCAAGATCTAAACCAAAAAGTAAATCGTCAACTTCTTGATCTACTACAGCACCAAACTCAAAGGCCTCTGTTAATAAATCTTGTTTTTTGCTTTCAAATCTCTTTTTAGCATACATGATCGCAATTGGACCAAAAATACCAGAAATAAAAGCTATAAGTATTTCAGTTACTGAAGATGATATATCCACACCCGATTTGTTTTTTTATTTATCTTTCCGAGAGCAAAAAAAAGCGGGCCAAAGCCCGCTTTAGTATGGAAAATCAAATTACTCACTAACTACTTCAGCTTCAGCTTCAATTTGAGTTTCTTGTGAAATTTCTGATTGAGGTGCTGCAGTATGTAACTGCATTTCATCATCTAATACGCTTAGACGAGTGTGAATTTCTCTAAGAGTATTATTATCTTTAGCAACAATTTCCATTGCATTTGAAATGCTTTCGCCTACAGTAGCTAAAATTTGAATATGTTCTTTAGCCTCATAGAAACCTTGACCTGTATATTTCAGCATAGTTTGATATAAACTGGAAATATTAGCGGTTCTCAAATGAATGTTTCCATTCTCATCTAGTTTAGCTTTTTGATCTCTAAGATCCATTACTAGAGCTATAAGAGCCGCTGCTTCGGTGTGAGACCATTTAGCTTTTTCGACATGCTTAATCATTGTATTCAATCCCTTAGAATCTGCTACATTGATAGGGTATGTTCTATCTCTATTTTCAATTAAAATCTTTCCAGAGATATCGGAAAGTTCTTTGATTTCTGCTTCAATTTCTTGAGCAGTCATTTCTTTTGGGTTTTTATTACTTACTTGTATCATTTTGCTTTGCTTCTTGTTCTAGTTGGGGTTGAGGATTCTTCAGACGGTGTTTCTGGTGCTTTTTCTTCAGATTCTGCAGAGGTTACTTTAGCCGCGTTTTTGAAAAATTTAACAGCTTTAGCCAGCAATTCTGCATCATCTAAAGTGTATGCACCCTGTTTCTGAGCAATTTCTACGCCCTGAATCAAGACGCTTATTGCTCTAGATGCGTTCATTTCTAATTGTTTTTCCATAGTTTTTATATAAGAAAATGCTTTTTTGTTTATTTTATTTGAATAGAAATCTTTTCGTTTCTTTCTTCTTTGGCAGGAAATAAGATTGTTAAAATTCCATTTTTGTATTCTGCGGAAATGTTTTTAATTTCACAATGGTCAGGAACTGCAATTCTTTGTGAAAATTTTTCTCCCCATTTATTAGCCCTTTCGGTGTAAACATTTACGACTGTGGACTCTGCATCTATATGAATTTCATCTTTTTCATATCCGGGAAGAGCCATTTCAACTTCAAATCCGTTTTCGACTTCTCTGGCCTCTATCCCCCAATTTCTAGTTTTGGTAATTGAAGAAGTTTTCCATAGAGGGCCGCGATCTAAAAGATCAAACATTTCTCTTAAGTTAATTGGATTGTAAAACATATTTTCTTATATTTTTTTATTTTGATTTGTTTATTAAATATCTCAAAAAGTATGCCAAAAAGAAAAATGAGACAAAATGTCTCATTTTATAATTTTTTCTAATAAACTTTATGACAAAATGTCATTATCTTCTTTTTCTACTACCAACTACGAACTTATTAGTTCTTGTTCTATTTGACATCGATCCACCTCGCTGTCTTGTGGTCGAATCTTCTGAAGAATCCTCCGTTATTGTCGAAGGGGTTGAATATCTCTTTCGTATTTGATCTATCAACTTTTTTTTTCTTCGGCGTTTTCGTTTTCTTCTTCCGTTTGAATAGATTCTGAGAAATCATTTTCTTCTGAGACTACAACTTCCGGTTCTTCAGTAACTTCAATCTCTCCAACTTCTTCTTCAACTTCTTCTTCAACTTCTTCTGCAATATCGTTTAGGACTTGATCTAAAGCGTGTGATTCGTCCCATTCGACATCTTCGTTAAAGTCTGTTAATGAAGCTTCTTCCCATTCTTTGATTTCTTCTTCTAAATCATCATATGCTTCTACTACCTTTCTCATATCTTCTACATTTTCTTCTATTGAAGGTTCTGAATATGATTCTGCGTACTTAAGTGGGATATCTACTAAATAATCTTCGAAGGATTCCTTTTTCGGTTCTTCCTTTATCTCATTTTTTTGTAAATTAAAAAGATATTCTTCTGATCCTAAAATTTCTTCTTTTACTTCTTTCTCTTCCTCTTCTATTAGTTTTTCTTTCTCAGACTCTGGCTTGATATAATCTACCAGGGATTTGATAAATCCTAATGCAACAAGAGGTAATATTGCTCCTGACACTGCAGCAATGATTCTCTTTTGAAAGATTACTTCTTCTTCTATTAATCCAAAAAGTTCTGACCATGAAGTAAAATCCTGAAGATTAGTAAATGCGTAGTACATATTACCCTGCATTTGCATCAGAGTGATTGCGCTGAATAGAGTCCAAACCAAGCCTCTATTCATTTTATCTAAAATAACCAAAGAAGCTAATGAAGCAGCAGCTCCAACTTCAAAGGCAATAGCCAAAGTGACTGCTAGCCAATACGGGTTTGAAAGTTCGAAAAAGTCTATTACGTGAATAGTCGAAATAATCGAAACCATCAAATAAAGGATCACAAAGGTTGAGATTACTGATCCTCTTACTATTTTTTCTTTTTTCATTTTTTATCTTTGTTTAATTCTATTGTTTTCTTCTTTGACTCCTCTTTAACTTTTTCAATATATTCTAGAGCTCTTCCAAGTCTTTTAATAACTTTTGGATCTTTAGCGTGTTTATGAGCAGCTCGAGTTCTTTGATGAATGAGATTAATTATTTGAGACTGTCTAACATGAGGTTTAGACTTAAAGTCTTCTCTGTTAAGAGTATCTACTATATCTTCCTTTGTTCTAAATTTTACAGGTACTGTATCATCTGGATTTTCATCTGTGTATAGTCTACGACCGGATCCTTCAGGTTTTTTACCAGTACCTTCTTCTGGATCCACATACGGATAGCGTCCAGCTTCTCCGATGAATTCTTCGAATAACATAATATGTTTCATCAACTATATTTCAATTATATATCCTAAAGCCATTTATAGTTACATTTATAAACTATACTTAGATCTATCTGCATTGTAATTATCCAAAACTTCCGATGCAGTTAATGCTCTATTGTATAAGCGGGTTATTCCAATTTTACCGTCAAAGTATTGTAGAGATTCACCATTATTATATGAACCGATGTATAAATTAGCAGAAGTGTTTAATATACTTGGTAAACTGTGACTTACAGTACCTATGCTTGAACCGTTGACAAATGTTTGAAGTGTATTAGCAGCAACATTTGTAAATACATAAACTATTTGGGACCAAGAACCAATAGTTCCTACATAATTTGTACTGTTTACGAATAGTGTTGAGCCTGATCCAGAGCCCGAACCTATTTGAGCATAATAGGTTGTATTGGTTGTTCTTATACTATAACTCACATCTACTGCGAGTCCGCCTGGATCGAACTTTCCTAATACAACATCGTTACCTGAAACAGATTGGTTAACCCATACTTCCATTGTCCAATCCCCACTCCCCGGTTCTAATAATGCATTGTCAGCAATACTAACTTGAGACGAAGAACCATTGTATACAAAGTAAGGGGATGTATATGTTATATTTGACATCGTTCCATTTCTACCGTTACCACTTAAATCAGTAATAGTTGTACCACTGCCTGGATATGATGATGCACTTGATGGGTCGTAATATAATACCAAACCATTGGTGGTTATATTAACGATAGTTGGTACGGTAGAATTATAATTAGATAATACCTGTGCGTCGGTTAAAGCGGTATTATATACTCGCATTATACCAAATCTACCATCAAAATAACTTCCGTCACCCTGATTTGTAGAATCTTGGGGACCAAAGTTCATATAAAATGGTAGAGAATAATCCATAGGTGAATCCCATGCTACATTCACCGAACCCTTAAATACCCCATCAAGGTATCCCCTACATACTGAACCGTTGTAGGTTAAAACTATTTGATGCCATTCATTAAATGAAACTGCACCTATGTTGCCGGTTGAAGCTAATACAGTTCCATCCCAAAGTCCAACTTCTAAATTACCACCAACTATTTCTATTGCGGAAGCGTGGTATCCCGTATTATTTGGAGTCGGAGTACCATTATATTGAACCAGTACTCCATTATTAGTCGGATATACCCATACCTCTACTGAATGAACTTCGTTAAGTGCTGTTATTACTGAACTTAAATTTGGTGTTGTTACATAATCATCACTAAAAGTAAAATAATTACTAGTCCAGGTTGGAGAACCTGTGATTGTTCCATTCCTACTATTACCACTTAAATCATTGATAGTTGTTCCACTACCACTATATGATGATGTATTAAATGTGTTATAATCCAGAACCAGATTAAAGGCTGGAGAAAGTGTGTTATATTGTTCTACGATCTCAGGAAAGGATAATTTTCTATTGTATAAGTACAAGTTTGCAACATAACCCCAAGGTTGGGTTACATTATGATTATTTCCCCATCCGAAATGTGCAGTTCCCCCTGCTCCATAAGAGATTGAACTTCCAACTTGTAATCCGTTTATGTAAAATGTTTGAGATGAACTATCTCCGACTATCGCATATTGAACCCAAACCCCGACTGAAGATGCAGTGTTGTAACCAGAGCTTCTAAATGCACTGTCCCAATAACCTAGAGTATCAGTTCCATCGAGAATTGTGATTGGTGTGTATCTAGGTGAATTGGTGTAAAGTAATGTTCTGAATGCTGATGGATTAGCTTCCAATCTCGCCCAAGTAATATAGGTGTATCCCGAAGTTGGTAAAGTAGGACCAGTTCCATCCACAACAACTCTTTTAGTTCCTGTTGTGCAATCAAAACACCTTATGCCATTAAGAACTGTGTAAGTTGCACCGGTTAAAGTGTGATCGTATGGGCCAGCCAAGTCAAATACTGCTGTACCAGTACCAGGATAACTTGAAGGATCATTTGCATCTAAATGAATAATAAGCCCTTCATCTAGATTTGAAATCGACTTAATAAATGAAAATGGAAATACTATCATTATGTAAAGTTTTGTACATATGATCCAAAGTACTTAGATCCATCATAAACAAAAGTGTAAACATCGTATCTGCTGGCTGTTGCTGTCATAGTAGGCGTAGATGCACCAGCCCAAGCCACGGTTACAGGCCATGTAATCGTATAAGATCCTTCTGCGTTTTGTCTTATAATAAGAATATATGTGGCACCAGCATTTGGGTTACTGAAAGTAAATGTTGTAGTTGCTGCGTTTAATGTAAATGTCTGTATATTACTATCATTCCAATTGACAGTGGTGCTTGCCGAGGTGTTACCGTTAGCATCAGCCGTTACCCAAGCTTGTCCGTTGATCTGTATGTTTCCTGAATATGGAGAACTGAATGATGTACCACTTGTCCCAGACGATCCTGAAGATCCTGAAGATCCAGATGAACCTGAAGAACCTGAAGAACCACTTGAACCCGAGCTTCCTGAACTACCTGATGAACCGCTTGTTCCTGAAGAACCGCTAGAACCATCTGTACCGCTAGTTCCTGATGAACCTGATGAACCACTAGATCCTGAAGAACCAGATGTCCCGGAAGATCCCGAAGAACCTGAAGTTCCACTAGATCCTGAAGAACCTGAAGTTCCTGAAGAACCAGAAGAACCTGAAGTTCCTGAAGATCCCGAAGAACCTGAAGTTCCACTAGATCCTGAAGAACCTGAAGTTCCTGAAGAACCAGAAGAACCTGAAGTTCCTGAAGAACCAGATGTTCCTGAACTACCACTAGATCCTGAAGAACCTGAAGTTCCTGAAGAACCAGAAGAACCTGAAGTTCCTGAAGAACCAGATGTTCCTGAACTACCACTAAGACCAGAAGAACCGGACAAACCTGGCGAACCAGACAGAGCTACAGTCCATGAACTATAAGTACCCGATCCATTTACCTGAATAGGAGTAAAAACAAGATTTCCGGTATTTGGATTATAGCTGACAACTCTTCCGATGATATAATTGTTTTCATCATGTGACAACTGTATGAAATCAAGCGGTTGAAATAAAAGATATGAATCAGTAATAAGCGAAATATCAGAATATGGCATGTTTCTTCTTATGTTGGTATTGTTATGGTATTACCACTTGTTCCGTGATAATCAGGAGCTATTCCACTAGTTCCAGCAGAACCAGATGATCCAGAGGAAGTACTAGAAGACATATTATTAAATCTAGTAGCTTTAATGTTTCCAATCCAAAGACATGTGATGTAAACATTATCAGAATTCCCAGCAGAATCTAGTGAAGTTAACCTAATGTCTGCTAATAATTTACCAGTCATTGCATACAGAGTTAAACTCCCAGGAATACAAAAACTTAAGATTCCATCTACATCATCTACAGTGAGGGGCTGATCTAATTCAGATCCTATCAATCTAGGATCTGAAAAAATCCCTACTGTATTTCCACCAATATCAGTTACAACAACTTGAATTAGATCAAAGTTTGCTAAATTAGCTCTTTCTAGATTTGCGTCGTAAATTTGAATAGAAAAGCAGGGAGATTCTCCCTGCACTATGTCCACTATGCAATCTACAAACGCTCCGTATTTTCCGCACATTGAAGGTGCAGCACATCCGGTTGCAGATTTTAAAAGTGAAGCAATAGTCGCCATTTTATTTTTTATTTTTCTGTAGAGATTCGATCTCTTTTTCTATTTCAAATTGTCTGTTTACGTCCATCAACTTTCTATCAGTAGCTTGAATAAGTCTTTTTTCAACCTTTAAACCTTCAATTTGAAGATCCTTTTTACTGATAGCTTTTTGATCTAGAGAATCAATTTTAGCTGATAGAGTTTCCACTCTTTTACGAAGAGGCTTAGCATCATCTCCGCATGTTTGAACAAAAATCAAAATCAAAAAAACAGCTACGAGTTTTTGAAAGTGTTTGTTTAGAAAATTTTCTATTTTATTCATAGTTTAAAAATTAGATAGTTTTTTATATTCGTCATACCATTCTTCAAATGTCATGTCATTTATCCCATAAACATAAACCGATGTTGACGGCCAGTCATATGATCTACCTTTAGAAAAGTAAAAATAGCCTTTACCTCTATTCAATATTTCTTCTACATTTTTACTCTTTAAAAAAGCGTTCACTTGAGCAACAGACTTGGGGTAAGAATCTAGCCTTGATGATCCATCATCTACAAACTGTTCAAAGGTTTTAACGTAGTTTTCTTCTACTTCTACCTTTTTAGTGTTTGGTATTCTGTATGCATTTACTGTGCTATAGTAGTCATCTTCTGGGCAAGAACAATATTTTACTTTATTGCCGCAACGTGGGCAAGTTCCCTGTTTTTTCTTGTCCCAACGGGAAATCATCTCTTCCGCATTTTTGTCTACTGGTGGTTCTTCGCCTGCAGACTTCTTCTTCATAAAAGTATTAAGAAGTTCTTGTTCGTTCTCGTTGATTTCGGACATTACAAATTTTTTTTATTTGTTATTTATATATTCGGAAACCTCGACAGGAAATTTAGAATGAAAGCCTTTTACTAATTCGATGAATTTTGTATAGTATTCTTTAATAGCCGATTGATCCATTGTAAAGATTTGTGGAAAATGATCTTGTTCATTACTGATCCAAATTTCTGCTCTTTGGGGTTTAATTCCAAACATTTCCCAATAAGCTACAAAATATGCACTGATTTGCATTTTATATCCTTCTATCCACTCTTCTTTCTTTGGTTTTTTACTTGTCTTATAATCTGCTATGACTATACTTGAATCCAAAGATTCGTAAATATCATCTACTCTACCTGCATATCCTCCGCCGTTAAGCGAGAATAACATTTCTTCGTGCATTACTACTCTTTTAATGACATCGAAATGACCTCCGTTATAAAAATTGAAAAAAAGCATTCTACCGACTTTTATTTCATCTTCAGTAAAATTATTTCTTCTTGCATATGTAGTAGTAACTTCTAAAGAATCTAACAGTTTATCTCTCTTTTCTTCTTTTTCAGATGTTAAAAAATTTTCTATATACGTATGCATTAGAGTGCCTCGATTGGCACTAAATTTTGAAATTTTGTCTGCTTCTTCTTCTCCTATTCTTTTTCTCCATTGTTCAAGACCGGTTTTATCAGTCATTGAACCTATAATAGTAGTTACTGAAGGTAAATAGATTAGATTGTTTTCGTCAACAACATAATATCTCTTGTTGTTAATACTTACGGTCTTTCCCATTAAATATATTTAGAAAGATAGAGAGTCCAGAAAAAATAGAGACAAGTAATTACAGATCCAGTGATAAGAAGATTAAAGATGAATCTTGACCAGTTTAAATAATCTGATTCGGGATAAAGAACAAGTAAATAGGCAGCTTCCCCTTCAATTTTTGAAAATTCAGGATAAACAACATCAGCTAATCCTAGGGATATTAACATTTTGTCATACTCTCTCAATTGAGAAATTACATAAGTCTGTTCTAAATAGGGATTTTCGATAATCTCATCAGGCAGATTTACTACCGTGTACATTCTACCAACCCAATCGACTCTTAAATTATTCTCTTCGAGGAGATTTTGATTTCTGCGAGCGATTCTTCGAACCATTCTCCATATCGAGATTTCTTTAAAGAAATTTATCCAGTACATAACCTTTCTTTTTTATAGAAAGAAAGAGCATAAAGTTTACATCTCAAAGAAGTCTGCGTCTTCTTGCAGAACTTCTTTATAATAAGATTCTTTAGCTCTTAAATCTCTTAGAGCTTCTATCAACTGATTTTTAACTTTTTGTCTTTCAGTTACTCTGTCTTTAGACATTGTGATAAAAGTCTTTTGAAGATCTGTAAATTTGCTTATAGATTTAGTGTAGTCTTCGAATGCGGCGGTTAAAGCACCTTCTATGAAACCTTCACCTATCATTGGTGAAAATTCGCCGGAAAAAAAATTAGTAACTTCTTCAATGTCATCTTTAGATGTGGCAATATGATCAGATGCCCAATCATGACCGTTCGCTAATATTGCGGCAACTTGATCTTCTGGGAGAGATAAAAGCATATTTACGTCTTTCTGAATCGTTTTAAGATTTCCAAAGAACATATAGTGAGGAGCTTCACCTGAATCACCTTCTTTAATGTATTCTTGAAACTTCTTGAGCATAATTTTTATTTTTTTTATATATCTTCGCGCACACAGAAGATAGGATGATTGCCTAGAATTTCTTGGATAATCTTCCTCCCTCTATGTATTCTATTTTTAACAGTTTGAAGATTTATAAGAGAAGATTTTAGTTTCTTCAGAGCATATTTTCTCTCATCCTCAGTTAAATTGGAATCTTCTTCTATCTCTTTGATTTTTTCAAAGATTGGATTGTTTATCTTTGCTTCAATATCTTGATACGCCATTTTTCCAAAGAAACGATCCATCATTATCTGGCGATATTTTGGCTTCAGAGAGTTTATTGCATCTACGCAAATATTATATTTTTTCTGTAGATTTTCTTCTTTTTCTAGATGCTCTTTTTCTACATTTGTTTGTTGATAAGACTCGTCTATACTCAAAGATTTTCCCCCAAATCTTTTTAGATCATCACTATCAATAGCTTCATATCCTTTATCTGCAAAAGCGTTCAAAGAAGTAAAAGAGTTACGATAATAAATGAAATGAATTGCGTCATTTTTAGCTATTCGATAGAGCCAAGTTGTAACTTCATATTGGGGATTATAAGTGTCTATTAAGGTGTATAATTTAGTTAGAGTATCTGATACGATATCATTGGCAGCTTCTCTATCTTTAACGATATTATAGATGTAGTTTGTCAAACCGGGTTTGATACGAGCATAGAGCTTGTTGAATGTCTTTTCGTCTTTTGTTTCCTTAAAATGTATTGCCAGTTGCCGGTAGGTTTCGTTCATTTTCTATTTTCTTCAAATTCTTTAACAAAGTCTAATATTGCGTTTATTTCTACCGGATAATAGTCCCAAAGTTCTACAGAACAATTTACTCTTCTGGAAAGAGTAAGATCTGTTTTAATTTCTGATTTTCCGCCATGTAGGTGTATAGTCCCTGAATCCTTTCCATTCCAATCTTCTTGTGGATAGTGAGACATTACGATTCCATATTTAGGCAATTCTACGATTTTATCTTTAGCTAATGTAAGATGATTTTTAGCTATACTAGATAGTTCAACTGAAGCTTTATCGTTTTGAGTTGGAATTAAGATTATCTTTCCATTTAGTAACTGTAAATACTCAGATCCTATAAGAGGATCCCATATAAAATTTCCTAAATGATAAACTGTATCTTCGCTTTTAACTTTAGAGTTCCAACGTCTAACAAAATCTTGGTTCATTTCTTCTATAGAAGAATATGACCTATTGTTAATCTTTAGGATATTCGTTCTTCCAATAAAATGATCCGAGGTCACGTATGTTTGCGACATATTTATTTAAGGTAGTAATAAAGTTTAATAATAAAATATAATCAAAATGGACGAGAATGAAAAGTCTAGATTGAACTATTTTCAACATTTTTCCTTTCTGTTCTCTAGATAGATTTCATAATCATTTCTAGTCATCCAGTGAGTATCGCCATTCGGCGACATGCACAAAAAACCTTCTGAAGTTTCCTTTAGAATTGTAATATTCCAACTTGTCATAGTTTGTCTTCTATATAATCCGCAAGTAATTGAGGAAAATCTAAGTCCTGAATTTCAGAAAAATAGTGATACTGTGGAGAGCTGTTCACTTCCATTATGTACCATTTTTTATCATCTTTCGACTGTATTAAATCTACACCAGCCATCTGTTTTCTGGTGGTTTGAGCTGCAGCTAGTGCAAGATCTTTTTCTTTTTGGGGAAGGTCTTCCATCTTTCCCTTTCCGCCTAAAGACATATTATTTCTGAACTCCTTTTTGTCTTCAGTCCAACGCTTTGCGATAGCTATAATCTTCCCATCAAAAATAAGAACTCTATAATCTCCATCGTTTGGAATAAACTTTTGGATCATTTTAAAGCTTTCAAAGTTTCCTTGGTGTTTTTCATCAGAAATGCCGAAAAGCTTTTTTAGTTCTTTTTCATCATCGGCTTTACTAACTCCTGCTCCGCCTGCACTATCCATATCTTTAACAACTACTGGAAAATCCCATTTGTTATTTTTCATATAGTTTAATGATTCTTCAAATGAAGCAGAAACGAAAGTTGGAATATAAGGGAGACCTTCTCTTGAAAGATTCCACATATCTTCAAGCTTGTTTCCCCTGTCTCTAGGAGTTCCATAGGAAAAATAAGGAATATTTTTATCTTTTAAATAATCGGTTACGATATTAGCTAACTCCATTTTTTTGGCCATCAAGCCTAAAAATACAAAGTCGAATGAAGATAGAGACTCTTCGTTTACGAATAGATCCGAGTTCGAAAAAACGAGATCAGAATACTCTGCGTTAACTGGTGTAAATCCCTTTTCTTTCAGCTTACTAGCCAAAATATTATTTGCTCTTCTGTAACCGTCTGCATATTTCTTTTCTGTTCCTTCAGCAGAAACACTATCAACCATAAAATTCAAGACTAGAATTCTAGGACTTTTTTCTTCTCGAATAAATTCTTCGAACAGCTTAATCTTATTCATCTTCGTCCTCCACATCATTGTCTACAGATATACCAGCATGTTTGTCTCCTTTAGCATCGACTGCATTAAAGTTTTTATCTACTGAAGAAATGTTAGTAATATAGAATTCTCTATCAGGATTTACCATGATACCAGCTCTTTCCATAAATTTTCTATTTGCAAGAAAAGGAGTGCTTTTACCTGATCTATCGACTGGACTTACTTCAACATCTCTAAGAACTTTACCACCTACACTGATATCGATAAGCATAATAGGTCTTTTGAATGTATGCTTTCCAACTTCAGCTTTTGAATATCCTATGATCTGATTCTTATAAGTTTTACCTTTCAATTTCCAAATTAAAGTATCTCCTTCTATTTCGTAAGAATCGACATGCATCGAACTACTCTTAGAACCGTTTCCGGTATCGAATTTAGCTACAAATTTTCCTACTCCATGAATATCGATAATTTCTCTAAAACCTGTTTCAAATCTGTCCATCATCCAATTTCCTTGGTCTTGAAGAAAATCAAGAACTTTTCCAGTCACAGAAATTCCAGTTGTTTTTTCGATACCTTTCGTTCCAGGTGAAGAGTTTACTTCAAGAACATAAGGCTTTCCTGTCTTTTTGTCGATGATAATATCTACACCACACCAAACACATCCTACGATTTTAGCTGCTTTTTTGGCAATTTCTTCGATCTCTGGAGTTAGTTTAATTTTTTGTGTTGTTGCACCAAGAGAAAAATTAGTTCTAAAGTCTTTCTTTACTCTATTTCTCCTCATTGCTCCTATAATTTGAGAAGACTCTGGTGAATCATCTTCTGGATCAAAACTTCTATTTAAAACGTGTATTCTGATATCATAATCAGAAGGAATCATTTCCTGAATCAGGATTTCTGCTCCCTTGTCCAGTTTCTTTAAAGTCTGATACACTGATTTTAGAGAGGCATAAGAATCTACTATCGAAACTCCAACACCTTGAGTGCCAGAAAGAAGTTTTACAACAACTGGAAATTTGCTTCCAACCTTTTTGATAGCTTCATCTATGCTTTCATCATTTGGTAGAAGCGCAGTCTTAGGAACTGGAATACCCGCAGCTTCTAACTGTGCCCCTGCAAGATACTTATTTTCGCAGGTTTCCATAGATTGAATGTTATTCACGCAGAAAAATTTAGCTTTTTCTAAACTATACGCTAAATTTTTTGTAAATGTATTAGAGAGAACTCCTCTTCTACTGAGAACTACTGTTTCTGATCTATTAACCGTTGGGCCTTTGCCTGTTTCTGTATTTTCTATTTTAAACTTGTTATCATCAATCTTAACAAGTTTAGTTGAATTTACATCTACAACATATGCTTTGAATCCTCTCTTCTTTGCCTCTTCGACAAATCTTTCTGAGGTATCAGAAGACTTAGGTCTTGCAGTAAGAATTAATATTGTCTTATGTTCTGAAGCTCCTTCTGATAAGAAAGAGTCTAGATTTTTAATTTGTGGCATCAAGGAGATATTTTTCTATTTATATATCTCCTCGGAGTGTCTAATACCCACCCATAAAAAAAGGAGATGCTAAATATCCTACAGTTAGAGGTTTTTTAATCATCCAATGTGCTTTTTCTTTCTCTAAAATTTTAACTTTATAGTCTCTTGCAAATTTATTGACATCATGATTTACTGCAGGCCAATCATAATCGTCTCCTATTAAAATTCCACCCGGAGCTAGTATTCTCCATGCAGTAACTAATTCTATATAAGTTTCATACCATTCGTGAGCAGAATCAAGATAGATTACACCCGGACCTCTATCAATTTTTTTATCTTCTCTAAATCTTTCAAGTAATCGCATTCCTACCATACTCGTAGTAGGGAGTGGTAAGATAGTTTTTTCGAAACCTTCAGAAATTACATTTCCGAGGAATTTATCCATTAAAGTTGGTCTGCAACCATCTAGATCAAGATATATAGAATTTTTTGCAATGAATCCTTGTTCTCTTTGATTTTTTAAAAAAATATTGTGTTCCCACATAGAAACATCTCCGCAAAAAGGGTCTATACATATAATTGATATGTCTTTCTTAAGACTATTTGCAACTTTAGCCGTTTTAATCGCAGAACCTCCAAACATGCTGCCAATTTCTAACCAAAAATTAGTATTAGTTTCTTCAATTGATTCTCGTATTAAAGAAGAATAGATATTTGTCATTGGATAGTCTCTTTCAATGGGAAAATTAATTTTTTTCCATTCGGAATATGGATCAGAAGTGCCATATAGCAATCTTGACAAATCTTTATACATTTTTCTCTTTAATGAATTTTTCCACAATAGTAAGAGTAGAGCTGATACATTGATGCATATCAATATAAACATAAAGACCTAATCTTCCCATAAAAATTGTCTTTGGATTTTCTATTGCTTGATATTTACTAAAGAGCTCTCTGTTTTTACCTTCAACATCTTTGACTGGATAATATCTTTCATTATCATTATCTGCATAATCGCAAGGCTCTTCATAAGTCAAAGTCGTCATTGAGGGATTTTCTCCATGTGCCGGAATATTTTTCCACTCTGTCATTCGAGTAAATTTACCAGTATGAGTAAAATTCACAGTAACTGCAGGTAACATTTTTGGTGCAGGAAGATCTACAGTATGAAACTTGATTGATCGATAGGGAAGTTCACCATAGCAAAAATCATAATATTCATCAATCGGCATACTGTTGAAAACATAATCAAAATTAGCTTCCATACTCTTATGAAATCCAGTTGAAAGATTGATTTGAATATTTTCATGTTCAAACATATTTTCTACCATCTTAGTATAACCATCTTTTGGCATACATTGAAACTCATCGTCCGGAAAATAAAGATCATTCATATCATCTCGAGTAAATTGTTTCACTCGGTTTACAATACCCGGATCAAGTTCTTCAATTTCCTTTCCCCACATTTTCTTTGTGTAAGGTTTAAAGAAAATATCCAAAATGTTTTCTTCACCAACAATCTCTTTTGTTTCTTTATTCACTGGGAGTGTGACATATCTACCATCTTCCAACTGAGCTTTTACTTTATGAAAGTAAGGAACCCATTCTGTAAATCTACTTAGATATTTAAAGATCTTTTCATTTCGAGTATGAAAGAGATGTGGTCCATATTTATGAACTCTTATTCCATGTTCATTCGTATAATCAAATGCGTTTCCTGCAATGTGATCTCTTTTATCGATAACTGTAACTTTACATCCAGTTTCTGCTAAATGTCTTGAAACTACTGCTCCGCTTAATCCTGCGCCTACTACTAATATTTTCATTTTTCTTCTATATTTGTTTTTGAATCGATCATTTTTTGTACCCGAGTTCTGCCTTTTTCTGCAATTGGAATTGGATTTCCTTCTTCATCAATATGTACAAATTTGATATGAGTTTTTAAGACAAGAGTCTGTCTGCCAGTGTAAACATTATGAGCTCTTGCCTCTAGGTACATCGTGACTGAAGTGTTGCCTAATTCACTTGGCTCTCCGTAAATTTTTAAAAGCTGACTTTCTCTTGCTGGCTTTTCAAAAATACATTTATCAATTGATACAGTAACCATTCTAGGGGTGTCACATAATTGCATGGAATACCCAGCAGCAGCTGCATCGATCCAGGCGAGCAATTTCCCTCCGAAAAGGTTGCCATGAAAGCCTAAATCTGATTTTTTAATTGGGTGGGTGTTGAGTAATTCCATTAAAATAAAGCTATATTTTTGGAAGGTGGTTTAGGTTTATCAGAATCTGCAAATGAAATTCCCTTAATCTGATCTTGATACCATTCTAGATCTTGAATATTTTTCCAGTCTTGAGTATTCCAGATTTTATTTAGCAAGGATTCATAATCAGTATTTTCAATCTTTTCTTTTACGGTATCAGTATTCACCAAAAGATCTTCACTTATGATTTTTGTTATTTCTGGATGTTGCTCAAAAGCCTGTTCCCATTTACATGTATCTAAAATAAAGGGAATGCAAGCTTTTGTAATAGCATCCCAAAATCGAATACTACTAAAATCAGTATCTTCATACGAAGGAATCACAAGAGTAAATTCACTCTCTTTAAGCATTTCTGCATAATCGGCTCTTTTTACCGTGGTATCAATTCCTATCTTCGGAAATTTAACCAGAAAATTGACATTTTTAATATCTGCTAATTGATAATAAAGAGGTTCCCGGTCTTCAGTAACTACTGTAAATCCAAATGCAAATTTCTTTTTCTTTGAATATTTTTTAATCTGCTTTGAAAAACTCCATTCTACAAAAGGTAGATACTTTGCATCTATTCTTGAGTTCTCATAGAAGAAATATTTTTCTTCAATGCATCCTGTCATTCTATTCCAAGATGCTTCTTGGGGATCTACATAAACATGAACGACTGGAATTTTCTTTGAAAGATAATAAGGAATGTGATTAACTTCAAAGAAATTTTTCACTGATACAAAAGTAGGTAGACTATCAGATTCTACTATACCGTTAAAAAAGGAAGTTCCCTTTTCTTCAGCTCCATTTTTAAAGTTTTGCTTTATATCATTATGAATAGTAATTATCTGAGTTAGATTTTTACTCTTAATTAAATCATCCAAATACTTTTCACGTTCAGAGATACTTTCAATTGTAAAATATTCATCAAGATCAAAAGATTCTATTGCTGGAAAATTTTCTTCTCCGAATCTTTTTTTAACTTTATCTGGATTTTTACTCAACCACAAAAATCTATTTTGAGGAAAAAGCTCAAGCCATTTTAAAAAATGATAGGGTTCATATTCTACTCTTGCAAAAGATGGTCGAGTTCTAATTATTCCAATCATTAGAATAGTGCAATTACTTTAGGCTTTTCTTTTGGAATTTCTGTAGCTTGTACACTTTCAAATTCTCCAGTTTCTTCAGGTTCATTTCCGAAGATATGTACTACTTGAGTTTTGTAAAGTTCTTTCATATCCCACTTTTCAACAAGCTTTTGTAATTGATCTTCAGTTGAGAAATAACAATCGATATCACCAAAAACTTTCTTTTGTTTGTCGGTTTCAGTCCATACAAAAACAGGAAGACCTTTTAATAGAGGTTCGTAAAAAGTAGCTCCTAGATATGAAGACTGCTTTCCCTTTCCGATATAAATAGTCCAATCGAATTTTTTCAAGAATGCAGGTAATTCAAAATTCTGAATGTATTTTCCATCGCCTGCAATATTTTCTTTTAATTCATCTGAACGAGATCCAGCAAAAGTAATCTCTACATTTCCATTGAAAAGTTTGTTACAAACTGAAATTCTTTCTGCTGTAAACAGAGGAACATAAACTCCCTTCTTTTCATAACTATTTTTATATTTCATTCCCGAGGTAGGAAGATCATATAAAATAATATCTGATAGATAAGAAACTTCAATTCTATCGGTTAGAGTGTCTTTTACATGTACATCAGCCCAGTCTGTGATTTTATTTTCATTCATGAGCAGAGTAACATTTTCCCAATTTTCGCTTCTTGGAACTCTTTCTAAAATTTGAGGATTATTTTTCAAGAAGTTTTCATTTGTTGATCTTGATTCTAACCAATCCCTAATATCATAGAAACCAGAGAATAATTCATCATTGTAGAAAACTGTTGCCTTTTTCGTCCATTTCCCTAGAATTTGAGCAAAATGAATACAGCATTCTCGAACTACTCCACCAAATGCATTATAATTTTCATGATGGATAAAGAGCATTTCTGCATCTACTACTTGATCGAGAGTTTCTTCTACTAACTCAAATTGAGTTCCGTTGTAAAGATTAGAGAAATATTCCAGATTATTCTTTCCGATTCCTCCTTTAGTATTACATCTAATATAAAATTTAGCTTCTGGCCAAAGCCTGATAGGTAAAGTTACATCTTTAGCTGGTTTTGTTTTCTTCGGATACTTGCCAAAATAGTACACATATACCGATTTCACGGAAGTGTCTGGCTTTTCAAATTTCGTAACGTTCATATTAAATTATAATCTTTTTTATTGATATCAGAAAATGTTCTGATAAATCCATTTAAAAATTTCACCTGTTGCTTCTACATCAGATTCGCCTTTTTCAATTTTATCAATCATTTCCAATACTTTTTCGTTGGGTTTCCCTGATCTATATATCAGGGTCTGATCGATTTTTGGTAAATCTTTTGCAATAAAATTGTCATCTTTTAACATTTCTTCAACCAGTTGAAAATGTCTTTCATAAATATGAAGAGAATGCGCAAAATGTGTATATGTACCGAGTTCTAAATCTGGATATGTAGACTTTAAAAGTTCTAACATTTGGATCTGCAAAACACAGAAGAAAGGAATATCTGTAGGAGTTCCTAAGATGGCATCATTACTTCGCATGTTCACAGTAAAATTCAATTTATTTTCTCTGATCTGAAAAATTCCAGTTAGAGTACAAACAAAATCTTTATTTCCACGTCTTTGGTGTTCAGGCATATTAAAATGCATAATTGCCTGACGAGTATCTTTATCTTCGACTAATGAATTATAAGCCCATTCCCACTGTGAAATGTTATGCTCATTCTTTTTTGTGAAAATTAAATTTCCATAAGCAGAATTTAAAGTTCCATCTTCATTTGCAACATGTTGCCAGAACTTTGCGAATCTTTCGATAAAACTTAAATCATTTCTACCAGCAAAGTACCATAAAAACTCTGCAGCAATATATTTTTCTTGAGTAGATCTTCTCTCATTTTCATACATTGCAAAGACAGGATTTTCAATTACTAGAGCACAGTCTGTAATTTCTCTTATTTCCATTCCCCTAGGCGAACATGTATATTCAGGAGAATTTAAAAGATCGTTCAGAAGATCTCTGTATACAGATGCGAAAGAATTACCCTGGTATATTTTCATTTTCTGAATCTAAAATAAAGTCTTTAATAATTTGTGCAATTTCTGTTGGGCTATCTACTCCACAGTCGATCAAGATTTTATTTTGAATTTTGCTTTCAAAATAAGCTCTTTCAAACATTTGTTTTTCTTTAGCAATATCTTCTTCGCCTTTGCTTAAAGAATCTCCATCTTCTCTACTGATTAAGATAGAAGGTTCATTTACCAAAACTACAAGATAAAGATTAGATTTTAGATCTTCGATATATTCTTCTTCAATCTTAAAAACATAATCACCTAAATAATTTCTATATAGAGGAGCATATACAGATTCTCCGAGATGAGATCGATTGAAGATAAAATTTCTATTTTCACCTTTATTCTCTATCATCACATTGAACATATCTCTATACATTCTTTCACTATATTCTCTGTTTTGTTCTGGAGTTTCTAGTGGGATTTTGCTATAATGGAAGACATGAAAAGTCTCATCCGAAAAAGACTTTTGTACTAATCCAACTTGAGTGTCTTTACCACAACGATCTAGACCTTCAAAGATAATATATTTTTGCATATTTGTTATATCAGTTTTTTTACAATTGTTTTTACTTTAGTTTTATTCTTTGATGTAGAGTGTACACTCCTTCGAAAACTCCAAAGTAGTAATACCAATCAGATTTGTTCCAATCTAAAGATTGAATCTTTCTGATATCTTTGATTACGAAGGGTGGGAGAATTTCAGTAGAAGAATAAGCTTTAACTTCTATAATCTGTTTCTTTTGATTATAGAGATCATGATATTTAAGATCGCAGAATTTATATTTTCCAGTTTCGACTAAGTAAAGTTCTGCAACCTTACCCTGCAAAACTGAAGCTCTTAATTCATCATAGCTTCTGCCTCTTCTGCCCGGTCTTTTGAATATTTGATCGGTTTCTTCATCTACTATTCTATTTAGTAGATCTTTGTCTTTGATATTTTCTATTGTGAACACTAAAAATCTGAGTTTTTAATCACAATATCAAAGTTATTAAAGTTTTTAAAGTCTTCGCTATCAGCTTGTACTCTTCTCCAAACTGAATCTCCTGGCATATTTCGGGCATCTAGTCTTCTGATTCTCGTAAGTCTATCAATATCCAAATAAATTACCAAGCTTGATTCTCTGTCTTCACCCTTTACATGAGAAAGACCTACTGGAGTCATAATAAAGACCATTGGCTTTTCTGAATAGAATTGCTCTTTCGTGGTTCCATATCTCCAACCATTGAATTCAACCCACTCATACCATAGATCATTTTTCTGCATCTCTGTGAACTCTTCATCACTTAGAAAATAGTAATCTTTACCATCTACTTCTCCTTCACGAGGAGGCCTCGTAGTATATGAAATCGCATACTCGAAGCCTCTCCTTTGGAATTTTTTTCTGATGTGGTCCTTACCGCTCCCGGCCTTACCCACTAATATTATCCTGTTGCTCATTATTTTCTTCTATGAAATTTTTCATCAAGGTTTCGATACAGCTTTCAGCTTCATTTAATTTTTTAACTGCATCTATTATCGCGGATTTATCGTACTCATTAGTTCTGAGAAAATATACAGAAAGCTCTGCTAACGCTTCTTTTCTCTGAGTTTCTAGTGCAGATAATGTAGCTTCAAATACTAGGTTCATACTGTATGTTCTATTTGTACTCTAACACAATCTTGTGGTTGAGCTTCATTCATTAAAAAATTATTTACATATCCCATGATATTAGCAGAACCAATCGGATTAGCAGAATGAGTGTAAATCCGAGGGAATAATATTCCGGAGTTTCTTTTTTCATTTCTAGAAACTTCTTTATCATATTTTTCATAATAATAATCAACTAACCATTTTGCACAATCATATCCTGTCTTTTCTTCTATAAGATTATTATAGTCAAGTTTGTAATTAGGTGAAACATTGTTAAAATATTCTGACATTGCTATAGGACCTAGATCATGATCTAAGGATATTGTTTCAATATTTTCTAGTCCAGTTTTAGAAACTAGATCTACAAATTCCTCATAATTTCGGACTACTTTCCAGTTCGGATCCTTCGGAGTCCTCACGTCGTCCAGGTAAATATACAGCTTCGAATTCATATTTTTTCTTTATATTTTCATTTAAAAACTTTCCCATAGATTCAGAAGTTTTTAACTCTTCAAAAACTTCTTCGGGTACATCTTTATAGTGATAAATTCCACCAGACTTAAACTCTACAATAAGCTTTCTATCTGGATAACTATATCCTATCTTTTTAATTGTGCTTGATTCTACTTCTATCATAGTAAATGTGGTTTTGCTTCTGCTGCTCCAGCGTTTGTAACTTGTACAAATTCTGGATTATAAGTTTTTAAAGATTCTGAACCTGCATAAGAAAGTGCAGATTTAACTCCATCAATAAGTCCGTTCAAAATAAATTTAACACCACCCTTATACGGAACAACCGTAGATTCTCCTTCTACGTTTCGTTGAGCTTGACCGTGAACCGTTTTTGTTTCTAATGAAGCTGCTCCTCTATATCTCTTGTATAAACCATTAGGCTTTTCGATAATTTGCCCGGGTGCTTCATCAGTACCAGACAATAACGAACCTAACATTACCGAAGATGCACCGACTGCTAATGCTTTGGCAATATCTCCGCTGCTTCTGATTCCCCCATCTGCCATAATTGGAGTTTTAGCAACTGCTTCAATTTCCATAATTGAAGTTACGTTTGGAATACCAAATCCGGTCTTAACTCGAGTAGTACAGAGAGATCCTCCCCCTATACCTACTCTGAGACCGTCTGCTCCTGCTTCTTCTAAATCAATTGCAGCTTGAGCAGTTGCAATATTACCTGCAATAATGTCTACATGCTGAGGTAGAGCTTCTTTTAATATTTTTATCATGTCAATCACATTTTGATGATGACCGTGTGCAACATCTATTAAAATAATATTTGCTCCTGCTTCTACTAATTTCTTAGCTCTTTCTACGTCAGAAGCCATCACTCCAATTGCAGCCATAATTGGGATGTGTGGAATTTCTGAGTGCCAATCATCCAACATAATTCCCCAATCCTCATAAGGTCCTCCAAAACCGTCGCCATAGATTCTACCGTTCAAACTACGAACTATTTTTATCTGATCTTCAACCGACATGAATCGATGAATGCATCCTACACCTCCCATTAAGAACATCTTGAATGCCATTTCTTCTTCACAAACCGTGTCCATCGGAGAAGCTACGAAAGGATTCAAAATACCGTATCTTCTAGACACTAGAGTACGCAATTTTATTTTTTGTCTAGATGCAACTGTAGATAGTGCAGGTACTAACTGAATGTCATCGTAGGTTAAAGCAAGTTTGCTCATTTGTTATTGTTATTAGAAGTTTCTTTGATTTTCTTTTCAAGTTCTTTCAAGTCCTTTTTATACATTTCAGTAATATCAGACTTTTTCATTAATTCAAGTTCAGATTCTTTGTCTGTAACTTGTTTTAGAAGCTCTTCGTACTTTTCTAAAGTTAGAGAGTAGATTGGCATTCCAATCAAATATTGAAAACTTCCATCTACTTTATCAAATTTCATTTTTTCTAAAGTAGCTATAAGATCTTCTCTCTTTACTTTATTAACTTTGATCTTTTCTTCTAAAATACCCTTAATGAAGCGAGCTCTATTAGAAAGAATCATAAGTTCTCTTTCTATTTGTTCTATAAAATAGTCTTTTCTTTTCTGATAGTAACCCAATCTAAGATTAACAAAATAAGAAACTATCTCTTTTGCATTATTGAAGATTTTTAGCTTTCCTTGTTCGTCTATCACTGTAAGATTTTCGGTATCTCTTTCTTGCATTTTAAGAACTTCTGCAAGTTTTCCCTTGTCAATAAGTTCTTGAAGAGTTGCTCTGCTAAACTTTAGAGTGTAATTTATATCGTTAGAACAATTATCTTCATAACTAGATATGATATGTTTTTCTAAGAGATTATTAAGATGATTCTCGTATTTCTCATAGGTAAAGCTAGGAATAAGTTCTGTAATTTCTACAGTGGTAGTATTTTTAACTTCAAAAGAACCTTTGATATACCAGGTGCTTTCTCCTTCTTCGGCTTTTTCATAAGTTCCTCTAAAATTAGAACGCCAGGGAGGTAAGTCTTTTAACTTCTTTCCTTCTAGAACGCTAAGACATGCTTGAATAATATCAAGAGGATTTCGATTAAAAATATTAGTAGAAAATCCAACTGCAATTCCCGAACTTCCGTTTAGAAGAACAGTAGGAACGATCGGCAGAAAAAAACGGGGTTCTATTTCTTCTCCATCTTCATATCTTTTTTCTAAAAGTTCAAAATCTTTATATAAAAGTCTGAAATTAGGATGTAGTTTAGCACCAATATATCTAGGAGCTCCAGCTTCTGGACTTCTTAAAGAACCAAATTGACCGATCCCGTGTAAGAGTGGCATACTATTTTTAAAGGTTTGTGCCAAGTTTACCAGAGCAGATTCCAATGATGCATTCCCGTGGTGATACATTGTAGTTGCAGCTACATTACCAGCCAATTGAAAAAGCTTCATAGGCTTTTCATTTCCTGTTTTCCAAATCCGGTTAGCTGCATAAATAATCTTTCTCTGCGATGGCTTTAGACCATCTATCACGGAGGGAATAGCTCGACTTTCAACTACGTATTTAGCGTAATCTAAATATTCTCTATCGAAAAAATCTTCTACTGTTCTTTTCATCAAAATAAACTAATGCTTTTCTTTTCTTTCTTTTCAGGTTCTTTCTTCTCTGCCTTTGGCTTAGAAGGAGTTGGCTCTGGTTCTAATTCCTCGATAGGTTCGGGAGAAGTTCCTAATATTTTATATTTTCTAGGTTGAGAATCACCACCAAACCAAGTAGAAAATACACCTTTAAAATTCTTTCCTTTTTCTACCACGAAATATCTCGGGTTTCTGATGATCTCTTCATATTCATCATTTTCCAAAGAAGCTAAACCCTTTTTATATTCAATATCCCAGGAGTTGGTATTTGTCTTTTTACTCCAAGTATCAAATTCTTCTTGTGTATAAAAACTAAAGGTCTCTTTTTTGTTTTTAGCAACTAGTAGAGGAGTTTCTACTTTGCATATTCTTTCTTCTTCAAAAAGTTCAGGCCAATATTTGGCAAAGAAATTCATTAAAAGACCTGCAATACTCATTCCATCATGATCTTGATCGGTGTAGATTAAAATCTTTCCATATCTTAAATCCTTTGGAGATTCCCCCATTTTCAAACCAATAGAAGCAAGTAGATTCTTTACTTCTTGGTTTTGAATCACCTTTGTGTTAGGTACTTCCATTACATTAATGAACTTACCTCGTAGCGGAAATGCACCTTGATACTGCGGATTTCTATATTGTCTAAATGCAGAACTTGCAGAGTCGCCTTCAAATATCGAAAGAGTGCATTTTTCTCTGTCTTTAGATTTAGCATCAATCAATTTGATGATTTTTGCTTTATCGAGATTTTTGTTTAGAGCTCTGAGTTGTTTTCTTTCTTCTGCTAGCTGTTTTTGTTCTATCCAATCTAAAAGAGACTTAACAACCTCAGAAGTAAATACCTTTTTGACAAGGGCTTCTGTAACAGCATGTTCAGTTCCGAATTCTTTATATTCAGTAATCAGCTTTTCCTTTGTCTGAGATGAAAATGAACTATTAATTACGGTAGAATCGATGAACAAGAACATGTGATTCTTAATCTCCGAAGGCTTTACTTCAACTTTATACTTCTTTTTGATTTTTTCTCTTAAAGAATTACAGATTTGCCAGAAGATATATTCAACATGAGTACCTCCGTCTTTTGTTTCTACTGAATTTACGAATGATACTGATTGAAATCCCTGCCCGGAATGACCTACTCCGATTTTCCAGTTCTCTGATTCTTCATAGAAGATTTCAGAAACATACATTTCTGAATATTCTTTAAAAGACTTAAATTGAAATACTTCTCCGTCGAAAGTTATTTTGAGCTTGTTGTTACATGCTGCAATATCGCAAGCTCGTTTTCTCATTAATTGGTATGAAATTTCATCAATTCCATCCATTCCAGAAAATCTGGAAAAATCAGGAGAATAAAATATTTCAGTGTAGCCTCTTTTCTTATTAGAAACTTTAGGTTCGTTTCTGCGATGCATGTTATCGTAGAAATCTTGCACATATTCTTTACTACCATCACAAGTTGAAACTCTGAAATGATTAGAAAAGATATTTGTAAGAGTTGCCCCTACTCCATTAGTACCAGCAACTGTCCTATCTTCTGAATCGTCAAAGTTTGATCCTGTTTTCAGATTTGAAAAAATCAATTCTGGAATCCACTCATCATATTCCTTATGCTTTTGAACCGGAATTCCTCCGTTATCTGTAATTGAGATAGTACCGCCTTCTCTGTCTACTTTAACTTCAATCTGATTTAGCTTTGGATTTCTTTTATGTTCATCTACTGAGTTAGAGATAATTTCATCAAAAATCTTTAAAAAAGCTGGATTGTAACTGACTTTTTGTGTTTCAAAGTTTCTACTTTCATTTAAAAGATAAATTTCACCCTCGTGTTGTTTTACCGAGCCGATATACATACCTGGCCTTAAGAGGACGTGCTCTATGTCTGTAAGTTTTCTATATTTCTGTTCTACCGCCTTAGCCATTAGACACTATTAATTTACTTTTATATGAAAGTTAGACAATAAGTTTTAGGCTTTTGCCTCTGCTTGCATTTTTTTAAATAATTTTCCGGCGATGATTCGAGTTTCTTGCGGAAAATTATCTGATCTACTCATCCATTCTAGATAACCTGAATCATATTCAAAAACTTCTTTAACTTCTTTTCCGAAATATTTTCCAAAGTTATAGATTATTTTTCCTTCTTTGAGTTTGAATTTTCCACCTAAATCTGCAAGTGTTTCTCTTTCAATTGAAAGATTATCTATCATTTCTATCGAATCTAAAGAATAAACTTCTTTCTGCTTTTCGAAAATTTCTATAGTTGCTTCAATATCACTTTGAGCACTGTGAGCATTCTCCAAAATCTTTCCAGTAAATTTGGTATAAGTTGCTTCGAGAGTTCGAGGTTCCATTTTAGAATAAATCGAAAATGCATCAACTATTTTAACTTCTCTGTAGTTATAAGTAATTCCAGCTCTTAAGAGTTCTTCGACTAAAATAGGTAGATCAAATTTGGTTACATTATAACCTCCAATATCACAGCCTGAAATAAAACTGAATACTTCTACTCCCAAATATGAAAATGTATCTTCATCTAATAGAATTTCATCTTCAATCCCATGTTTTCCTAGAGCACCTTCTGAAGATTTTCTTCCTTCTGGATTAAATCTAGATTTCCACATTTTCCTTTCACCGTCTGGCATAAGCTTAATCATACACAGTTCAATGATTCTGTCTTTGGCAATGTCTAGACCTGTAGTCTCTACATCGAAAAATACGATGGGTCTTTCTAAGTTCATATTACAATATAAACAAGAAAAATGAGAAGAAAAAATTATCCAAAAAATTAAATAGATGATGACTGCTTAACGCAAATAAATCTTTAATATGGTATTATAATAGATTAAGATCTATCATTAGAGTTAAACAGATTATTCGCTGCTTAACCTACCTACTACCCCTAATGATCTACCCGTATTTGGATCAGTTATAATTACTTTCATCTGTCCCATAGACTGTGCTATTCTATTTGCTAACATAATCATGCTTGCTTCTGAAATTTCAGTAGCTTTAGATGAACCACCGCCGGTTTCAATATTAATAAGAGAGCTACTCTTTTCCTTTTCAAGATCGATAAGCTTATCAACTAATCCTTTAACTGCTTCAAAACTTTGAGAAATTCCAGGTTGATTGAATTTCTGCATGATCTTCAACTGATCATTAAGTGCAGTCATTTTAGCTACATTAACGCCGTTAACAGCATCAATATAGTCTTCCATTGATTCTGCGATATCTTCAAAAGTTCTTGCAATTTTTTGGAGAGGACTTTGCTGAGATACAATTTTAGATATGAAGTCATTCATACCTTTCATACCTAAAACAATCTCGTCGATTACGGTAACGGGTCTTCCGCTGCCCCCTATTAGACCACTAATGAATCCGGGTGATTTTGCATTTCCTACAAAAACACTTGCATACTGACTTGCAATATTCTTAAACTGATCGAACTCATTTTTGGCATAAGAAGTTTGATCTCCTAATTCTTCCATTGCATCGTGTAGATACTCAGTAGAATCTGTCAATGCTTCTATTAACTTAGATGGAGGTAAAAAGTTTGTAGCAGCATTTGAATTTACAGATTGAATGAAAGCTATCATCTGTGTAGTTGCGCTACCCAGAGAAGAATTTATAGAAGTAAGAGGGCCTGAAAATGCTTTAACTGCATTTGCGAGAGCAGATACCGCTTTAGCTGCGAAGTCGACATTTTTTCCTTGTGCAGCTAGAGTCAAAATAGCATTATACGGACTTACTGCTTTAGATCCTTCTTCTTTCATTCCTCCTCCACCGAATAAAAAATCGCTAACTTTACCGATTCCGCTAGATACAAATCCAGCCACGGCAGTTCCTGCTGATGCAACTCCACTAGCTAATCCACCACCCGCGATTGCAGCTGAAACTGCTGCAATACCAGCAGCCAAAGAAACGAGGCCTCCCCCAAGTGCTATTAAATTGACCGGACCGACTTCTGCAAGTTTAACTACAAAATTAGTAATAGCAGTAAAGAATGATACCATTCCATTAATGATAGCTCCAGCTAATTTACTAAATAAATCAATCATTTTAGAACCAAAATAATAAATTGCATCAGTTGCTTTATAAATCAATCCGCCAGGTTCAAATAAACTAGATGGGAGCAGTGTAAAAATCCAAGCTACTCCTACAATAGCTAAAGCAGAAAGAAGAACTGCAAGTATACCAAACCCGAATACTGCAGGCGTTAATGTCGTCATCAATAATCCTAAGCCTGCCAACAATACTCCCATAATTCCTAAGCCTACCGCTGCACCTAATGTGAATTCTATACTAGGAGCTCTAAGTTCGTCTGGAAGATAACTAAATATCCAAGAAACTGCTAGAATAACTCCTGCTATAGCTACAGCCGCCAATACAGTTTTGATAATATCTCCATATTGCATAGTTGCGGTTACTTTAGAAAGGAGAGCAAAACCTATTCCAAAAATAGCTACAGCTAATCCAGCGCCTAGAGAAAATTCTATACTAGGATATTTCATTGCATCTGGAAGATACTGAAACAAGAAAGCAGTTGCTAAAATTATTCCGGCTATTGCTATCATCGACAGAGCTACCAAAGCCACAGTTTTTAAAGAAAGATCTTTGGTGTATTTAGATATCATAATAAAACCAAAAGTAAAGAGTGCTAGAGAAAGTCCTGCTTTAGCTGCAAAGAGTAAATCAGGAGCATTTTCCGGTCCTACTTGTGGTAATGCCTTAAAAATATATGCAGTAGCTACAATAGAAGCTGCAATTACTATCATCGCTATTCCTGCTATTACTATATCTTTTAAAGCTAATCCTTGATCTTTTAAAGCCTTTAACAGGGCATACATACCAAAACTAAAGGCAAGTACGGCTAGACCAGATCCTGCTGCCCATAGTAAATTAGGAGCTTGTTCAGGTCCGACTTGTGGTAATGCCATAAAAATATATGCAGTTGCTACAACAACTCCTGCTATAATTACCATGAGCAAACCTGCATTTAGAGCAGTTTTAGTGTCTAGTGGATTTCCTTGCAATGACTTTAGTAAAAGGGAAAGTGAAAAACTAAACGCAAGTATTGCGAATCCAGAAGCTAATACCCACATGGGGTTTGGTGCATTTTGCGGAGAAAGACCGCCTAAGAAAGCAGCGGCTGCAAAAATTGCACCTACTGCAACAATGGCTCCAGCCACTACTACCATTAAAAGTCCCGTATTTAGAATGTCCTTTTTGGTAACTCCATCTTCTGCGAAGCCTTTTGATATTTCAGCAAAAGCAAAAGATGTAATGCCTACTACTGCGATAAAAGGTAAAAATTTCAGAACATCTAAAGGAGTTACTATTGCATTAATTGCTGCGATAGCACCCGCGAAGATTATTAAAGCTCCTGCAATTAATGCTAAACTCTTTGCAGTTTCGCCAAAATTTGAAGCTGCTGCAACTATTTTTTCTTTGGCTGACTTCCCTTCAGTTACGCCAGAATCTGATTTTTTATCTTTAGAAGATGACTGAAGAATAGCTTTAATCTCGCGTAAAACTTTGTTTGAGTCTTTGGCAACTTCAAGTTGTTTTCTATCAACTTCTACGCTCCCAATCGCTATCTGTTCAATGCGTTTTACACTTTGATTTGTGTCCTTTGAAAGGACTTCTATTTTCTCCATCACACCAAGTATTGCAGCTTGTTGTTCAAGAGCCTTTTTTTCGTATCCTTTATCGAGAGCCAACCTTCAAAGATGTTTTTTTATATATTAGAATTTAGGTCTACTAAATTTAGGCATTTTAAGTCCGCTTGTCATATTTTTAGCCATTCCCATATATTTACCTACGTCACCTCCACTAGAATCTTGTTGCTGGCCATAAGCTTTTCTCTCAGCATCATTCTTCTGTTTAAGCAATTCGGATAATTCTTTCATAGTTATTTCAAACTCATAGAAAGGGAGGTTCTCTATTTCACTAGGCTGAAGCCTGATGTGGTAATAGAGAGCCACCTTTGCTTTAAAGTAGTTCTCCAGAGAGATCTGAAATAACGAAAAGACCTTTGATGCCTCCGGGAAAGGTTATCGGCACTGTGACCTCCCCGTCACAGTTTCCACACTGACATGTTAGCTCTTGTTTGACTCCGACTCTTATTTTTTCTGCAAGTCTATATACTGTTGAATATTTGTTGGCTGACCATCCGTTAAATTCAACATTTGCGTTAAAGATTCCGTTTTTATCAAAACCTCTCCAATCTCTTTGTAGATAAGGTAAGAGTTGCAGGAATGACTTATCCCAATTTTCTTTCTTCTCTTCCTTTTCTTTAATATATTCAGTGACTGTTCTCATCACCCCGATTGTAGGAGGAGCCATTACAATAGTTCCTGATGACTTTGTTTCAAATTTAAACGCTCTATATTCCTCATCATAGTACTTATCGTACTCATCTGTATTATAATACTGTAGAATATTAGTTCTCAATTCATAAGAATTATCATTCTTACAATTGTTACATTTGGCATTGATCATAAGCCGGTTTTCGCCGGTAGCAAAAGTTAATTCTCTAATAGACAAGATAATAAAAAGTCTGTCTTCTTCTAGAATATCTTTATGACTACCTCTTCTTCCGCCATATTCAATTCTACAACAAGAATTCAAGATTGAATTCAGTTTTTCATCTACATCAAGAATACTATTTTCATCCATTGTAGAGAATTCTCTAATTTCTAGAACTCTTGCAGCTCTAATTGAAATTCTCATATCATTACGATAAAATCTTCCCTTTGATGGGAGATTAGTCATTAAAAGATTAATGTAACCGATTCTTTCGTTAACTTCTTTAAGCTCCTCTTCTTTATCTCTGATGTGAGAAGTTACTCTACCGAGTTTAGGTTCGGGTGCTTCAGTTTCCTGTACATATTCGGCATCATATTGCACAGGTGAGCTTTCCAATTCTTCAATCTCTTTCTTTAGAGATTCTTTGTAATCGTTATTGTTTTCCATTTTCGTGATAGTTACTGATTATTTGTTTTACTTTATCCCCAACAAAACTTTTTTGTTCTGGGTAATTTTCTTCAATATCTCTTTTTATAAGTTCTCTTATATAAAAAGAAGCCGGCACTGGTTTTTCTCCCGTTTCCATAGACCTGGCTGCAATTATAGTATTTAAAGCCCGAAGATCGTTTTTGGAAAGCAAAACCTGTAGCTTTTCAGTTAGGGTTTCTTTCTGCATATATTATTAGATTATTAGATTATATATCTAACTGAATGCAAATTTTTTTGTTATCTAAAAACGTTTATTGATAAACTTCCGGCAGCCTGAAGACCTGATTCATTTACTTTAGACATTATAGATTCTTTTGTCTGTGATTTTGTTTTGCTTGTAAAATCATCTTTAGCTTTAGTAGGTTCTACCGAACCTTTCATGGGATCTCCACCTGGAGATTCTTTAGGCATTTCAGGCATTACAACACTTACGGCTTTTGTATCAGTTACAGATTGATCAAGTATCGAAGAAGTTCTTTGTGGACTACCTTCTTTGACAGCAGAATCTTTGATTTTTTTAAATTCTTGATTTCCCTTTTGCGTATCACTAAAATCACCCTTACCTATTTTACCACTATTGTCTTTATAATTCTGCTGAGTAACTGATGAGTTAGAATTAGCTAAAGATTGATTAACTTGATTTCTAACTTGCGAAGAATTCCCGGAAGGATCTAATTCTTGTCGAGAATATGCATCAAAGTTTTTGCTCGAAGCAAGATTCGAATTGTTTCTTATATCACTATAATCAGAATCTTTCGGTCCTGGGACTTTCATATTTCCAAGAGAACTTATAGGATCAGAAACCTTAGATTGATTAACAATATCAGGAGCTTTTAAATCTCTGAGAGGGGTTTCTTTTGGATAGGGTGAAGTATAATTAGAATCTACCGGGGTTTTAACGAAAGACTTAGCAGCTTTTGCACTTCCCGCAGCCGATTTATCCAAAGAAATTGATTCTGGAGCTTTATAAAGCTTTGGATCTTTTTTGTAATTAAGTTCTCGGTTTGGAACTTGTGAATTAGGTGCATTAAGCATTGAATTAGAATCCGAAGAATAATCAGATTTTGCAGAATCGTTTCCCGCTGTATTGCTCTTCGTGTCTTCATCACCTCCCATCACAATCTGTTTTAGATCAGATAATTTAGGCTTCTCTTTTGAAGTTTTAGAAGAAGCAGATCTGGACTTCATCGCTTTAGCCATAGCATAAAAAAGGGTCCTTTCGGACCCTTATAAATTTTGTTTAATTAAACTAATTCTTCGATCCAGTAGTCGCTTCTATAACTCATAGATACCGCTGCTGGGTCTTGAGTTTCATAATTCAATTCATCGGCAAATGTTGGATTTCCAGTAGGAAATGCATCTTTAAAAGTTATCTTTCTAAATACATCTCCTGCTCTGTTATATTGAAGAACGATAATCGTTCCAACATAATCTTTCTTTAATCCCATTTCCCCGGTTGCTGGATCATAGATTAGCTTATACCAGTCTTGCATAGATTTGTAAATATAAGCTTCGTTAGCATCATTCAAGTTAACAGTAAAATCCATACTTAGATCTACATAAGTTTGTCCTGGCATACCTGCATAACTTCTATCAGCAAATTTATATTTCTGTCCAACTGCTTCAAATGCAGGATTTACAGCATCTAGACCGCTGATTTTAATTACATGTTGAAGAACCAGACCTGTGTCAAATCCAATACCCGCAGGAGGGAGCATCGTAACTTCAAATAGGTTAGGTTGTACCGTTTCAAACTTCTGAATAGAAGCTTTAGCTTGAGTATAGTGTGGTAATGGCATCCTTTTTTATTTATTTTGTTTAGGCATTTCCTGATTGAATTTGGCCAGTTCTTAAGATAGTTGTTCTTGTTACCAAGATTTCCATACCTTTTACTGGTTCGATGAATGTATCTAGAATACCGATATTTCTATCAATAACATCTGGAGTATTGTTTGTTTCGTCCATGATATTTCTAAATGCATATACACCATTTTCTGATTGTACGGTTGTCATGAAGTTATCAGCTAAAGTCTTGATTTCTAATCTTGTCTGAGCAGTATTAAATTCAAACAAGTAGTTCCTCAAGATTGCGGCCAATCCATCTTGAATGTAGATTAGAACTTCTCTAACGTGTGCAGATGATAGAGCACTTACAACGTTTTGTTGTGCAGTTTTGTTACCGAAGATTACCAATCCACTTCCTGGTTGGAATACAATTGGATTCAATCCAAACGGTTCAACGTTATCTCTATCAGTTTTGCTTAAGTTGTATTCAACTCCAACTAAACCTCTACCCCCAAGTACCCCTCTTCTAGTTCCGGCCACAATTGACCAAGGAAGAGCTGCAGTATATTTGTCGATATAGTTATTAGAAACATAAGCAGCTGGTGGAACTGTAATGTTGCTTCCATTTTCTCTAACCACTAGGAATGGGAAGTAGAAAGCTCCATAGCTAGAACCTTGTGTTATGCTAGGTAATGAATATCTAACAGTTGGGTTATTTGAAAGATTACCACCAGTAGAAACAAAGTAAGTATCAAACTGTCCTAATATATTCAAGAATGAAGGATCGGTGCTCTTCTTAAAGTTTGCTACTGAAGGAGCGTTTGCAAGTAAGAATGCATTTTGTCTTTCTTTTGCAAGAGTAAATAATAGTGCTTTATCTCCAGCTTCGATTCCGTTTCCGAATGTATCTACGATATATCTGTAAGAAATATTGTCTTTATCGATTAGAGCATTAAATAAGTTAGTTCCAGATAAAGTATCGTATATGATATTATTCTGTTGGTCATTAGTACCATCAGGCATATTATAAGAACCTAATGCAAATCCGTCTAGAGTGAAAAGCTCATAGTAGTTAAACCATTCAGTAACAGGGTAGTATAATTCTACAGTGTCTTGTCCGCCTATTGTATTGATGAAGATTTCACCAGTACATGTAATTTTAAGAGCATTTTGTGGTGTAGGGTGTGAAGGATTTGTAAAGTTACTTAAACCGACTACTTCGGTGATCCTAGTTAATCTAGAAGAAATCCCAGAAGCAGTGTTTCCTACATTTTGAACTAAGTAGTTTCCTACCAGAACATCTGCAGAATATGTAGAACTTACGATGACTTGGTTTGCTCTTAGAGTACTTCCAGCATTTGTAGAATCTTCTAAAACATCCATTGTTATGTTAAGAGAACCTGCAAAGGTTTGAACTCCGAATGTACCGTTAGTATAAGGTACTTCAGCAGTATTGAAGAAAAACTTACCTCCCTGATTAATTCCGAAATCTGCGTCATCAGTAACTGGTGAAGTGAAAGCTGCATCTTCATAAGCATTTACAGTAAATACTGGGAGTGGGTATAATTCGTCTGAAATAGGTATTTCATCTATTCCACTATTGTTGGAATAGATATAATCTTTGTTCTCTGCGTTAAAGTCTAGATATAGAGTAGCAGAAGTTGCATATGTTGCTCCGAATTCTGCTTTATCACCATCAGTAACAATCCCGTCTTGTGCAGCTTCATATAGAGTAGAAGCGGGTCCTGCAACAATAGTACCAGTATCTCCGTCTTCTTGAGTTACAAAATTCATATCAACAGGATTAATAAATTTAAGGGTTCCACTTGCATTTGGAAAATCTGCAGCACTAAAATTACTAGAAGTATCGCTTTTTACACTGGATACTGCAAAAGTAGCTTGCGTAGAAGTAGAAGTTTTAAAGATAACAGGTACTGCATAACTTCCAGTCGCCGTTAGAATATACGTACCTACTGTTCTATCGCTAACATCAACGTTAGCAGTCATTCCTGTGATTACATTATAAAGAGCAAGGTTACTTGCTTTAGATACGCTAAATTCTATATCTCCCGCACTTTCTGGTAAAATCGTGCACCCAGATAGAGAAACCGAATTAACAGTACTTACGTTTCCTGCATAGCTAAGATCTGATACAATGGTTCCTTTATACGAAAGGAAGTCTACAGTTTCAGGTTTAAGTCTTTCGAGTTCGTGGCCTACTAGGTCAATTCCACCATTTACTCCATCGATAACCAGATCAAGATCAAACATTGCAGTGTTTATTGCACAGAATAAACCGGTTGCTGCAGTATCTGCGTTAATTAGAGTTTCAATATACAAGTTATTACCTTGAAGATCTGTAAATTCAGGGATTAAACAACCTGTGTATGTTGAAAGGAATTGAACTTGTGGAAGATTCAAGAATTGAGCAACTGAAGTATCAGTTACATCACTTGGAGAAAGTTTTCTAACCAAACCTCTTTGCTTGTCAAAATATTGAGCAAAAGAAGGATCTGAAGAGAATCTTTCGTAAGGATAGGTTGCAGTTGCATCAGCACCGAAATCTCCACCCATTACAAGCACATCTACCATAAAATCTGAAATATAACTTTCAGGGTTTAAAAAGCTTGGAATATTTGCAGATCCGTACCAGTCTTGAACTGTAACGTTGAAACCTCTTACGTTATCTGGAGCAGCTTTTCTAACAAGAACTGTTAGCTTTGACTGACCAAGATTTACGAAGTTGAATAATTTGTTGAAAGGAGCCGAGTCTGTCGCTCCAATGTTTGTTAAAGTAGCTGCTTCTTCTGGATAGAAGAACTTATCTTGATTGTAGTAACCAGAGTAGAGTGCGTCTGTGGTGTAACCTTCGTTAGCCGAAGTTGAACTACTAGAGAACATATATGCCTCATCGTAGTCTCCGGTGCCATCGGTAGCGTTGTTTAATCTCAATAGGTTAAGAGCTAGAATTGGACCTCTCTCCAATGCAGTTAAACAGCTTCTGTGGAAGTAACTTTGTTTTCTCTCATCAGCTCTGCTGATGTCTCCGAAAACACTTCTAAAGAAACCTGAATCTGGACAAAACACTGGAGTATTAAAAGGACCTTTTCTAGAAAATCCTACGATAAGTCTTAATTGTTCAGCTGGAATAGCTACGGTTTGACTTTTGTCAAACTCCAGTCTATATACACCTGAAGATTTGAATGCAGCAATTTGAGGACTTAATGCCATTTTTAGTTAGATTTTTTTTATATATCTTCGCGGAATAGCTTTTTGTATTCTTCTATTTATATATCAAACTAGATCGTAAATATCATAAAAAAGATTACCGTCATCTTTATCTCTTGCCAATAATTCATCAATCACATTTTGAATACTTTTATCTACAAGGTCATATTTTTCTTCTACAAAATCAGAAAAGTCAACGGTATGAAAAAATTCAGAAACGTTTACACATGACATTGCTAAATCGTCATTTCCTAACATTCCTTCGTAGCTTCCGGTTGGTGTTTTACCGAAACTAATACACTCGGTAATTGTGTGTTTGTGTTCTACTGTAATTCTATTTTGCGAAACATATTTTTTAAAATTTTGACAGAAGATTGATTTGTTATCTCTTTTTAGTTTTAATCCGAATTTAAGCTGTTTGGCATCTGCTCTATGTTTAAATTTGACTATCATTTCTTCATCAAAATCATTCTTGGCTGGAAAAATAGTTTCCATTCTTCTAATCAATTCGGATCCAAACATATTCCACTCAATAACCATTTTAACGTTTTCTGGATCAAAAATATTAAATCCTAAAACATATAGAATTTTACTAAATTCTTCTATTGTGTGCTCATTACTTCTGAAAACTCCTATCTGCTTCAATCCAAAAAAGTCGATAAAAGTACCAGGATTTTTGATATTCTTAAAGTCTTCAGTTGGGATAACATCAATACTGAAGATATTAATTACTGAATAGTCTCCACCGTTTCCTTCTGCGATATCTACAGAAAGAACCCAGTATTCTCCGTCTTCTCTTGTTCTATCAATATCGAATTCAGGATGCCAGACCAGACTGCTATAATTAGTATCAATGTCATCTAACTCATAAAATTCATGATGAACAAAAGCTTTTTCTCCAGCCTGTAAACGTTTAATAGTAGAAGGCCCTAAGAGTAGATTAGAACTAGCGATAAACTGATTGCCATATTGTCTGTTGAAAGCTTCTTCTGTTCCAAGATTCGCTACTTCTCTTTTCATCCATGCATCATCCCTGCCGGGAACTTGCCACCAGTCTACTCGGAAGGGTGCATATTCATTTTTACCGTTTATCGAAGTAGTATAGAGATCGTAGAATTTGTTAAAACCATTTGGAGTACTCGTTATGATTACTCTAGAGATTTTTGAAGATGAAATTGTAGGATAAACGTTTTCGTAAAATATGTCCAAGAAACTTGAATGGATGTGTGCAAACTCGTCCATAAACAACAAGTGAATGGTAAAACCGATTGCTGCCTTTTTAGTTGTACTCTGACCGATGATACGACAGCCATTATCAAACTTCATATTAAAGACGTCATTCTTTACGACACCAGGTTTCAAAAAGAAAGGTAAATTGTCAAGAATTACTTTTGCCTTATCAATAATTTCTCTAGTAGTTGCGCCTTTGTTAGAAAGAATCAAAGCATTTTTGTCATAGTTAAATAAGACATACCATGCAATATAGATAGAAGAGCATATTGTCTTTCCTATCTGACGACTTGCGAGACATATTGAAAATCTATTATCTTGAAAGTGATTCAACATTTCATGCTGATAATCTCTGAGAACAATTGTTCTAAGACCTTCATCAGTCATTACAGTGCAGTAGTTATCGGCAAAATAACATATATCTGATGCGCATTTTTTAATTTCTTCAATTTCATGTGCAGTATAATCAAAAAGTATATTTCCCTTTCTCAAATCAGGATTACCTTCATAGAAAGGAGTTCCACCCTTGGGTTTATATCCTTCGTCGAGAGCAAGCATAAACTGGCTGACTTTTTCACTGCTCCAGGAAATTCTTTCTTCAAGATCTCCCTTTGGGACTACTAGCTGTACTTCGCTATCTTTATACTGTGCTGGCATATTAATCTTCGTCTTCTTCTGGAGTTACGTCTTCTATTTCAGGTGGTTGAAAATCAAGCTCTTCTTCCGGTTTTTGTTGTATACTCTTCATTAAATCCTTTGTTCCTCTTACTGACATTCCCCCATCAGAGTTTGTATTTTTAGGACCTATTGCTTTCTGGGGACTTGAATGATAAACATCAATATCTCTTCCTATCTTTTTAATATTTTCTTCAGCTGCCATCATGTACATAGTTTGGCTTTTGATAATATCTAGAAGAGTCTTCTGCATTCCACCTAAAACTTCAAACATACGAGGGTGCATTTCGCCATCGTCTATGTTTCGAAGCATTGTAACAATTGCTCTTTCGGCAGCCTCCATTTGAAAGATCAAAGAGCTTAAAGCCATTTTATCAAGTTCAAGTTTGGCTTTGATGTATTCATGATCTTCAATAATTTCTTCTGAAAGATACAATTTTAAAAGACCGTCCATGAGCTTTTTTGCTTTGGTAAGAGTCCTTGCCTTTGTTTCAGTATAATCTACATAATCGGTAGTTCTCTTGGCTACATCATCGATATTTTCTTCATCGTAACCAGGAACTTCGAGTGGTAGATCGTCGTGAATTAGATGATCGATTTGGGATCTAAGTTCTTCTTTTCTTTTTGACATATAATTATTTATCTAGGGTTAGAAACTCTGCTTAATCTGAGTTGAGGAGTAGCATTGTCTACTAGCTCCGCAAGATCTGTATTCTTAACAACATATTGAGAAAGTACAAGAGATTGTTCTTCTACTTCAATAGGCTGAGTAAATATTCTAAAATTGGTAAATTGCATATTGCAACCATAAACTCCCCACTCCCCGTTAGAAGCTAGAGTAACTTTTGATGAAGTCTGATATGTAGACGTATAAATGTTTTCGAGCTCTACGTTTCGAGTAGGATCGCTAGAACCTAAAAGGGTTTGTGATTTCCATAAGAATAACGAAAGCTGTTGGAAAACATTCGAGAAATTTATTACTACTGCATACCATTGATTATTTGAAAGAGAAGCTGAATTAGTCGTCAAATTAAAGACATATTTCATACTGTTTATCTCTATCACATAATAATTCTGCGTATAGCTTACCCCGAATAAAACTGAAGAATTTAACTCATAATTAAGAAAATTACATTTTTCTTCTTTATGCAGTCTAGCAGTTGGTGTAATGGTAGAGCTTACATAATCTTTATCAATAGTGTACGATGAAGATGAAACTTCAACTATCTCTGCTAAACCATTATAATCGGATGTGCCTTCAATAACTACATAGTCTCCTACTGCATATCCAGTAGCGGAAACGATTATTTCTGCTAATCCGCCGTTATTAGATATCGAAGTGATACTTACGTTTGAATAGATAGGTTTGGTAAATCCAGGTTTGAACCAGTACGTGAAACTTCTACTATCTGCTTCGGAAATTCCGGAATTGTATCTATAGACTATTCCTCTTTCAGCTGATGCGAGCGAAGAAAGTCTATAATAATATTTTCCTACTACAGTCCAGTTATTGTAAATCTTCTCTTCTTTGATGATTAATTTTTTCAGAAGAATTCTTCTTACATAATCATTTCCTTCGGTTCCTACAGTCTTATATTCTTGTGGTTTAGTTATGATCTTTTCTTCTTTAATAACTTCTGGTTCAAAGTCATCCAGATTAGAAATAAGGGCTTCCACCTCATCTTCTATGTTTTGATCACTAAATGCAAAATTACCTCTTTGTTGATATGTAACTAAGCCTACTCTCCAGTAACTAGAATCATACATAAAATCATCTGGTCTTGCTACGCTGTTAACTTCATAAAGTTTCTGCATAATAGGAAAATAAAGATAATCTCCCTGTTCTGGTTTCTTTTTTCTTCCAAATATCTGTTCAAATTCACTCTTTACTACATGAATCTCGAAAACATCCATTGCATAATCCATCATCAAAGGATTAAATGCAATCTCTCTCGTTGGTAATTCATTGTCTGGGACCATGATTTTTACCTCTGCGGATTCAATCACATTAAAAAGTGTATATTCTTTTAGAACAACGTCTTTGCTTCTTTGATCAGCTTCAGTCTTGTAATACTGAACACAAAATCCAAAAATATCAGATACTGCTTTACTTAAAAACTTATATGTAGAAATTGCTCCTCCGATATTATATGGATTCCAGGTCTCATTCCCGCAGCACTCTAAAACCAGATTGTTGCATACATTAGCTTCATCACCGGAACAGCATTCATATTGAGGAACAACTACGAGAGTGCCTTGCTCTGTTAAAACTTCTAAAGAAATGCTTTCAAATGTGAGTTCATGACCAGATTCTAAAGATTCAACGGTATACCTATACTGAATCCAAAATGGATTATTAGGATCTAAATTAAGAGAATACAGATTCTCATCAGTTAAATTCAAATAGTCTGAATATGTAACATCATCAATGGACCATCTGAACTCTTTTTTGAAGTAGTTATAAGCATCCTCTCCTATAACCGAATCTGTGTATGACAAGACTGAAACTACCCTTTCATAAGGAGCTATGAGAGTAATTAAAATTGATTCTCCGACTTCGTTTACGGTATTACTTGAAACTGCCAAGACATTTGTGTTTTTTTATATATCACAAATTCTTATAGTCGGTCAAGACTAGTAACAAAGTGTCGTCTTCTTCAAGCTTTGGATCAATTAAGGCGTATAATTTATCAAGAAAAATCATTTTAGAATCTTGATCTTCTATTTCGTCTTTTAAGAAAAGTTCAGTTATATAATCTTCAAGTTTCTGTAAAAATTCACTAGTTCCAATTTTAAAATAGGGGTCTCTTTGAAGATATTTGTTGCTCAAAAACCCTAAATTCATCATCGCTTTATTAAAAGATTCGAGTTCTTTTTCTGTAAAGAATTTAGGAAGATCTAAAACCCCATATTCTACTGAATGTTCTAGCATAATGACTTCTTGATCATCTAAAGTACTATAAACTCTTCCTGTAAAAATTGAATTAGAAAGAAAGATCTTAACTATTCTCAAATTCTGAAGAGCATTCAGAATATTATTGATAAAATAAACAGAATCTACATCTTGTGCTATCTCAGATTCAGTCATCTTAGACTGTTTCTTTAATCTTGTAGAATAAGGTCTTTTAGATATTAGTTCTTTAAGATCTTTAGGTAAGATGAAGAGAGATTCACCATTTGATTCGTTTTTGGTCTTTACTGCTCTGGTTCTAATATCATTAACTAGCTTCAGATCATATGCACATGACTTGTACAGAATTATTTCTATCCAAACAGGTACTTCCCAATGATTAATTTCATTCTTTAGCTCCATTAGAAGTTAATTGTTTTTCAATCGACTTTAAAGATTCAACAACACCTTCTTGATTAAACTGTAGAGCTTCTTTATATTCTCTTTCTCCTATCTGATTAATTTGAAGAAATAAATTTAGCGCTTCCGGTGAAGGCGAGTAATTTTTTTGATTCTTCTGATTCTTCTTCAACTTAGTAAAAACCCAACCTGGAGTTCTTTTATATTGTCGACCTACTTTTCTCCAAGAATCAGAAACTCCAAGAGAAGAAATTCCCAATCTGTTAAACATTTGAGCTTGAATAGGATATTGAATAGACATAAATCTATTCAGCATAAAGTTGTGCTTAACTTTATCGTAGCTCTTTAAACTTTCGTACTTATTGTTCTGCTCAAAAATTACCTTTATAAAATCGAAAAGTTCCATCTGTTTATATATTTTAGAATAAAGAGTCAGAAGGTTTACTCTTCAAGATGAAGGACCTATCTTCTTCGCCTCCTTCTTCAAAGAAGTTAGAACTGGCCGGTCTGTAATTTTCAGTTAGATAAGAAGAACCTTTTAGCAATTCGTCTTTAGAAGATATTGCTTCAAAATTTGGAATTTTTAAATCTTGCATTTGATCAACTAATTCAAACATTTGATTTGTAATTTCTTCTGGAATTGATCTCTGATGCAAAATAACTAAATGTGTGTTGTCTTTGATATTTTGAAGAATTCTATCGAAAGGCATTTTGTCTGCATTTAAGTGTTTTACAATTAAATTGCAGATTTGTCTTTGATATTCTTCATCATACAGGTATTCTATCTTAAAGGTACCGTACTTTTTTTCAAACTCTCTAAAAATCATTTCGGCTTTCTTGTCAGAAAGTCCGTAATTTCTAGTTTTGTCATCTTTAGTTACTTGATAGTAGTAAACTGGCTTTACATTATCTCCAGCATCTCCAGTTAAAACCTTTTTAAATGCGAATTCTCCAGGATGAATTTCTTCTAAATTTAACTTAGAATCTTTAATCAAAGATTTCAAACCATTGCGAATGATGTTATCTCCTTCAACTGATTTTTGCATATCAAAAATATCAGTGACTTGATGTTCTTCTCTTTCTAACCAATCAGAAAAACCCTTGAATACACAGAGTTTTTTGTGCGTGTTTGAATAGAAGATAGTGTAAGATCTGGTAGATTGATTGTAATTTACAAGCTGAAGTAAATCTCTATCACCAGAAAAAACAATTACCGGCTTTTCTCGGTAGTTAGCATTTACTGACCATGCAAAAATTAGATCATCACCTTCAGCTCCATTTACTTTATGTAAAATAACCCCCTTTGATTTTAAAAATTCTTTAAAGTCTTCGCCACCTTTTACAAAATTTTCCCAATTGATAGATTCATCAGAACTTCGATTACCTTTGTATTCGCTTTGTGGATAAAAATCTTTTCTCCATGATTTTGAATCTATAGTAAAGACCACTTGATCTACCATAGTTCTAAATTTTCTAATCTCAGATGCGAAATCTGTTGCAAGTTTTCTTACGAAAATTCCTACATCGGCTTTAGTCTCTAAAATCTTTCCTTTGTTTCTCGGTAAAACGTATAAGGTTCTAAACAGAAAGTAGTTTCCATCTATTACCAACGTGTGTTTTTTGTTCATATACAAATATAATAAAAATTTTCGAAAACGAAAAACTTTTTGAAAACTATGCCCCTTTAATTATTGTTTGTAATTCATAAACACAAGCCAACATTGTGATAACTGGATCTATGACTTGGCTTCTCATCGATTGATATTTGGCCACTGTAATGATTATTTGTGGAACTGCCTTTTCATAAGTAGGTTGTTCAGTTTTAATATAGTCAATAAAATCATTTCCTAGGGAATTTAAAACATCATCTACTCGATTTGAATATTCAGAAGCTAAATACTGATAGTTCTTAATAGGATCTACATTTTGAAATACAAGTTCAAAAACATCTTTATAGATAGAATTGAACTTTTTAATATCTTCTAAAGTGATGTTTTTTAATCCCTGACTATAATATCCCTGGATAGTATTTAAAACACTTCTAAGATCTGGAAATTTTCTCTTGACTAATTCTAAAATTGCGTGCTTATCTATCGTAATGCCTTCTTCTTTACAGATGTGGTTTATTCTCAGTATGTATTGTTTTACTAATTCATTCTCTTCATCTTTTGAAAAATCAAAATTAATCATTTCAAATCTAGACTGAATAGGATCTGGAACTTTATTAATAAAGTTACAGGTTGCGATAAATCGAGCATTTGCACTAAACTGATCCATTGTAGCTCTTAGAGCTTTGAAAAACTGATCAGATACTCCATCTATCTCATCTAGAATTACAACCTTTAATTTACCGGGTTCATCCATAATACTTCTGTTTGCGCAGAAGTCTGTAATTCTATTTCTAACAATATCAACACTAGTATCAGTACTTGCATTGATGTACAAATAAGGATGCCCGAATTCCCTAACTAAAACTTTAGCACTACTCGTCTTTCCAGTTCCTGGGCTTCCGTATAGAAGAAGGTGTTGATAAACACCGTTTTTTAATTTTTCTAAAACTCTGGCCGGTGCAATAAGATCTTTAAGAGTGCTTGGACGATACTTTTCTGTAAATAAAAAGTTTTCTACTTTCACTGTCATATTTTTTTAACGTTATACGTTATATGAAGATTATGAACAATTGTTTCATTACAAATATATAATTAATATGGCGGTAAGAAAGAAAAAGATTAGTGTTCTACCATCAAGAAGAGAACATATAATCAGAAAGAAGGATCAAGTTCAAATCACGATTGAAGAGAAAAAAGAGCTTCAAATAGAATCCAAAAAATCTGGTGTCGTAGCTACTAAGAGAGTTAATAATGTTTATGTTCATCAGCCGACTAGAGGAAACTATAGTGAAGAAGGTCTCAGATTTAAGTATAGCAGATACGAAAAAATTTCTGATCTCGAACCTATATTTCTAGGTGAAACTATTTATATAGTCGGTGGAGGTCCTTCATTAAAAGATTTTGATTTTGAGATTCTAAAAGACAAAATAGTTATTGCAGTAAACAAAGCATTTTTATATCTGCCCTTTGCTCAGGTTCTTTATTGGAGTGATTCGAGTTTTTATGATACATTCAAAAAAGAAATTCATCTATTCAAAGGAATTAAAGCAACAAAAAATCCATCTCCAAAAACTGATGACATTATCAATTTAGTAGAAACTGGAAGAGAAGGGTTAGAATTAGAACCCAATGGAATTAGAACTGGTGGAAATTCAGGATATGCCGCAATCAATGTTGCATATCATCTAGGTGCTAAAAAAATTGTTTTAATGGGATTTGATGGTAAAAACGGTTCTGGTGGTAATACGCACTGGCATGATGGTTACGGTAAAAAGGGGGCCAGCGATGAAGTGATGCAAAGGAATTGGTTACCCCATTACTCCTCACTAGTTAATTCACTAGAAGGCAGGAGAGTTAAAATCTATAACACTTCTAAATTTAGCGAAATAAAAGAGATAGAAAAGATTAGTTATACTGAAGCTTTAGCTCTCTAAACATTTCTTTTAACATACTTAAGAAATTCCTTCTGCTCTATTTTCAATTCTTTCTTACAGTTTTGAGTAAAGAGAATAGAATTTTCTTTTATTCGAGAGTCTATTGTATTTCTATCTCCATGACTCTCTTTGCATTTCTCACATAAAAAATTCTGAGGTTCGAAGTCATTCATCTTAGAAACAATATCTACTTTACATATTGCGCAATACCAATCTACTAGATTGCTATCTTTAAAAAGCTGTCTTTCATTGCTAAATTCCCCAGTATACGGATTTGGCTTAAAAATCTTTTCGCTTTTTAACATTCTTTCCATATAATTAATCTTGAAAAGAATAGAAAATAGTTGATGCTCTTTTGGTAGAAATTTTATGAACTCATTGTTTTGTAGAAACTTCTTTTGATCTTCGGTTAGATGTTTTAATACTACCTGATGTTTTCTCGGAGTTTTTCCCCAGTTTCTAAATACGATTCTAGGCTCTTTGGATCGATTCATTATTTTTTCTTCTTAGCCTGGAGATCTGAAATTTTCTGCGAAATAGTTTTCAACTGAGCTTCTAGACCGCTTAGTCTAGCTAGATCTGCTTGTCTTTCTGAGGAGATTGCACTGTATTCTTCAGCAGCTTTGGCCCATTCTGGGCTTTCTGTATCTTTAATAGAATCTCTTTTATTCAAAGCATCGGTGTAAAGCTTATTAGAAGTATCAACACCTTCTCTTTGATCTGCGATTTTAGCTGCTAAGTCTTCTTTCTTTTTATTAAGATCTGCGATTTCCTGTTCAGTTTTGTCACCCTTTGGTTTTTCAGTAGGTTTTGCTTTAACTTTCTCTTCCCAGTCTTTAATCGCTTCTTTCTTTTTATCGATAGCTTCTTTATTAGGATTTTCTGCAGATTCGTCGTATTTAAGACTTGTCTTTAGATATTCTAAGTAGTTTTGAGGAGTTTTATCTTGTACATATTTTAATCTTGCAGTTTCAGCTGCTACTTTAAAATTTGCTTTATCTAAATCTTCTCCTTTTTCTTTTGCTTTCTCTTGATTCAATTTAGCTTTATCTACGCTCAATTTAGCTTTATCTTCAGGATCTTCAGTTTTACCTATTTTATCCTGAACTGAGTCTATTTTATCTTGTAAATCTTTGACTTTCTGATCTGTAGATTCTCCACCTTTATCTGCATTATCTTTTTCTTTTTCAGAACTAACATAATCAGCCATTTGCGCTTCAGCATTCTTGGCTTTTTCTTCCTGATCTTTAATAGTTAGTTGTAATTGCTTTCTTTCTTCTGTATCTAATATCCTTAGAAGCTTTTTATTTGCTTCGACTCTAGCTTTGGTTTTCAAAAGAGCGGAAACTTTAGATAACTTTGGATCGTCTTTAGACAATTCGCCCATCCTGTCTTGGATTGCTTCTATTTGATCAGCTGCAACTTCTTTCTTGGTAGCATAAGCCGATTTAGCAATTTCCATAGCCTTTTTAGCTTGATCAGCTTTTTCTGGATTTTTATCTTTTGCCCTTTCAGCTGCTTGTATTTTCTTCTCAAAGTCTATTTTAGCTGTTGCGTTTTGAATGTGAGCTTTAGCTAATTTTTTTGCATTATTTGCAAGTTTGATTCCTGTTATAGGATTTGTTGAAAGAGCGATAAAATTCGATATAGCCCCTTCTGCTAAATATAGATTAAAGGTTTCATTAATTTCTCTATCCGTTTTATCAACTACTTCAAATTTTTCGTACATGACTGAAGTGATAAAATCATGATCATATTCTTCCGTGTTGATAGGCTTTAAGCCTTCTATTATTTGATCATATTCTTCAAGAGTTAAAACTTTTTTCATCATACTATTTATTTTGTTCCTATTATATATCTATTGAAAATAAAAAGGGGACTCCTAAGAGTCCCCCTTTGGGTATCGAATCTAAGTTAGATTAAACGATTGAGTAACTAGTAAACTTAACTCCTAGAGTGAAGTACATAGTTTCTGGGTGGAAACCAGCATCAACTAGAGTGAATCTTGACTTAACAGCAATTTTAGGTGCCATAGTCATTTCAGCAATAGTCTGGGCAGATTCAGCCATTAAGTAAGGCATGAATACTAGACCTGGAGAGTTACCGTCACCTTTTCTACCTACTACGATTCTAGTGTCAGTCCATGACATGTTAGGATCTACGTAGATAGTTACACCTGCAACAGAACCAACTGGATATAGAGATCCACCGTTTTGGTTAACGGTGTTAGCCATTGGGTATGGAGTAAATCCAGCGATATCTTGGATTGCAGTAGCAAGTTGACCGTTAGTTACTGCAAAGTTAGCAGCTCCTCTACGACCACGGATAGCGATCAAGTTTGAAGCAGCTAGGATTCTAGATAAAATCTTTCTTTGCAATGTACCACCGTTGTCACCTGATGTAGGGATAGTAGAAGAAGTAAGAATACTTACGGCTACTCCATTTGCATTAGTACCAAGATCGATAGAAGTGGTTGTAGCCGTTGCAGCTACAAAAAGGTTTAAGTTAGTAGCATCAACGTTAAATACGTTTTCTGCGTTACTTGCACCTAGTCTGAAGATTCTCTGAAGAATCAACTTGTTGATTGACTGAGTCAATTCATTAACCAATACAGCTTCTACTTGAGCTACTGCATCAATACCGAATTGCTTAAGGTCTTGTACTTGCTCTCTAGTTACAGCAGCTGCAACTTGGTAAGTTTCAGCAGCAACTGATTTATTGAACAATGAAAGACCCATTAGGTTATCTGATGTTAATTCACCATCAGCTCTCAAGAAAGGTTCAACGTTAGCAACACTGTTACCACCTGTTACTGCAGCAGGAGCAAAACCAGCACCAGAGAAACCTGGGATATGATCTTCAAGAGCTTTTACAAGTTCAAGAGTTCCGCTTGCGGTAAATGTAACGATGTCACCTGTACCATTAGCATTGGTTGAAATTGTTGCAGTAGCAATAGCTGCAGCTGCTAAAGTTACAGTACCTGCAGTACCGTTAGGCTGAGCTGCACCACTATTGTAAGCATTTACTTTAAAGATAGGTAATCCGTCGATACGAGATAGACCTACAAAAGTAAGAGCATAAGTAGCAGCACCAGCAGCAGAACATAGATAATATGTAGTGTTAGCAGTCCATGCAGTAGCATTCGTTAAAGAACTACCAAAAGTAGCGGTAGTAGTGTTAACTTTAACCATCAATGGCGGTTCAGTAGAATCTAGTCTACCACCAGCATAGATAAAGTCTAAGTAAGTCAAGATTCCAAGAGGACCAGACATTGGTACTACAGGAACAAGGTCAAGACCTACTGTTTGAGCAGCTACTTGCATAGCTAGAGGAAGCAGACTGAAAGGTCTGTCACCAGATCCGGTTGCTTGAGCATTGAATCCAGTAGTAGTGGTTGGGTCACCTGGGAAGGTAACTGCACCCATACCATAAACGTTGGCGTTAGGATTCAAGTGTACTTGGTTGTACACATTCTCATTCAACTGATGGAAGTGGCAGTATTTAGACATCCAGTTTAATTTACCTTTGTCTGAAATACCAGTAGCTTCCTCAATCACGGGCGCCCAAGTTCTTACAACTTCGGCTTCATTAATTAAATGATTCATTTTTTGATTGAGTTTTTTTGTTGTTTTTGTTATTTCACGTTTGGTCCCAACACCTTTTGCTTCTTGATATCCGAGTTACGTGATTATTATTTTTTATATATCTTTAGAACTTATCAAATCTTGCTTTAATTGCATTTTTGATATTTTCAAGCTGTTCGTTAACTGCTGCATTCTTATCTTCTGGTGCTAAAGGAGCTACAGAAGATTCATTAACTGGAGAATTAACTTTAACAGTTCTTAAGTCTCTTGTTTGCCAGAAGTTATCAATCTGATACTGTGTATTCAAAGGCCAAAACTTAGACTGGGCAAGAATACTGCTTCGTTGAGACTCGTTTAAAGATTCCCACTTTGCTTTATATTTTTCTGGCATATTACCAACTACATCTAGAGAAGTTGGCTTTTGAATAAAGCAAGATTCCCAAATTCTATTTGCATCTGCAACAGAAAAATATTTATTGATTTCAAATGCACCTTTGATTTCGTTTTGCTTACTTTCGTTAAGAGAAGAAAATTCATTTCTCTTAGAAGCGTCTAAAAATCTAAAGAAGTGATCTTCTTCTTTTTGTACTACTGCTGATTCTAATAGAGCATTCAATTTCTTAGAAATTTGATCTTGATATGATACAGTAGTATCATTCTCTTCAACTTTAACTTCTGGAGTTGTTTCTACAGATTCTTCAACTTTAATTGCTGGAGTTTCTTCATCTGCTGGTTTGTTTTCTTGAATTCTATTAACACTTTCAGCAATGTAGTCTGCATATTTACCGATCTTCTCGATATTCTCCTTTAGATAATCGGAGTATTTAATAGAGCTTTCAAGATTTTCAGCCAAATAGTTTTGGTACTGAATACTATTGTCTAGGTTTTCGGCAACATATTCAGTATAATCAATACCCTTTTGAACGTTTTCTGCTAAATAGTTTTGATATTTGATAGACTCTTCGAGCTTATTAGCAACATATTCAGAGTAGCCAATCCCGTTTTGTAAACTTTCTGCTAAGTAATTAGCATAGTCTTTCAATTTATTTACGCTTTCAACGATATAATCACCATGAGAAATACTCTTATCTAAGTTTTCTCCTAAGTAATTAGAATAATCGTGAACTTGATTAAGTTTCTCAGCAATATGCTCAGTATATTTAACCAGCTTTTCGAAGGTTTCGAAGTCTATAGACTCTTTTGAAGCCTCTTCTTTAATTTGCGTGATTTCGGTTTTCAGATATTCTGAGTACTTATCGAAATCTTCAACTTTAACATAATTCATAGTAGGTTGAGTATTTTCTTCTGTATTTTCTTTTATTGGTTCTTTGATTTCAGGTTTTGACTCTTGAACAATTTCTTCAGGTTTAACTTCTACTTTAGTTTCTTCTGAATTGAGATCTTCAAATTCATAAATCAATAGATCATCACTGTCGTCAAACCCTAGAGATTCATTTACTCTATGTAATTCAGCAGCTTCAAATCCTGGATCGGCTACTAGATCATAAGTAAATAGTTTCTGAATTTTTACTTTTCCATTTTCATCAACTCGCCCAGAGGCTCTAGATGAAATATTAAGAGGAACACCGGCCTCTACTAAAGCTTTGGCTTGTTTTCCTGCATCTGTATCAAGAAGTCTAATTCTTCCCATTACTTGCTTGGTTGACGGATCGTACTCTAATTTTTCAATTACGTGTGATACGTTGGCAAGTGAAATATCGAAAGACTTTGGGTGATCTAATTCACCTAAAAGTTTTTTGCCCTTGATTTTTTCTTGAAGATCTTTAACATGAGGAAGAAATTCTTTCTCTTCGTAAATTCTGTTATTTTTATTACGAACTCCAATTTGTGTGAAAACGCCTTCTAGAACAACCGAACCGTCATCAGCTGTCGTTTTAAGGGTTTCTCCGGATCTTTCTAAAATAAGAAGTTTTTTATGAGCCATGCTCTATAATTTTTTTTATATATCTTTGTTAATTCGAAAATTTTACAAACCTAAATCAATTTCTCCCCCTACATCGGCCGAATCTTCTTCGCCTTCAGGTTCTTGTTTTTTGAAATTCTTTTTAGGCTCACCTGCCACTATCTTTTCGGAGTCTTCTTTGCTGTATCCCTCTTTCTCTAGTGATTCAATCGTTTTTTCTCTTTCATTGGCTCTGAGATCTTCTTGATTAAATCCACCATATCTCTTAATTAGGTAACTTAGATTGAAATATGGTATTTCATTCATATCAGCATCTTGTTCAACGAGAGAACTCATCATAGTAGAGATAAAGTCTATTCTTTTAGAAGCAAGTTCCATTTCTTTTAATTCTTCAAATACGTTATCTTTATTATATTCTACACTAAGATTAGCTTTAAAGTTAAAATCGTCTTGTAGCTCAGGATTATCTAAAACCATCTGTAGATACAGGGGCTTAGTAATAATTTCCTGGAATATAGAGCGAAGTCTATTAATAAATTTAGCAAATTTTATTTCATCTCTTTGCATCCCTTCAGCTGCCATTTCATATGTAGCTGGACTATCTTTGTCAAATCTGCTGAAAGGAATCTTAGAAGCCATTTTTAATTTGTCAGCAAACCATTTAAGAGTTTCTACATCTGAAAGATCGGGGCCGTCGTTAGAAAGGGTGTCAATTTCCGGAGATTCTCCATCCTTTGAAGGCAACCAATATTCTTTGTGAAACTGCATCATCGGTTTACCGTTAGTAGATAATTCTCCTGATTCATAATCAAAATCTACTAATTCTCGATAATTGTGCATCAATTGAGAAAGAGATTGTTTTGCTCTTGTTTTAGATTTACCACCAACTGGGATTACAAATTTCATTTTGTAACTTGCATTGGTAACAGACCAGATGATTCTGGAGTGCTCCATAATTCGCAATAAGTTGAAAGATCTAACTAATCTTTCAACGTAAGAGACTCTAGAAGGAGAGTTAGCTGAAGAATATGAAACATAAATTACTTGAGCATCCCATAATATTCTTTCTTTAGGACCGCCACCTTTATACTGTATCCAAATCTTCTTACCGCTATCTTTGTCAACTGCGGGAAAAAGAGAAACTGGATCAAGCTCTTTAAATCCAATTACCTGATCTTGTTCGTCATTATAGACAATTTCAAAACAAAGATAACCGTCTACTAACCATTTTCTAAAATAGTTCCATGCAGAAAGTCCGTCTTGAAAGCCAAAATACTCGTAAATTTTGTTAAAATTATCTTGTAGATCTTCTCTTAGAGATTTACTAACAGGACCTCTTAGGGTAGGATAACAAAAATAATTAGACTCATCATATACAATTGCTTCATCAGCAACAGTATCTAGAATCTCTTCAATTTCATCTTGAATTGCAAACTGACGTAATTCATCTCTTTTCTTTGGATAACTTTTATCAAAAAATGAGATATTCTTCTTACTAGAAGTATCCGTCATTGAAAGAGCGGCAAATGCATAATAAATATCATCTGCATCAGATCCAGATGGATTCATCGTATAACCTAACTTGCTCTCGGTAAAACCGACAGCTCGAGAGTTTCTAATGACCATGTCGTCATACTTCATCCCAAGCTTACTCAAAGATTTGAGAGTATCACTTATAGGATTTCCTCTAGTAAGAGGTCCTTTTCTGTCCTGAAAGCCAGCCATTTTTTATTATGCTTTATTTTTTATATATTCAAAATAATTACGATACACTTCAGCAAGTGTCGCATTCCTAAAATCTACATTCGGTTGATATGTAGTCATTTGATACCAGCTTTCATATGTAAACTCGCTGATATCAGTCATTCTACCTATTTTGTAATTTTTAACTCCATAACTGATACGAAGTCTTTTTTCCAGCGGTGCTAATTCTTCCCAAGTAATTCCAATCCCGTTCTGCTTTTGTACATTATATGCACTGGAACTTCTTACTTCTCTTCTTAATCTATTTGCAAAGATTCTAAAATAAAAATCTAGTATAGCTGACTTTACGTTCTCTGGAAAATAATTTAGATTAATTCCAGTTTCTACCGAACCGTCTTTAGCCCCTATTCTACCTAAACTGATTATCAATGGTTTAATATCATATATTTGATTTCTATCGAGAGGATCATAGTCAAAGAAATAAAGCTTTCCGAGCTTTAATTCTTCACCTGTCCTTATTCTTTTTATTTGAAAATTCTTAAAAGTTTCAGATTCTTCATACCATTCTATTGCTCCTTTAGAAGCAATTGGTAGACTCTTACTCTCTTTGATATACATGTCTCTATTCTTCTTGATCTCCATCGGATCAAGAATACCAACACCTTTAATTATAAAATCTAAGGGAGTACTTGGCATTTTAGATTAGATTACTTTTTTCGGTTATAACGAGAACTTTCCAATTTCTTTGCTCTGCATATTTTCTGAGAGCATCTAATTTACAAAGATTCATAACATAAGTTTCATATGCTCTTTTATAAGAATTTACAACCTTTTCTGTAATTCTCTTCGGAGGTTCAGGTTTCTTGAGTTGAGAAGAAGGTTTAACTTCTACCACATAATTAATAAGATTTCCTTCTTTTTGAATTTGAACGAAATAATCGGGATAGTATTTGTGGAATTTTTTGTCAAGAATATTGTAGTATTTGATTTCAATAGGTTCTGAACTCCATTTAATCACTGCGTCATTTGTATCACAAAAAATTGCAAACTTTCTTTCCCAGCTCGATCTGCATATTATAGGAAATGAGCCCAAATACTTTGATAAGTTTTTGGGCTCGAAATAACTCTGTTTAAATCCAGATTTATGAGTAGGCTTTATCTTCTTAATGTCGCTCATTAGATGGTATAAATTCCGTCTGAGTCTCGGCCACCATCAATGCTTATTGTTCCTGCGTATTTTTTAGGATGAATTTGATTCCATCCCTTAGCAAATCCCTTTTTACAAATTTCTGTGTAATATGCGAATGCATTTTTACTTTTTTCCGGGTTAAAACTTCTCCAATATCTCCAGAGATCTAAATATGCAGAAGAAATACAATCTTGTCTGTCATCTGGATTTCTATATGGAAGTTTGCTGGATGCTCTTTGTGCAAGTAACATTAACATTGCTTGAGCCCTTGGTGTCAGTTCATCAAGCTCTTTAGATTTGATGATTTCTTCATACAAATCTTTATTCTTTAGGTATATCTTTTTTTCCATTAAATTAAAACTTTTAGGTATTTTCTGAGAACATACCCACCGTTACCTTCAGAGTCTTGATATTCGATTTCTTTAGCGTCTTCAGCTGACGAGTAATCTAGGGCATTAACAAAAACTTCCTGGTCTTTTTGGAGACCAGGAAGATCTTGGATTACTACGGCTTTAGTTAAATCGCTCAACTTTTTTTTTCTGTTAAAGAAGAAAGTTGAACATACAGATCTGAAAGATTTTTTTCTTGTGAAGTTATTTCTGAAGAAACAAATTCAACAGCCTCTTTCAATTCGTTTGAATCTGGCTTCAAAGATAAAACTCTTTCAATATCTGATTTTTTCTCTTGTAGGAATTTTAAGTTATTACTTACTACTTCGATCTTTTCATTTAGATTTAGAATATCCTTTTCATTCTTTTCTAAAAGATCGTATACAAGATTAGAAATATCGAAGTTTACAAACTCATTTACTAATTCTTGAGCTAATTTTGGATTTGATACTTCTACCATTTCGTTTACATTCATCGCTTTGTTTACTCTGTTGATGTAAACATTTTCGTTAATTCTGATCATATTAACTGCAACATCTCTGTGAATAATTGAGTTAATTGAATTTACAAAATCAAGTTCTTTTACTAAATCTACTGATTCAATAAGAACTGCTAATTTATCAACTACTGCAGATTCATGAAGAGCAATTACTGCATTTTCTCTTAATAAGTTGATAAGTTTTGGAGCTTCAGATTCTGATACTGCTTTACCGTTGATAGAGAATGCTCCGGTTTCTTTGTTAATATCGAAACTTTTATCTCCCTTGAAGTAAGAAAAAGTGCTTCCCATATCTTTCATCAAAGAAAGACCTTCAAGAACGGCTAAAGTTCTTGAATTTGGTTGTTGATTTTCATTTGCAACTTCAACTCTTCCTTCGTGAATTGCATAGAATTTACCCCCTAAGAAGAAAGTAATACTCTTATCTTCATTTTCCTGGATTGGAGAATATACTTTAACCAGCTTTCCACTCCCATTACTTCTAAGTGACTTGGTATATTCTGAGAATTCTTTAATCATTTGAGAAATTCCTGGAACCCAATTCCACTTTTCAAAATCTGAAAAGTTTTCTCTTAGATAAGTTTCACCTTTATTAAATTCGCTTTTCATTTCAGCCACCCCTTTGGTATACATACCAGCAGGTGGTACAGAATTCAAGTAATAGTTAAGCTTTAGGCTAAACATATTTCTTTCAATACTTTCTTTTACCTGACTAAAAAGATTTGCGACTGGTGAAAAATCTTTAATTTGCTGAAGAGAATTGCTCAAATAATGTACAAGATTTAATTCTTCATTTCTAATTCTAGATCCTACTTCAGAATTTAGAGATTCTGCTTCAGCTAGAACTTCACTTTTAACTTTAGCTGTAATATTTTCTACTGCAGTTTCTAAATTTTCATTAGTTTCAGCAGCAATTTTCTCAACTCGTGATTTAATTCTTTCAACTACTTCATTTGCCATCATCTTTTCGATTCTGTTAATTGTAGTTAGAGATTCGGTTAAAACAAGAGAGGCTTTGCTGGCAGTATATGAAAACTTTCCAGATTGAAAAGGCTTCAAAGCTTCAACCGATTCTAATACAGCCTTCTTTAAAGTTTCTGTTATGTTCATTTTGTTTGTATTTTTTTCTTCTACGCTGATTACCTGAATAAATTCAGTGGCAGGCGTTGCGTTTTGTGGTTGTGTAGGTGGAAGAGACTTTCCCATCTTTTCTGCTTCAAAATACGCAGAAATTTTTAAATTTTCAATTCCCATACCACTCAAGATTGAGTAGATTTGGGCGTCGCTTTTTCCGCTCTTTCTAAACTGTTCTACCAGTATTGCTAATGTATCACTCTGTTTATTCAAATCAGCAGTACTGGGAAAAGCGCCGTTTAAGTAAACGAGATAATTTTCATTGAGATTACTCATTATTCAGATTTTTTTTATATATCTAGTAGTTAGTGTCTTTTTACTTGTCGTTTCTATATTCTTTACTTTGGCTACTTTCCACATTACTTATAGACTCGGGGTCTATATTTGTTTCACTAAATTTGAGAGAACTTAGTTGATTTCCGCCAAGAGTATCTGGAAGACTATTGTATTCAAGGTTGCTTTCTTCTCCTTCATAAGGAGCAAGTTTAATATCATCAACAGATACATTAATTGTCTCCATAACATTTCCGAAGTAAATTTGACCATCACTTCTAAGTAGTCCTATTCCTTCGCCTTCACCTCCAATAATAAATTCAAGATCTGCAAGTTGAATTCCGTTCTCGAATATAAATGTGAAACTCTTAACTTCAAGATTAAAATCTATCAGATATTCTTTTCTGTCAGTAAAACCAAATTCGACTGGTCGTGTTTGATTTAGATCTTCAGGTATTACCACCGATGACTGTACTCTAAATCCTCCCATATCTACGTAAAAATTGCTCGTTTTGTACAGGGTTGAAATAACGCCTTGAAATATTTTGAACATTTCAAGATTATTGTTAGCTACAATCGTAGCTTTAAAATTCAAATTTAGAGGAATGAGCTGAGTGTTGAGAGAAAAAGTTTTAAGAACTCCATTAATTTCTCTTAAAAATTCTCCTCTGACAAATTTATTTACAAGAGAACCTGAATCTATTGCGGCAGAATCAAGTTCAATAATCCCTCTGGGGACTCTTTCATAATCTCCTACTGCTTTATCTTTGTCTAGAGCTTCAAACAGAAATTTATCTAGAAGAAAACGTTCTTGGCCTGTTACTGAATAGTAGAAAGGCACTTCAATTTTAACCTTTGAACCGTCTACATAGTTGTAAAAGTAGACTTTATTTCTTAACTCTGCTAGTAGAGCTATAACGATGTATCTTAAATAAACATCATCAGTATTAAATTCAGCGTTGTATGCAGACACTTAGAGCCATTTTTTTTATATATCAAGAAATGGTCTCTACTGAAAAAGAACTAAATCCGCTATCCTTGCGTATTTCAATTTTCTTATCAAATAATTCGCTGGGAAGAACTGTGTGATTGATAACAAAAGTATTCATTTCAATCTCTTTTACCATATCATGTAGGATGCCAATGATATGATAAACACCGTCAGAGTCTACAGAACTAAAAATTTCATCGAGAAAAAGAATATTAAGACTTGGATATCTCAACTTTAAAAGTCTAATCAGAGCAATAATAATCACAAAATCAGCTTTCTTTCTTTCTCCAGTACTCATTGTCTTTGGATTAATTTCTTCTCCAAGATGAGTAATAATAGAATCAAATTTATCGTCAAACTTAATACTGAATGGGATGTGCATTCTTCTTCCCATCTGAGCGACTTGACTATTTAACGTAGGTAAAATAGTCTTAATTGCTAAGTTCTTAATTCCATCATCTCCGAGAATATTTTCTAAAATCTGCAAGTAATGATCTTCTGAACCAACAGTTGTTTTTTTGTCTGTTTTCTCTTTTTCTTTATCTCTGAATTCTCTGATCAAAGAAGAAAGTTCTGTATGCTCTCCATTATCTAAATTCGATGCGAGTTTTACTAATTCTTTCTTTAGATTATTCATATTCGTTTCTAGAGAAGAAAGCTTAGAAATAATCCCATGTTGTTTATCTTGAACTTGTTTATAAGCTTCTCTACTCTCTTTTATTAGAGATTCTACTGACTGTTCTTTTTCTAAGAGTTGAGATTTTTTGTCTTCTAGATCTTTCTTTAGATTCTGATGAAATTCTCCGCTTAAATCTGACTGACAAGTAGGACACTGTTTATTTTCGAAAAGCTTAAGCTTCTGATCTAGAGTCTTAACTTCAGCTGAAGACTCCGCATATATCTTTCTATTTTCGCTTATCTGTTTGTCAATTCCAGAAAGTCTGTCTTTTAGAGTCTTGTTGGCTTCGTTTAACTTTTTCTTATTTTCATCGAACTGAAAAAGCTGATTTTTTAGATCTTTAATTTTTTCTGAGTTCTTTTTCTGAGAAGCTTCTTCTAGCTGAATAATCTTTTCCTGAACAGAAAGAATACTTTCAGTTAATGAATTTAATTCATCTTCCAGAGTTTTTAATTCTTGTCTTACTTCCCTTCTGTCCTTTTTTATCGATTCTCGCATGTCATTAATAACACTAAAGCCGAAGAGTTTATCTACAATACTCTTTTTGTCGCCAGGACTCATCGTCAAAAATGACTTAAAATCATTAACAGAAAGAATAATTACATTTTTGAAAACATTATATGAGATTTCGAATATCTCTTCTTCAAGATATTCTTGAGTGTTCATTTTTCCTGCCTGATCATATTCAACCCCGTTTATATAAATTTTGAAAATATTAGGAGCCAGACCTCTTTCTATTTTTACATGTCTTCCTCTTGATTCTAATTCAATTGAACCCCAGAGATTCTTATTTATGCGGTTCGGTAATTCTCCGTTATTGACTCCTTCTACTTTACCGTAGCAGAGAAATTTGATAACATTTGCAAGTGTGCTTTTACCGAATCCATTACCTCCTAAAACTAGAAACAAACTTGTGTCTTCGAAATCTAGTGTTTGTAGTGTATTTCCGTAACTTGCAAAGTTTTTAAATATAACCTTTTTAATCTTCATTGACTTTCAAATATAAACTCTTAATTGACTTCAATAGTCTTTCTTTTAACTCTTCATCATATGAAGTTGAATCGATATATGTTTTTGAAATATTCAAAATATCGAATTCACCGGAAACATTTTCATCTATCTCAAAGCCTTCAACATCTAAGTTTTCTTCTTCTTGAATGTCTAATTCTATCTTTCGAGCATGAGATTCAAGCAGATTTATCAAGGTACTGATATTACAGCTAGTGATAAACTTAGAAGAAACTTGTAAGTCAATAAAGTTATTAGAAAACTTTTCTTGAAGAGTTTCAACAGTTTCATCTAATATGGATGACATCTTATACTTCAAAAATATGGGTGATCTTGTATTTTCGTAAAATGATTCCGTACCTGTCTCCATATCCAGAAGCCAGATACCTTTCTTATTTCCTCTATCCGATCTGGTCATATGATGAGGATTACCAACGAAATTCACGTTAGAAAATCTTTGAGCATAGTGAATATGTCCAGAATAAACTCTTTTGAATCTTTTGAATAGATTCACATCATTCCCTTCTTCAAGTTTGATATGTGGATTTGATGTTGTTCTAACCCCTTTAGCTTCAGAGTGACAAAAAAGATAATCTACGTTTTTATATTCGGCTAGAGTTTCTTGTTCATGCTCTTTATCTCTTCTCCAAGGCATCAAAAGACATTTTGCTTCTTTATATTTATGAACAATAGGTTCTTTATGAATCGTGATATTTGGGATGTGTTTTAGAATATCTACAGAAGTTACTTCATTTGTGTTTTTTCTGTAAATATCATGATTACCCACGATAATATGTATCGGTACAATTCTGGAAAGTCTTTCAAATAGATCGATTGCATAACTTGCTATTAACAAATTAACATTTTGTCGATTATCAAAAACGTCGCCAAGATGATACATTACGTCACCTTCTTGTACATTCTCTTCTAGCCAAGGAATAAAAAAGGACTCGTGATAGTCCTTCATGATTTCAAACCAATCTAAGTTATTGGATCTAATTCCAAAATGCCAGTCACTAGTTATTATAATTCTCTTATACATTAAAATAATCTTCTGATCTTCTTCTTTTCAAAAATATTCATAGACTGATCTAACTCTATTATCAGATCATTCTTGTATTTGTTTGAAAGTGAAGAATAGAACTTAGATGGATGAATGTCAAAATAATCAGAAAGAATTGAAAAAATTTCAATCTTTCTTTCAGTACCGGGAAGAGAGTTTAAGACAAATCCATATACTTGATTAATTTGCATTTTATTTAGTTTTGAGATCTTGCCATTCTCTTTAACTTCATTTAATGCTGAATATTGAGAACTTTTTATAAGAGCGTGAATCTTTTCGAACAGTAAGTTGTAATGAATTTTTTCTTCGGCTTCTTCATAATCATGAAATTGCGCATCTACCGCGAAATTCGACTTGCTTCCATCATATTCACTTTCACCAAATGAATTATCAAAAATCTTATCTACCCGTAATCCATTGCTGATTTCTTCTTCAATATCTGGGTTCTCTTCTTCATCTGATACTTTTTCTACTTTGTACAGTTCGTCTATATCATCTATCCTCCTGGACAATGACTCGTCTTCAAATTCTTCTTCTTCCATCATCTTTTAATTTGTTATTACGTCGCCAGTTTCCCTAAGACGCATATACTCATAATTAATTTCAAATCTGCATTTAGATCCTTTGCCTTCTCCGTCTCTAATTTTTAAGACTTTTAACCAATATTCTTTGTTTGCATGCATCATTGAATCTTGAATAATTGCATACATCATATCTGCAGTATGAGCCAAACCTGCAGATTCAGCAATATTCGACATATTTATCTCTGTAGCATCCCAACCTCCTCTAGTGATTTGAGTTGCAGTGATAATTAACCAGTCATTTCTTACCGCCATTGCTCGAAGATCTTCTGCAATTTGCTTAATCTTCATATATGTATTTTCGCTGTTAGGATTTCTAAAGTTGGCTAAGATATTTATATAATCGAGAACAATTGCCTTCAGTTTAAATGATTGAGATTCTTCTAATCCCTTTAAGAATTTTTCAATATCAGGAACAGTAGCCTGAGAAGTAGGAAATTCTTTTACAAAAAGTCTACCTGGTGGCATTACTCCATTTGACACTCTTTCTAGTTTTCTTTTCATAAAAGATCTATCAGAGGTTTTCTTGGAATATTCGGCCATTGTAATATCTAAAAGATTTGATCCAATCCTTTTTACAACTTTATGAGCTGCCATTTCTGCAGTAATAAATGCAGTGTTATAACCCATTCTTACAAAGCTACATGCATCATTTGCAAGCCAAATACTTTTTCCAATATTTTGTTCACCTGCATAAACAACGAGAGATTTAGCATCATAACCTCCGCCTGTAATTCGATCTATAAAATCTCTACCCGAAGGAATTTTAGAAGATTCTTTTTGAATGTGATCTTCAGGTTCAAAAAAGTCTAAACCATGATCTTGATCGAAGGTTAAGCTACCTTCAGATAAAATCCCAATTGCTTGATTGACTATTTTTTCTACATTTTCAGGAGTGACATCCTGAAACTTTACAAATTCTACAGTAGAAATAAGTTTTTTATCGAAATGCTTCCAAGCTATCCAAGCTTTGGAAGTTCTATCAAGCCATTCTTCATCATATTGCTTGATATCGGTTTGGAAGATAGCCTCTACGATTTCATCATCTAGCTCTCTTTTTTCTTTTACATTTTTAATCAGAATCTTAAGTTGATCTTTCGAAGGAGTTTCTTGAAACTTTACTTGAAACTCCTTTGCAACTTGAGATAAAAAATCCAGATCCTGATTACTAAAAAATCCTTTGTATACTTTAGATAAGAAAAAAGGATTTTTTAGAAAGTAAAGAAAAAAGATTTTTTCGTAATCTATGCCATACTTGTCCATTATAAATTATAGACAAAAAAGGTATTAAGTTTAACGGTATGGATTTTTAAGTATTTGATATACCGACTTGCTATCTAAAGATTTAAGCTTCTTCACATAGCCTTGAGATGAAAGAGAATCGAGAAGAGAAGTAATCTCTTCTCGATCTTTATTGAATTTTTTTGATAATTGAACATCTGTAAAGGTTTTGTCAGACTTTGGATTAGAGGATATTGTGTCTACTAAATAATACAGAATGTCACTATCGTCTGGAAAACTAGAAAGAGTGCTAGAAATACCTAAAAGATGTTTTACTTTGATCTTATTTAGATCAATCCCAGGAATAAAATCACTCATTTTCAGAATCAATTTCTTCTGTTGAATTGATAATATCATCTATCTCCGTTTCAATACCTTCACTCTCACCGTATTGAAATATTTGCTGGATAACGTTTTCATCTAATTCTTTAAGAACTGGATCTAAAACTTCAGGCGTAAATAAGTCTGTGAGTTTTATAACATCATTAAGATGTTTTACAGCTAAACCTCTTGCTGTTTCTGAAGGTTGAAAATATACAGTAACTTCGCCTTTTTCTGTATTGTAAGTGTGTTCTCTACAATTTTCTTTATCAGAAGCCGAAAGCTTTTCATAATCTTTTTGATTAATAAATTTGCCTCTTTGAATTCCGCAATTATCCCAACTAATAAAATCTTGTAAACCTACGTACTGATTCATTCCTTTGTTAAAATCAATCCAAAATTTTACAGGTGTAGGTTTGGCAAATCTATTTTTGTTTGGTTTAGCGGTAACGATAATTCCTGTTGCATTGCCTTCGGAAAGTTTAGCTTTACCTAAAAACAATATAATAGAAGCTGCATATTCGGGACCGGTTCCTCCGCCCGCAACTTGTTTGCTAAAAAGATCTTGTGTTTGATATGTATGATTAGTAAATAAAAATGGAATTTTACATAGCCCCATTTGAGTCATCAGGATTCTAAATGTCGATTTGAGCAATTTAGCCCTTGTCATATCTGCTTTATCAGATCCAGTTTTTGCATCATCGATTTCTTTTTGCGTTGCTAAGTTACCAGCAGAGTCTAAAATAACCATGATCCTTGGAATTTCAATTCCTTTCTTCTTTTGTTCTAAAAGAGTATTAGTAAGATTTGTGATACTTGATCTAAACTCTTGAACTGTATTACAAGGTTCATATCTTAGTCTAGCAGGATCAATGCCAAATTTTACAACTAGATCTCTATCAACTGCGTTTTCTGAATCATAATAAATTGTATAATATCCGAGTTTTTGAGCTTCTCTAATGCCATTTAAAATCAAGAATGTTTTTCCTGTTCCAGACGGACCTGCGATACATACAGATCTGTTATTTGGATATCCGCCGAAAAGCGATCCAGTAAGACATGCATTCAGTACATAATTACCGGTAGGAATGTGGTGTTCTACAGAAGATACTTCGCTTTTATCGAGAGTATCACCGTAAGTTGAGATCTTAGACATTTCTTTGTTTAAGTCTTCAAATGAAAATGTTTTTGCCATAGTTTTTTTAAAAGAGCGTTGTTGTATAAATTAAATTTCTATCTAGTATAGGAAGGCTCATTGCCGCAATAACTCGATTCATAGGATCAATTATTGCTTTTTCGAATTGTGCATCATAATCTACTGAAGGTGCAAATTCATAAGGGTGATTCCCAGGAGGAAATGCAAATACGTCACATGCAGAATCTTTGCTTATATACATTTTTACCTTTTCTGAATTGGCAAGAAGTTTATATTTTCCTTTGTGCGTACTGTTATTTAGTAAATAATTATAATACCCAGATGCCCTAACGTGCATTGGACAACCTGAAGCTATTTCAAATTCAGAATAGTCGTTAACAATATATTTCTGATAGTTTCCAATTCTTAGATTGAAACATATATGCTCGATATTTGCAAGTTTAAATTCTCTTTTAATTTTTTTCAAAAGAGCAATCAAATCTGGATAATTTACTTTATCTACTGAAAAGATATATTTGATGATTTCCTTTAGCTTGTTTCGAGCGAAAAGCGGAGTACTTGATTGTATGATTTCAAATCCTTTTGTACTTATTTTACTCAAGGCCTCGAAATGAATATCTGGATCTTTCCATACAATGTTTTGCATGTATTTCTTTTTTGCTAGCCAGATTGCATTTTTGGCTATCGATTCAAGTTCGAATGAAAGAAAGTTATCAGAGTTGTTCTTTTTTGCATAGGAACTAAGAACATTTTCAATGTATGACTTTAGTCTGATATTATAAATCTTGAGAATAAATTCTTTTTCTGATTTATCCCAAGTACATTTTTCAAGAACTTCTTCGAATCTAAGATAACATGAGTCTGTGTCGATGTAGATTACAATAGGCTTCTTTACTTCGCCTTTAATCTCAATTCCAAGCTCCTTATGTACTTCCGTGTCTTTGTGCCAAAAATCATGAAAGTACTTATTGATCAGTTTTTCGGTATAAAAGATTGCGTCTTGACCTTGCAGGGTAATTGTTTCTGCAATGTCTACATTAAAGAAATAGAACCACTCATTACCGAATGCGCCGTAAATTGAGTTTAGAGTTAATTTAACAGCTTGTTCGTAGTTGTAATACTTCTGAGACTCTTGTTCTATTTCTTTAAGTTGTTTTTTTAGATCTTCTATATCTTCTTTCATTATTCTTCGTCTATGATAGCTACAGCTACAGTTAAATATGTTGCAGTATCTAGAGACTTAAATACAATTTTATTTCCGCATACTACTACTTTGTAGTTTTCTTTATCTAGAAGAGGACTATACTTTTTATAAATTGTAACTTCTTCATTTTCAGAATCCATTTCAACAGAGTGAGTAATGATGGCATCATAATTTTCACCTTTAATACTTACACCTCTAGAATCTGCATATAACTTATAAGTTTCTTTTTCTTTATCGAGAGAGAAAAGAGACTTCATCTTGTCTGCATGGATTGTTAAAAGTTCAAAAGAGAATTTTGAATCTGTAGTTGTAAATGCTCTCTTGGTTTCATCTTCTTTCATATCCATAAAGTTTAAACTTGGATCCGCGCAAAAGAGTTTGATCTTTAGATTATCATTTTCAATAATAAAGTCACTTGCAACAAAATCATTCCCTACTTTATCATAGATAATTTTTCCTGAACATTCTCCACCGAAATGAGAAAGAGCTTCTATAATCTTATTTCCATTAAAGAAAGAAACTTTAACCGGTTGATCAGGCCAAGCTTCAGAATCAAAAAGATCAGAAGTCTTAACGTTTACTAATTTTACGGCATCCCGTTGTGGAAGAAAGACAGAAGAAGATGTAACCTTTTCTCCAACTTTCATAAAAATGAACTTGTCGATAGACAATAATTTCTTAACAAACAACTGAAATTCTGCAGTGTCTATTTTCTTAATTTTGATTTCCATTTATTATTTTTCTTTTTTATATAGTCAAAAAACCATTAGTTTCAATATAGAATCATAAAGTTTTCAAAAAAAAGCCCCTGCTTTAGCAGAGGCTCTTTTAATTCAGATGTGATAGATTACTGAATTACGCTGTATTCTTAGTATCTTGAACGTCTTGACGCATTTCTTGAGCAAGTTTCTTCAAGTCTTGCATAGCCTTACGGATACGAGTACCTGCAGATTTGTTTCCTTTTTCGTAGAATTTTTCTACATCAGCTTCTGCTTCTGCGATCAATGCTTTGATTTTTTCGAATTTTTCCATGTTTTTCTTATTTTTTTGTTTTATTTTATAGTGAAAGTAGAAAAAGTTTAACCGTCGCAACTTACGCAATCAGGATCTGTTGCTCTTATTGCTATGTCACCTCTTAATACAGATTCAGTTCTCATATAGTAGAGAGTTTTTATTCCCTGTTTCCAAGCTTCTAAATGAACTTGATTAATCCACTTCGGATTTGCTTGAGAAGGGAATGCCAAATTTAAAGAAACTGACTGATCTACATATTGCTGGCGAATACCCGCCTGCTTTATAAGATCTAGCTGATTTATTTCTTTAAATGTTTTAAAGACATCTTTAACCCAATCTACTTCTTTATTTTGAATTGCGGTTTCAGATATCTCATTTGTTAGTTTTCCGTTTATAAATCCCCACTTATCTAATTCGCCGATATCTTGAACGGATCCTCCATCTTCGAGAATTTTGTCCCAAGTATCTCTATTATTAATTCCTATTTTGCGAAGAACTCTTTCTAATTCGGGATTCTTTCTGATAAATGTGCCTTTGGCAGTTTGTTCTGTGAATACATTTGCAGCCCATGGTTCAATTCCAGCAGAAACATTTCCTGAAAGCTTTGAATTTGAAACTGTAGGTGCAATTGCCATCAGGTGAGTATTTCTCATACCTGTACCTACACACCATAAAGGTTCTCCGCATTCAGTAGCCATATCCCTAGAAGCTCTTTCTGCTTCAATTTTCATCTGAGAAAAAATTCTTCTAGTTTCAAACTGAGCCGGTAGACCTTCAAATGGTATGCCTTTCTGTTGGAGATATGTATGCCATCCTAAAACTCCTAATCCTAATGCTCGACCCTTTTCAGCTGAACGAACTGAGTTTTCAAAACCTCTCATGTTTTTAGCTCTTTGGATGAATTCTTCCAAAACTCCATCCAAGAACCAAATAGCAGTGTAGATTAAATCGGTGTCTTTCCATTCATCATACTTAGCTAAATTTACAGAAGACAAACAGCATACAAATGAATGTGATTCATCTGTATGTAGAGTAATTTCACTACAAATATTAGTCATAAATACTTTAAGACCGTTTTGCTTGTAAGCCTCTGGATTTTGCTTGTTCACATTACCTTTAAACATGATATAAGGTTCTCCTGTGGCTTTTCTCTTTTGTAGAACCTTACTCCACTTTCTTCTAGCTTCTGGATCTCCATCTTCAACCCTTCGCATAAATTTATCACCAACTACTACACATTGATGTAAATTTAAAGATTGGCGATTTACGTCTCCTTTAGGTTCTCTGATTTCAATCCATTCATCAAAGTCTCCATGTTCAATATTTAGATTAACTGAGGCGGCTCCTCTACGTACCGAACCCTGATTAGTAGCTAAAATAGTTGAGTCATATATTTTGCAGAAGGGAACTACACCGTCTGAAGTACCATTTCCAGTAATTCTGGATCCAGCAGATCTAACCAGGTTGACTCCGACTCCTACTCCTCCACCATGTTTGGCTAAAAGCATCATTTCTAGATTTTTCGATCCAATTTCTTGAATAGAATCTCCTACATCTATACCAAAGCAAGAGATAGGTAAACCTCTATCAGTGCCAGTGTTAGACAAAACAGGAGTTGCTAAATTGAGCCAGCCTCTCCAAATAAAATCAAAGAACTTGCTAGCCATGTGCGGCTTTCCTAATCTACGAGCAACTGCTGTAGATACTCTCCAATATGCGTCCTTTGGGGTTTCTCCGGCTAGAAGATACCCCTTGGATATTGTTTTAACATAAATTTCTGTGTTACCCCAAACTGGAAAATCAACTCCCAATTCCCAGCCTAAATCATCTCCGTAATTTTTCATTTCTATTTTAAAATATATCTTCCCAATCTTCTCCTTCGCCGGCTTTTGAATAGTCGGTAGGTCTTAATGCAAAAAAGTCAGTGTGTGTTAATCCTCCCGTTAAATGATAAAACCATTCTAACTGATCTGCAGATTCTTTATCATATTCAAAATGAGGTTCATATCCAAGCTCTACCAGTTTTTCATTAGCTCTTTTAAGAATAAAGTGCTTTAAATCTTCAGCTTTAAGATTCTCTAAATCTCCCATTTCGAACATTTTGTCAATAAATTTATGTTCAAGCTCTACAATCAATTCTGCTGCTTCGATAACCTGATACATTACATTCTTTTTTAGATCAGGATATTCATCACACATATGACGAAATAATTGGCAACCCATTCTAGAATGTAAAGATTCATCTCTAACACTCCACTTCATTTGCTGTCCTATTCCTTTGAGAAGATTTCTCATCTGGAATGAATATAAAACGGCAAATGATGAATATAAAGAAACACCTTCGGCGAAAGCAGAAAAAATAGCTAAAGATTTGGCAACATCATTTCTAGCGTCTTTATTCCATTTAAGATCTTCATAATTATACTCTGCTTTGGTAGAAACTAAAAGTTCGAACTTTTCAGATGTTGCAGGTTCATGCAAGAATGCTTCAAAGTCTTCTAATCCTAGAGTTTCGTTCAAATATGAATATGCAGTGGCATGAATCGTTTCTTGTGAACCAAACATCATAGCCATGTGCTTGATTTCATGTTTCGGAAACCAGTTAGTTACCATTCCTGTCCAATAATCAGAAACTGCGCATTCAGTTTGAGCAAAGCCCAAGAGAATATTTCCTACGAGATTCTTTTCGTGTGGCGCTAGATTCTCATTCCAATCTTTAACATCCCCCTGCATTGGAATTTCGGTGTGAAGCCAGAAACTTTGAGCCTGTAATAGCCATCCATCTGTAAAGTAAGCCGGATATTCAAAAGGCTTAAAAGCTACTCTGTTGTCAAATAATCCCATGTGTATTTTAGTGTTTTTTTATCTTTTGTTTTTTAAAAACTGCTTATTAGTTTTAAAAGTTTTAGAGACAAGAAGGACCTCTTTTTGTAAGAGGTCCTTCATTAGTCTTTTATATGTTAGATAGTAGACATAAGCAATTCTATTAAATTATATATTGGAAAAAGTGGGCCTAACCATAAAAATCTAACTCATTTCCTTAATTTTTTTCCTAAGCTCATCTGCTTTAACTTCTAACTCAAAATACTTTTTCTTGTAAGTTCTTCTCTGATTATAGAGATCTGTGAGAATATTCTTGAGTATGGATTCATCTTTTCGATATACTGCGCCAGTCACAGATACTATTCTATCATCACGTTTTTCCGCATCTGCATTGTTAGGATCTACCTTTCTAATGAACGAATCGGGACTAACATTCAACTGTCTCATAATTGATGGATATAGAGAAGCAAAGTCAAAGCAAGCTACTCCTCTGTGCATTCCGACTTCTGGTTGTTTTACATAAGCTCCGGCATATTGTCCATTTACTTTATTTGGTGAGGCTTCCCAGTCTTTGGCCATCACTTGACCTTTATCCAAGAATTTCCTGCACAAGAGAGACTCGGTTACCGCAACGGGTGATGCTGCTTTATAAATAGAAATTCGACAAAGATTTGCAATAGTTAAAGCAATCTCCATCGTTTTAATTTTTCTGTGTATGAGAAATACCAGACAAGTATCGACTACGTTATAATAAACATATTTCTGATAGTCTTGTTCATAGAGATCTTGTAGAGATCCATTGTATTTAATTTTCTTATATCCAGTAACAACTTCGGCAACTGAATCTAAAGTAAAGTTTTCTTTAATATCTACGCTTCTATCCCATTTTCGGTATAGTTCCAAATAGTCCATCACACCTACATGAAATGGAATTTGTTCTTTTCCCCAAACTGCACCGGTCGGAGAGGCGATTGAAACATCAATAGAAAGTTTCATTGCTCTATTTACGAGATATTTCCAGTCAAAATTAATAAAGTTCCAACCTGTCATCATTGGAAATTTTTTCACAAAGGTGTGGAAAAACGTATAAAGCATATCATATTCAGATGAAAAAACTTTATAAACAAAGTTAAAAGAAACATCTTCTTCTAAGAAATAGTCATTAATAGATTCTTGTATTTCTATTTGATTTTCTCTTTTTAAATCTTTTGTTGCTAAAACAATAGACTGTCCAGTCGGTGTAACAATTGCTATTGTAGTAACTGGATTTTCTGCTCTTTCTGGTTCTGGAAAAGAATCGGTAACTTCAACCTCAATATCTACAAAATAAATCTTTGGAAGACAATATTCAAAAATTTCAAATGATTCTTCTTCTGGTAAATTTTCTAAAAATTGAATTAGAGAATATTTATCATAAGCTTTACTAGGTGCCAGTCTTACTGGTCGGCCATCCCAGTTTTTAAATTCTTCGGACTTTCCTTTGTCTTTTGGATTACATACGGCCCAGTTAGAAACGGAAGGTAGCTTATATTTTTTAAAGGCAGTGTTTCCTTCTTTGTTGTAATAAGAAACGATAAGTTCTTTACCACGCTGTTCTATGTCTAATAACATTAATATCCTCGCTTTTGTCTTTCTCTATTCTCTTTATTCTTACTCATATACATATTGTACATTTCTTGAGAAGTCATTCCAATAGAAGCCGCATAATTCATAAAAAAGTGAAGCATGTCCACAATTTCAAATTTACATTCCAGTTGATCATTTTCGCTTAAATCGGAAAACTTCAAAGATTCGAATTTTTTATAGTCTTTTTTCCATCTTTTCCAAATCGCATTTCCAGAACCGTCTCTAATTCCACCTAAAGCATCTGTAGCTTCATGAATTTCATCGATCATAGCATGAGTATTCATGTGCCAGAAATTCATAATGTCGCGAAGAGACATATTCTCAAAATCATATTCATAAATATTTTTTTGAGTTTCTGCCTGTAAATTTAAAATATCACCAAGGGTATCGGTTGTAAACTGCGTTCTTCTTTCCCAAAAATCTTCGATGTGAAGATCCGAACATGTATTATCTTGATTTGCCATAAAATTTATATGACAACTCTTGCAATTGTTTAACCTTATTATGAAATTAACAAAAAAAAGCTCGGCCTAAACCGAGCTTAAAGAAATTTAGAGTATGATGCTACACAGGCATAAAGTTACCAAGCATAGTCTTTATTCTTAATTTTTCGAAGTCTATCCGAAACTGATTTAGCATATTGCTTAGATTCTGCTTCATAGTATCTGCTACTACCTTCTTCTGCAGATTTATTTGTATAATCTACATATCTTCCAAAATCATCTAAAAGATTTCTCATGATGCTACTGGCATCACTCATTTTAATTTCTCTTCCTTTTGGATCTGTACCGATAAGGATTTCCCCATATCTAGTTTTAGCTCCTGAAGAGATAGCATCTTTGATGTGAGAAGCCAAAATATCGATAGCTTCACCAACTTCTTTATCTAGTGGCAATTTAGAAGCTCTGTCTGCTAGAATAACATCGTATCTTGCTTTATTTTGAGCTTTAAAATCTTTATCACTAACATATGCAGTGGCTCCGGATCTAGACTGTTTTCTTTCTGCTCTTTTTGCAGAAGAAGAAGGTATTACAGTAGGATCAATTACATACACAATATCAGACACCGCTGCTATTTTATCTAATGTCGTTAATCCCGAACCATAAGTTCCTCCAGCTTTATCGATTCCTATAGTGCCGCCTGGATTCTGAACTAAAGAATACTCTGGTTTACTTCCTCTAGAGTATCTGTCATATTTTAATCCCATGTATATCTTATCTTTTACAACGGCTAAAGGCATATCACCTGGGATAGTTTTAGAACTACTCCATGCTCCACTACCAGCAAACGGATTTGGCTTTTCTGTAGTAGAATAATAAATCAATATGGAATTGGGGTTTTGCTTTGTATATTTTTTGGCATCGCTGGTTTTCAATTCAATTATTTGATCATCTTCAATATCGGATGCAGCAATTCCCATTCTTGACAATGCATCAAAAAATTTCTTGTTAAGATCTGACTTTCCTGCAGTTAAATTTTGTAAAATAGAAGATGCAAATGCTTCATTGATTAGAGATTCTGAAAACTCTTCAAAAGATTCTGGAATTAGTTTCATTTTTTTCATTTTTTTCTTGTTTGGTATCGGGTAAGGAATATCACCAGATCCGGTTTCTTGATTATCAAACTGTGTAGATGTTCCTGGGTTTCCGGGTAGTTTAACGGCTCCCATGCCGGGGACATCTGGTAATGTAAGATTTTCATTTTCTTTTTTATAGGGAAGACCTTTATGCTTGGTAGATGCAAAATCTTTTAGCTGTTTAACTGTCATGTTTTTAGCTAAATCTTTTACTTCATCACTAGCATCCTCAGGGTCCATTTCGCCCGTTTTCAAGGCATAGGCCATTCCCATTAGTCTTTGTTGAGCTATTGAAGTTGAAACTTCATCAATCTTATCAGCTTCTTCAATTCTTTCAACAGGACAGAGTTTAAGACCTTTTGATGAAAGTTTTACGCCGTCTTCGTTGACGTCAAAAAGATGATTGTATTTGTATTTCCAAATTCTAGAAGCTCCAGCTTCGTCTAAAATCTTTTGAAATTCTTCTTCGGTTACAACGCCGTCTTTAATTGCAGAAAGAACTGCATTCCTGATTTTAGCTCCGCTATAAACATGTTTGGACGGATAGTTTTCAGTATACCGTCTTTTAACTTGTACTTTACCTTCATCTAAAAAGTCGTCGAAACTACTTATCATATTTTATAGGATTTTTTTATATATCACCTACAAATTCAGAAAAGGTCTTTATATCATTTGAGATTTTCTTGCTTAGAGATTTGATTTCATCAACTCTAAGATTAAAGTCTTTTAATACCTGTGGGGTTAAGACATCATTTGCCATTTCTGTATCTCTATACTTTCTAAATGAGTTTAGAAGAATTTTAAATATAGTCTTGTTGGTATCCGATTTTTCCAAAAACCGTAGAGTTGTTGGATTTTTAATCATGTTTAAATTAACATCAAACTCTGGAGAATCTGCAAAGTCCTTTTTATCAAAAGTCATTCCAGCAACTCCACTCTCATATTTACTCATGTACCTATTGTACAGTTGGGAAATAAGATCAATGTATTTTTCCTCGTCATTTGAGCCCGATAACAGTTGAGGAAGTCCTTCACTTTCGATAAAATCTAAAACATCTAAGATTAAAATTGAAACGGAATCCACAGAACCTCGTCTTGCTTCTTGTGAAGTTTTTTCAGTGAGAGGAACAGAAACATCTACAAATTTATATTTTTTAACAGATCCCGGTGAAACAATTTTAAAGATATATGAATCGAAAGTGTCACTTTGAGCTGGTGCTTCATATGATTCAAAAAGAGAAAGAAATTTACGTTTTACATTGTCTGAAGAATTAATCACCATTTCTACAAGAGTATTTCTCTGTTTATCAGAAAGCTCACCAGAAAAAATTGGAGTGTTGTATGAAACGTCTAAAATGCTCGCCCAGTTTTCTAGAACTTTATCATCATCAATTACTTTTACAGTTTTACCTGCTGAATTTTTAATCATTATTCTCGTTAGAACTAAAGAATTTTCAGGAATACTGATATATTCAATCTCTCCGGGTTTATTATTTGGAAAATATTCAAAACCAAATCTATAGTTTTCTGGAAAGTCCGTAGAGTCAAATTTCAAAAAATGGGAAATAGCCTTTTCGTATAATTGCGTAAAAGTTCTATCTATTAGTCCTATCATGTTTTGATCATCTTTCTTATAAAAAGAAACCTGATCACCCGATCTTTGAATGTAAAAATTACAAGCTGAAAACTTCTCAACTATCACTACATAATTCTTGAGAAGATTATCTAGTTTTTCTTTTCCCTCTTTTTTGTAAAAAGAATCTAATGTACTAATTCCTGCCATTTGTTTTATATATTTCCAACCAGTTCAAATAATCGATTAAAGCTCCATCTGTAGGTTGAACATTGAAGTTGAGCTTCTGAAATATTTCCCAAGATTCTTGGGCATACTTCCCTATTCCATGTAACTCAATAGGTTCTTTCCATTCTTTAGAAATAAATTCTAGAGAGAATCTCTTTAGTCTTTGTGTTCTAACTCTTTTAAACCCTAGAGATTTGATCAGATCTTCAATTTCTTCATCTCCAGTTTTTAATAGATCTTGAGGAGACGGATATCTTAAGAAAAATTCTTCACGGATCTTGTCGACTTGCTTTCTGGTTGTCTGATTCAGAAATAGACAACATACCAGCATCTTCCAGGGATTCTCCCGATATAGTTCCTGTAATAGGTTTAGCGGGCTGACTGAAGGGATGGTCAGGGAACCAATTAAAATCATCGAATTCATTCTCGTGCATTTTAGGGCATTCTTTTTTTATTATAATAAGTAATTATGTAAACAAAAAAAAGAGGCCATAGGTGACCTCTTTTTTATCTAGAATCAATTTTGATTAATCTTCAGGCTCTAATATTTTAGATGTAGTTTTTAATCCATTATCTCTAAGAAATTTACTAACATCTTTTACTGATTCCCAATCAGTCCCAGAGTCATTAATTGCGGCAAGGGTGTTATGAATATCACCAATTACATCTTCAGGTTTGATTTTGTTGACTCTATATATGATCTTTACAGGATTATCTTTAAACCAATCTGCAAATGTGAATATATCAACCATCATGGTCATTTCTAAACCCCTTTTATCACTATAACTTCCTTTTACATCACCTATATAAGCTTTACCAGAAAAGATTACGGTGTCTCCTTTAACAGAAAAATTAAAATCTTCCCATTCACCCTGTAGATCATAAGTTTTGCCATTTTCATAATCCTCGAATTCGCTGGCAATAGAAAAAGACCGCGGAGCCACCGTGGTTTTATTAATATCACTAGCAATTCTCTTTGCTTTCGGCGCTCCTTCTAATGAGGTAAGTTGAGGATTATTTCTACAATCGAATTCGTCACCAACCTTCTGAGGTGCTCCCACCAGTGAGGTGAGCTGATTGTTACTACAATCGAATTCCTTACCAACGGTCTTTGGTGCTCCCACTAGAGAGGTGAGCTGATTGTTACTACAAAGGAAACCCCATTTAACGGTCTGAGGTGCTCCCTCTAGAGAGGTGAGCACATTGTTATGACAACGGAAATCCCCGCCAACAGCCTGCGGTGCTCCCACCAGTGAGGTGAGCTGATTGTTCATACACCAGAAACTCCCCGTAGTGCCTGATACAGTAAAGGCATTTATCCCCCCAACAGCCTGTGGTGCTCCCACCAGTGAGGTGAGCTTATTCATATCACAATGGAAATCCTTACCAACGGTCTGTGGTGCTCCTGCCAGACTTGTGAGCTTATTATAGCTGCACGAGAAACTCCCACTTACGTTCCCGAATCTGACGCCTTTAAGATCTTGTAGACCCTCATTAGAACAGTTGACATAGCCATCTACATCAACAAGTCCTGTCTGAGGATTCAAAGACCAAGTTCCTCCTACTGACCTATTTAAGAACTTCTCTTGCTCAGGTGTTAGCTTGGTTTGAGCCTCGAATGTGGCCGAGAATTCTTCAAATAGTTTAATGTGCTTCATTTCATTTTTTTGTGATTACCCAAGATCGTCTACATCATCCAAATCTTCATCCTCTAATTCGGATTCTTCTCCTTTGGTAGTAGACTCATTCTTAGAAGAAACAAATTCATCAAAACTCATAACAGCTTTCTTTGGTTTACCCATTTCAACTTTATCAGCTTCGATTTCTTTTGCTGTGTCTTTATCTTCTTCTTTATCAACCTCAGTTCCAGCTTCTGGTGCTGCAGGTTCTTCTTCAACTTCTACTTCAACTTCTTCAGCATCGGCGGGAACTTCATCTCCTTTATCTTCAGAATCTTTAGGTTCACCCATTGCATCAATCTCAGCTTCAATATCTTTGTCAGTTTCTTTATCTTCTTCTTTATCAACCTCAGTTCCAGCTTCTGGTGCTGCAGGTTCTTCTTCAACTTCTACCTCGACTTCTTCTGAGTCTTTAGGAACTTCATCTCCTTTATCTTCAGAATCTTTAGGTTCACCCATATCATCGATTTCTGCTTCTATTTCTGCAGCTGTTTCTTCGTCTTTCTTTTTAGGAATCTTCACACCTTCTTCGTCTTCTTCTTCCTCTTCTTCATTTTCCTCTTCTTTAACGGGCTCAGGTTTTTCAGTGTCTACTAATTCTTCGCCCTTAGCAGTTTGACCTTCTCCCTTTTTATAAAGACCTCCGATTTCATCGAAAAATTCTTTCTTCTTTTCTTCGTCTAGCTCTGCTGGACTACTAACTCCATATTTTTTCAAAAGAGACATGAAAACTTCACCGTATTCTTTTTGAAGATCTGCTTCGCGAATAGCTTCTTGTGTAGTCTGATAACCTTTGAAGTAATCAGAAAATTTCTGTATTGGTTGCATCCTTAAAAATAATTTTTTTTATATATCTTTAGAATTTGAATTTTTTCACTTCATACGGAAACTTCTGGTCTTTGTAGATCTCTATTCGAGTTTCTGAATGTTTATATAAGTAATTGGTCCAATATTTGCCGCCTTCATTGTAGCGAAAATCATCTACAAAATCGATGATATTCAACATTGATTTTGAGCTGTGCTTTCTCAAACCTCTACCGATAGACTGCCTGATAATTACTTCAGATTTAAAAGATTCGGTTAAGAAGATATTATGAATGTTTTGTACAGAGATACCGGTTGAAAAGGTTCCAAATGAGGCAACTAGAATTACATTATCTCCACCTTCCATTTTCTTCTTATAAACTTCTCTGATATCCTTATCAGTTCCGCCGTCTACATAGTAGACTTCTTTGTCTGGAAGTTGTCTTAGCTCATTATACAAGGCTTCTCCTTGTTCAATTCGATAGAATAAAACCAAGCTATTGTTCGTCGAACTAGCAATTACTTTAGTGATAAATTCTCTTCTTTTTAAAGAACCTACTATAAAATTCTGTTCTAGGGAAAAAAGCTTTTTTCTGTCTTCTGGAGTTTTTGACAAGAAATAGAAAGCTTCTTTTTGTTCGTTAGAAGCATAATCCATTTCAAAAATATGAACTTTACAAAGAGAAACGTGGCCTTCTTGCTGAAGATAATTAGCACTTACATTTGTGATAAGAGGCCCAGTACATGCCATCAGGGTTAATCTGTCTACAGTTCCTCTTTTAGGAATTGTTCCAGAAAGACCAAATCTATAATCACAGTGCCAGCACTGATCAAGAATCGATCTTATTGAATTTGATTTTGCTTTGTGAGTTTCATCGATCATAACTACATCAAAGCTCTCATAATAATCTGCAGGCTTTTTGACCAGAGATTGATATGTTCCAACTACAATATTAGAACTTGCTTTAATTTTTGCACCTGCGTAAATTTGCTGAATTTTGAGAGGTACTCTCTCTTTTAAATTATATTCATCAAAATCTTCGGTTGCTTGAAGAACCAGAGATACGTTAGGAACAATAAAGAGTATTCTCTTTTTCTTTAAAACTTCTAACAAATACGCAATTACCATAAAAGATATAAGAGTCTTTCCGGCTGATGTTGCGAGCTCTGCAAGACATCTTCTATATCTTAAAATTCTATAAGCTGCTTGAATTTGATAGTCCCTCGGTTTGTATTTAGGATGTTTTTTGAAGAATTCAGTTGCCCATGCAATAAATTCTTCTTCTTTGATTTCAGAATCAAAAAGTATAGTTGTACCTTTCATATTAACCACGAAACTATATTCTTGGCCAATGTCGAGTACCTCTTTCCAGAGACCTGCCGGAATTTTATTTCCTTTTATGAAACTGATATTTCCGTCCCATAATTTCTTTTTAACTAGAGGGTGAAATCTCCAGCCATCGATCTTTTTAGTCAGAGACAGCTTTAGCTGTTCGTACTCCATTTCAGTACAACTTTCAATGATTAAAAATCTCTTATCATCAGAAAGTCTTAAATCCATTTTTCTTTATTTTTTTAAAACTCTTCTGCAACTCTTATTCTATTTCTAATAGCAAACCCCATATTATCTAGAGTTCTGATGCACTCCCTGTAATAATCAATATGAGATTCCAGAAGATGTATTTGTCTTTGAACGAGGGTTAAATCGGCTCTAATCATCTTTTCCTTTTCACCTCCGTTCAATTTTATGTCGTAATCTAGAGTGTATTCTCTAAATTTCTTTTTATAGTAAGTATCAAAGCTAACATTCTTTTTGTATAAGCTTGTTTGAAAAGAAGAAATAGAATCAAGTAGCATTTGACGATAAGAAAGCATATATACTTGTGCTTCTGGAATGTCATTTACATTCTTCATCATAGCAATAAGTTCTCTAATCTTATTGCTCCATTTATCTCTGTCGCGGATTAGAGTTTCTTCTAATTCAAGAGTTTTTGCTTCTAGTTCTTCACGATTCATTAGAATAGATTATCTTTGCTATCTTTACCCTTTCTTTTAGTCGCAACCCTGACTATAGTTTTTTTCTTTTGGATTGGTTCTGGAAAGATAAAGGGGTGTTCTTCTATATTAACATCAGAAGTCTCGATTTCAACAAAAAATTTCAATTTTTTATCTCTATTATTTTTTTCATCGAAAAATTTATCGAGATCTTCCATTACCTTGTCATACATATATTAGATCTTTTGAGTTATCTGTAAAATAAAGATTGATTTCTCTCAAAACATCTCTTTTTTCTTTATATGCAACTTTAACTAAATCGTTTAAGTCCTTAATTTTATGTCTAGAGAGTCTATTTTCTTCAATAAACTTTCTCCACATAAAAACCTTTTTTCCAAGTTTTAGTTTTTCAACCATTTTTCTCTTTCCTTCATAATCATTATCTAACATGTACCTTACAGAATCAAGTTCATCAAAGTTAAATGTGCTTTTGCTTACTCCAGTTAAAGCCAAAGAATTTTTCATAAACATTGCATCTATGGGGCCTTCGAAGATGGTGAAGATTCGAGAAAGATCTATTTGCAGAATACCAAACAGCATTGATATTCTATTTATTGAATCTTTATCAGTATCATTTATTTCTACTTCAGGTTGATTCAATTTTTCTCTCATTCTAAAAAGATTATAACTCAAATATTTGGAAGCAGAATCTTCTAAATAACGAGTCTGATAACCTATGATCTTAGTTTTATCAGAATTAAAATTAAATACATATAGAGTTCTTCTCTTTGGATCATATCCAAAATTTTCAAGGCGATGAGTTAACAGTCTGCTTTGTAGATATGGATATGCTCGTTTTGTATTTGAATTTATCGGATAAACATTGAGAGCAGAAAATAATTCTGCTTTGGTAATTGCGAGCTCTTCTATTTTCTGAAAAAGATAAAAGTCTAGAGTTTTAGGTATGTTGTAAGTAGCTCTTTCTCTCAAGAAATTTACTAAGCTTAGCCTTTTTTCTCCTTCGAAGCCATTATCAAAATCACGTAAAAATGCATCTAGATCTCGATGTTTATTACAATTAAAACAATGGAAAGAGAGGGACTCCCAGTATAGGTTGCCCCTCTTCTTTCTCATGTCTGAAGAAGAATCTCCGCAATATGGACAAGCAAAATTAAGCCTGCTGTGAGATTCTCTTGCTCTTCTTTTTTCTAAATTGCCGTGACATCTGTCTAAGACCTGCTCAATCTTCAGAGTTATCTCTTCCCGACTTATTTTGTCTGTAGACAATTTTGTTGGCATTTTTAGATGTCAAGACCCTTCAAGAATTCATCTAGATCATCCGAATCTTCTTCAGATGCCGATGAAGTTGAAGTTGCAGGTGCCGAAGCTTTAGGTTCATCAAAACCAAAACTATCAAATGATGCGGATTCAGAAGTTTGGCTCTTCTTGGAAGAGACCGTGGATATTGCTGAACCTGGAGATCTATATTGATTCAAAATATCTTCAATTTTAGATCGAGTTGCATCATCCCAAGGTTTGTAGTCAAAAGAATCTAGAGAAGGAGAAGAATTTAGATATTCTAAAATTTGCTTTCTACCTTCTGCATCTTTTTCAACTGCTTTTCCGTTTACCAAAATTGGAGTTCTTTTTCCTTGAAATTTTGATGAGTCGTAGTTGTTGTAACCAGCTTGTTTGGTGATGATCATTTCAAAGTTTTTACCTTCGAATAAATCAAAAACCTGTGTAGGTTCATCAAACTCTGGATTCAACTCGGCATCAATTTTTTCTTTAATTTTGTAACCGTACTTGAAAATTTTAATAGAACCCTCTTGATCAGGACTGTTTGAGTCTTTGATAATCTGAATTAAAGAATAGAAAATTTCTCTTCTTTTCAGTTTTTCAGACATCTTTTTGTCTACTGCCGATTCAGAATTTCTCAGTTTAAAGAAAAGATCCTGTACAGGACATTTTTCTCCTACTGTAGAAGGTGAATCATAGTAACCTCCGTTACCTGCACCATCTTCCAGCCAATAAACAAATTTTCTAATAATTGATTTTTGGGGATTCTTTGGATTAGGTACGAATCTAACTAATGCTTTGTAGACTCCGTCTTTACCTTGATCTGCTGTGGGTTTGAAGAGATCACTTCCGCCGGAAGCTTCTCTTGTGTAGGTGTCAATGTCATTGACCCCTAGATTGAAAATGTCGAATTCATTTGCCATTTTAATTTGCCTTTTTTGTTGTTTAATTAATAAAGATTTGCCGTAAGAAGTTTAAAAAAGCTCCTAAAAAATTTTAGACTTGCCGCGAATTGCCATAAAAAATAAAAGTTGCCCTTAAAAAAACCTTACATAATATATATCCGGAAACGATGAAAAGTTTATTTTTTCTGGGAATAAATTTTTTTTACGAGATCAGTAAACTTTCTCAGATCGCATACTATAAAATTTATCTGAAGTTTTGGGAAGGAAAGACTCTAAGAGCTACAGAGCTCTACTGAACAGATCTAGAGATAAAATAAGAGTCTATCAGATCATCTATAGGTTTCGGAATCTCTCCGACGAACTTCTGTTCAATACACCATTTCCAAAAAGAAGACTTTTCTAGATTCGGATCCTTCGTTGTATTCTGACAAAAGTATTCGTACATCATTGACTTATTTGCATTTCCTTTTCCAGCTAATCCTTTAACTTGACTAGGTGTTCTAACAAAAATCTCTGAATCCGTATCCGTGTACAATACATGTCTCATTACAGAATTGAAAGAGATAAGATCTATAAAACTATTTCCCTTCGAACCATAGCTATAACCTTCGATTCCTACTTTATTTTTTTCGGAACCAATATTCTCAGCTATTAGCTTCCCTAAAGTGTGACTGTCTTCGATTTTTTGTCTTTGATCGACAGAATAATTTTCATTCTTTTTTCTTCTGCTGAAATGTATGATATCTACATCTTTGAGAGAAAGAAGCTTTCTGTGATATGAATAATCAGAGGGGTCTTTCTTTTCGAACTTTTTTCCCTCTTCGTTGTAAAATCCTACAAAGTGATATGCATCTTTTTCTAAAATGCAGATTGCTGGACTATTAATTGAAAAATCTATACCTACGTATCTCATATAATTCGCTTGCCCAAAGAAGCTCCAAGAGCTGCTCCTACAAGTCTACTGGTTAACATGTCGTAAAAAATACCTTTTTCAACTCCTAAAATTTTAGCTATCATTTTTCCAACCGTGCTACCTAGAGCAAATCCAGTTAAACCACCGAGAATAGAACCGATGATTCCTTCGTTAGTCATTTCTTCTGAAAGCTCTTCTAAAGTATATCCTTCTTCATATTTCTCCATAAATTTCTCAAGAGCTTCGTTAATCTTTGCTTCTTGTTCAGGAGTAAGTTCTTCATGTATCGAAGATTCGAAAAGTTTAAATTCTTTTTCGTTAGATTCGTTGATGTATTCGCTAAATGTTCTCATAAGAGATTGATTTGTTTTATATATTACTGAAGTTCAAGCTTAATGTCTAGCTTATTATAGATGAATGTGCAATCAAATGTTACAAACTCTGCAGTGTTAGAAGAAAAATTCAGCTCCAAGTCTGCAATGCTCGAAAACAAAACTCTTTCTAATCCTGCAGTAACCATAATATTTCCTTCGGAGTCTAAAAATTGTACTCTAGTTCCTTCTGGTGTATAAGGAGTCTGACCACCTAAATTATAGTAATAAGTAAAGATATCTGTCATCATCCAGTAATTAAAAAAACCATCAAACAACTGAAATGTCACTGTTATTTCTTTTCCGTATAGTTCAGCAGTAGGTAAACTACCTCTGTACTGTCTTTTAACTCCCGGATTATCAATTTGTTCTACTGAATCATAGGAAGATCCTACAAAGCTTAGACTCTGTATTGAATAATTAATAAAATCGATCGGCTCATAGACAATATTTCCCGGGATTCTTTGCAAATATGGTTTGTATTTATCTACTATAACCCGCGGAACAAAAGTTCTTGGAAAATTAAATCTAAACTGATTACTTCTAGCTGACTGTATCATTTCTATTAATTTATTGATGCATTAGTAGAAGCATTAGCTCCCTTATTATTTGGTGAAGCTAAGAGTTTCGCTAGCTCAGATTCTCTCTGATTTAAAGTAGCTTGTAACCCAGAATTTTTTTCTCTTACAGTCAGAGTTTCTGATTGTATCGAGGAATTTTCATTCTTAAGCTGTTCAATATTTGTATTCAAGGCATTCAACTTCACCGTTAATTCGTTTATTTGAGTAGTGAGTTTTATATTTTTAGCGATGTATGAGTTTTCTGCCTTCTTTTCATAAAGAATCCAAGAGTTTTCATAGATGGGAGATTCATCTAATACTCCATCTATTCTCTGTTCTAAAATCGTTAAGACGTAATTTCTAGTATTGAATTTTCTAATTCTACGAGCATCTGTCTGTTCAATTAAAAAACTTACAACTCCTTCGTTTAAACCTTCTCTACTCTTCAAAATTAATGACTCGACCTTTACTATATTTTGCCCATCTTCAAAAACAAGATAAGCTTGCTTAATATTTTCTAGATTAATAGAAGACAGAGTCCCACCGTCACTTTTCTGTATAGTGAAAGTAAAGAAATTAGAAAATGGAGAAATAGCTAAAATCATACGTTAATTTTTATCTTACCTTGACCGGAATCTGTTAGAATTTCATCTATATTATCCAATGCTTCTTTTAATGAACATTTAATTTGCTTGCTGCCACCAATATCTTCAATATTTGCAGTCAGATATTCAATTCCCGCAAAGTGAAGAAAATCAGTTTTGTACTTCTTCATTATCGTAACTTTCAAAGTTGAATCTGTAAATTCTACTGAATAATATTTCATTAGCTTTGAAGTTTGTTTTGAAGTAGAAAGATATTTGTTATACTGGCTAGATGTAATTTTAATACTCGTATCTAAACTTGGTTTCGGAATTAAAATACTATTATCGATTAAAGCAAACAAAGTATTCATACTCGACGTAAATTTAAGCTTTGCAAGCTTTCTAGATGTAGTTCCATTGTCACCAAAAAAAGTGTGATCAATTACTACTACTTTTTCTTCATCGTTAGTAACTCCTTGTACAGTAGCAGTTACTGCATTAGGATCTGGAGTTCCCCCCGGAGTTCCTGTATTTGAACCTGTAGTTGATCCAGTAGTTACTACAATTTTGCGAGATTTTTCAATTTCCCCTTGAACTCTCGCGATTGAATCAGTTAAAATCTTAGTTTTATTCTTTTCTTCTTCTAGAATCGAAGCAGAATTGTTTAATATGTTCTGTTGTTTTTCAGAAGATTCATATGCAGATTTATAAGTCTCATTCAAGTTATTATATTCTGCATTTTTTGTAGCTATTAGATTTTCGAATGTAATTCTTTCTCCTTCACCTGATTTTTGCCAGATGCCTGAATATACTACAGTTTCTTCAGTAACTGAATTTAATTGAGTGATCTTCGTAGTAACAAAGAAATATCTAGTCTGCATTCCATATATTTTTCTCGAATCATCAGACGATATTTTAAAAACTACTTGACCTAATCCCTTATTGATATTCTCAATATTATTCAGATTTTTTATCTTTACTTCGATATTATTATCGACAAAGCAGAGATAAGCATCCCCCATTCCTGAAAAATCAACTTCAAATTTTTGACCATTTAAATCAGTTTGATCGAAATCAAACATAACATAACTGTCAAACCGAGGTACTGTTAGAGTTCCATCACCATCCGAATAAGAAATATCATTTATCGCAAGATTTCTTGCGGTGTAAATGTAATTAATCGGAGTTTTAATTTGCGGTATGTTAGTATCAATTGCCATTACGAACTTCTACTTTAACTGGAGATATTTTAGCAGTAACTGCTCCTTTATCTCTAAATACTGTTACTGGAACTATTTGAGTTTGAACAGGTGTATTTGCAACTGGACTTGTACCCTGTGTGATACTTCTCTGTACATTTATTACATCATTTATGATGATATTTTCTCCATTATCTCTAGGCAGTTCATTATAAACTTTTACCACCGTAGGAACTGTACCCAGATTAATTCTTCTAAGTCTTCTTCCATAAGTTCCGACATCTGTAGAAATTATTCTCGATTTTCTAATAATTTGAGTTCCATTCGCTCTATTATAAATCCTCATCGTATAATCAAGAGCAAAAGATACAGCAACAGCAGAGTTCAATATGATAGGTCTAAATCTGATAGGAACATCAAAATTATCTAATTGAGTAAAAGTCTGTTCTGCAGTTTCTACAAAAGAAGTACCTATCTGTTCTTGAGTAACTACACTATGAAATACTATCCAGCTAGAATTAGGTTGAGAGTTTAGGCTTGCCATAAAATCTTCATAAATAACTCCGTTGTACTCTCCGTACATTTCGAAAAAATCACCCAGAGTTGATTCTTCGATAGTTGCAGCTAATAAATTAAATTCATCAGTAGTAGAAATTGTGCTTCTACTAAGAACTTGAGTTTCATATGCCGGAAATCCGTCTTTGGTGTATGTTGAAGAAATTCCATTAATTGTTGCATCAATGGTAGTAGTCTTTATAAACCCCTTCGCTTCTGTAAATTTATACCCTAGAGTGTTTGTACTGCTTGGATTTGAATAAAAATTCTCCAGCATATAATAAGCTGAAGGAATTTTAAACTCTAAGTAAGATGCATATACTCTCTCACCTAACAAAAAGGGATTAGGATTGAATGTAGCAGTATCGCTTTTTAGAAAATTAATATTAGCTAAGTTTAAATCCAAGCCATCTCTTCTCTGTACTGTAAGAGCTATAACAAAACCATCAAATCCTCTAAAATCTAAGCCTGATGCGAAATGAAGTCTAATTGTGTCATATTCAACATCAATATTAGGAGAAAAAGTTTGAAGAAGATTAGCGCTTGGTGTTAAATTTGAATCAACATCGTTGTATGATATGCTTCGGTTTGTAATAAGAGAAGCAAATCTTGTTTTTGTTGAATTGATTGCAGCAGAGCTATTTCCTCTTACATTTCCAGTTTGACTTTGATATGCAGGAGGATTAAAAAGATATGTACCACCCGTATAACTATCCCGCATCAACTCAATAGGTAGATCCAGAGTGTTAAAAGTCTCTGGAGACGAATGATTCGTGTAGATGTACTCTAAAAGTACTCCATCATACAGTTGAACATATTTTGATAAATCGAAAGCCATCCGCTTTTATTTTTTTATTTCATTGAAAAGATAATCAGCTGTAATTACATCTTCACCGTAGGTTTCTCTTAAATTAGAAATAAGGTCTTGCTCCCTTTTTCTGATTTCATTTATTTCACCTTCTATGTTAGTTACGTTTTCACTAAGCATTTTCATCTGTTTTTGTGCAGCTTCAAGTTTGTTGAAAGCTAATCCATATTCATAGACAATGCTCATTACTTGTTCTCTTTCTTGTTGTGTCATATTTTATTCCAAATTGAAATGATTTCATGATAAGATTTAACTCCCACTTTCTGCTTGATAAGATTAAGCTCTTCGGCATCTTCAGTGTATTCAACACAAAATCTTTCGATGCTAATCGTATCGTCATTTTCAATAACCATCTTTTTACAGGCTATCGTTTTGTCTTCTAGTTCTTTTAGTTCAATATTTGTCATCTTATACTATATATGTTACTGTTACTCTAATCGTTGTTCCATTAGCCAACATTCCACCTGCATTGGTACCCGAACCTGTATCATTCGCTTCTACTAAGATGTATGAAGTGTTAGCAACTACATGACCTATCAGACCGGTAACTGTTCCACCGTAGTTTACCACATCAAAATAGAGTGCAGCTGCACTTTCTGCTGAATTAGAGTTTGCACATGCGAAAGGTAAGTTAGTTATTCTTAAAAATCCGCTACCTGTGCTAGCTGAAACAAGCAAATATCCAGTAGCAGTTACCATTCTACCTATTTTCGTATAAGTACCGCTAGTACTGTTGAATGTAACGGATCCAGATCCCGTAGTCATACTAGGAGTCCATGTTCCTTCTTCGTAGTCATCTAGAGTGTTAGCGTCTGCAGAAGCGACTTGAGTGGCTGGGAATTTTAAACCTACCGAAAGACTACCATCATTTTTAATTCCGAATCTTTCTACACCCGAACCATCGTAAATCTGTACACTGTGTGTGTCAGTTGCATATGTAGTGCCTCCACTTCTCATTGGATAGATCGCAAGAGAAGCAGTAATTCCGGTGGTAGTATCTCCACCAATTTTAACACCATAAGAGTCTTGACTACTTCCACCAGATAACCGCCAAGGGTTTAGATAGATATTACCTTTCTTGCCCAGAGTAAATCCTGCACCATATCCATCGCCACCTTCAATAATAATTCCCCCACCGTTGTAAGCGCTAAAACCACTCCCGGGCATATAAGAATCAGAACCTTTTATAGTCAATAGAGCACCATCACCTTCGGTAGAGTCTCCGCTTTGCATAAAGATCTTAGCATCTCTTTCAGAGCCTGCAGACTTAGAACTATCCCAAAGAAATTTAAGGTGACCATTCTTATTTAGTTCAAGCCTCTGTTCAAATGCAGCAACTGTGTTTCTAGAAACAGAGAATCTTATTCTTGAATTTATTTGTCCAGAGAAAGAAGCTCCAGAATCGGCTTCGAAAGATATTCCTGCCAAATTATCCAGAACTCCACCAGTAGACGTATTAATTTGACCTACAATTCTACCATATCTGGCACCCTCTGGTATTGAAACATTTCCTGTGTAATTGATTGACTTTAATACAAAATCATAGCCACTTTGAGCAACTACGGTGTTCACCGAATTGCTTGTTTCTCTTACCAGAAATAATTGCCCAGTAGTAAAGCTACCACCAAGAGTATCAGCTCCTAGAATAATCTTTCCACCTGTTTCCAGATCACCATCACCTAAAACTATAGTAGGTGCAGTAAGTTTAAGAGCTACGGTAGCATCTAACGTTATATCATCGCTAGAAACAATATCCATAGCATCAGTAGAAACTAAGAATAGTGCCCCACTTGAATCTACAGTAATTGAATCTCCAGTTGTATTTGTAATTAAGATAGAACCATCACCTGATGCAGGTTGTACTGCGGGATTACTTGTTCCTAACGAAATATATGCATGACCATAAGTAGATCCAGAACCTTTCTGTAATCTTACAGCAGATCCAGTATATCCCGAGGCAATTGATTCTAAAGCAGTAATCGTAATAATTCCATTCCCAGTATCTGCACCGAATATCGAACTACCATAAGGGGTAGTAGGAGTCTGTGTAGAAATATTGATATTTCTTCCTGACAAAAGCTGAAGATCACTGTCATAAGAAGCAATCTTTAGTCCTACGCTTTGGGCATATAAATCTGCACTATTGATAATTCTATTTGATTCAATAAAAACTGAATCATAGTCGTCAACGCTGATACTACCCATCTCTGTAATATCATCAGTATTGTACGTGTTTATTCCATCTCCTAATATCCTGGAAAGAATTATATTTTTTCCAGAAGTAGCAACCGGCATATGAACGAAGAGAACTCCAGAAGCAGGATTGATTTGATTAGAATATACATCAGTTACTTCTCCCCACGAGCTAGAAATACCTTCATCAGAATTAGTACCGATTGGGAAACCACCTACTAGTAAACTCTGAGAAGCATAAAGACCTGTATTTGTATAAAGATCGGAATTCGCATTAATGAATCTATATCTGTAAAAAAGGTTAGCTGGGTTTACATCTGGATTTGTTCCATCTATTTCAAAAAGAATATTCCCCGGACCTTGCGGCCCTACCGGACCCTGAGGACCCTGAATATTTCCTTCTAATGACCAGGTTACTCCATTATACAAATAAACATCGCCATTATCTACATCTAGATAATAATCGCCTTCCTCTTCACCGGTTATTGAAGATGGAGCACCACTACCATCAAACCATAAACTTCCTCTGACTCCTGCAGGTCCGATAGGACCTAAAGGTCCCTGTGGCCCTGGAGGACCTCCGCCATTTATTAAAAACTGATCAAAATTAAAATTAATTTTATCAGAAGCTTGTGAAATGGTGTCAGAAGCCAGTATTTCTTTAATTACTATAGCCATTTATCATTTTTTTGTTATAGTCAAACTTGCACCTGCAGAAATTGAGAAGCCTGATTTTTTAATATATATCAAATCCAGATTAAACTGGTTCGGATCTTTAAAATTCACAGTGAAATTCTTCACAATTCTTAAACCTTCTGCTAATTTTTCGGAGTTAGAAATTTGAAAAGGTTGGTAATTATCGGGTTCTACTGATCGAGATTCCTTTAGATAGAAGTTAATATTTTCTATTTTATAGAGAGGAAGTATATTTTTTCTAATATAAGATTTCGCAAATTCTTCTACGCTAGAATCAGAAAAGAGTGTAAAATTAGGATTCACGTATTTTCTAAAAAGGTCAGAAGTTTTTGAGTAGAAATATCTAACAAGTGCTCCCTGGACATCCAAATAAATAGAAACCTGAGAACCGGTTACAGTAACTCTATATTCATTTTCTAGAAATTCTTCTAATAAAAAGTTCTGTGGAACTTTTACATATTTAGATCCAGCAAAAGATTTCTTTTCAAGGGATGAAAAAGTTCCAGGCGAAAGAACAGAAGAAGCCTTAGTAAGATTTGTAGTAAAATATCCAGGATCCCACGACGAAGAGAAGATATAAAAACTATCTCTTTTGTTTATAGCCACCTCATTAATAAGAGGATATAAGCTTTGAAAGGAAGAACTTCCTGATAATTCCAAGATTCCGCCAGCATTAATAGAATTAACTTTGTGATAGAAATAATTTCTAATTTTTCCAAAATAGACGAACGCAGGATCTAGTTGAGTATTCTTGTATCTCATCAAATTAAATACCTTTTCTTTGTAAATTAGATCTGACCCTCCTTGGGTTGCCGTGTTATCAGTCTCTTCAGCTAGATAAGGATCTAAAAATTTGAAAACATCAACGAACTTAGGATTAAATCTTCCGCTATGTCTAAAGAAAGGAATTACTCTTGAATTTGAAGATAAGTTTAATTCATAACCTATCGTATTCTGTAAATTAAAGCTGGTTGGTTTATTAGGATCTCTTATTGGATCTAAATACACAGATTTCATAAAGAAATCCTGAGATCTCAATTCAAGAACAAATTGGTTGTAAGATAAAGTCCCATCAGTTTCTACTGTTTCATAGATAATTCCAGGATCTCCGTTATTTATAGCCGAGCTGATTGCTGCATACGAAACTGAATTCATAATAGGTACAAACAGATTAAATCCACCAAACACGACATAATAGGTAGCTCCAGTGAAGCTTAAAATATCAGAAGGAACATAAGGCAGATTAAAAGGAAGCCCGTTTTTAGTTATTGTAGTAGCATGAAACGTTGAATCGTTAATAACTGCTAAAATACCAGAAATTAAATAAACCCCTGCATCGGGCCCAGAATCGATAGTAAATTCAATATCATTAAATTTTCCATCCGGGCCAAGTTGAATATCCCGAGAAAATTTAGGAGCAACTCCTACAGAACTCAGAGTACCTCTCATTACATAGTATCCTCCTGCGTTATCAAATTTTGAAGTTGCGAAATTTATAGCACCATTCAGTACTGAATCTTCGTATAAGTATTCACCTGCTGACGTTTGAGGGAAAAAGTCTCCATCGAGATTAGGCGAAATTTTATCTTTAAGACAATATAGAAGAGTCCTATCAATAACTTCTATATCTCTACCAGGTAAAATTTCTTGATAATCTATCGTCAAGAAAATCACAAGAGTAATCGTTTTCCATTTCTTATTTTCAATTACCTTTATCTGCGTAGAAGGTTTGTCTGGTCTGTTTGGAATTAATATGGCCGCAAACTTGTAATCATTAAAATAATCAGGAGTTGTGAACTTAATATTATTGAGATTAAAATCTATTACTGTCGTGCTTTCTGATCTCTTTTTTCCGATTACTTTAACTCCTCTAAAAAATGCTTCTGCAAAGTTAGCAGAATTTCCATTACTAAATCTTGAATATCTTATCTCCTTGTCGAAGTAAGCATCATATAAATCGTTATGCAGATTATCAACAACAAAGTAATTAACGAAATTGTCAGTAGTTACATCTTGAAAAAATCCAAGAGTCGAACCTTGATTGTCATCAACTGTTTCGTTGAAATAGCTCCATGATTCTAAAAGACTTACTTCATCAAAATAATAAGGTACCTTTGAAAGATAGTACCATTCATGAGTGAATGCCTGTGGATTTTGCGTAAAATCTTTATCCGACGGAGAAAAGTTGTAGATACCGAAGGCTGGACTATAATCCAGTCTGTAAGCTTTATTTCTAACATCCTTTCCATAGTCATCATAGACCCATTTACAAATATAAGGAACCGTTCTAGAAGGTAAAGCCAAATTTTTGTTATAATTTTCAAACAGTCTATCATATTCAGAAAGAATTTCTTGTGACTGTTGAATATTAAGTTGGCTTTCATTTCGAAGAATAGGTTGAAGTTCAGAAAAACCACCGTTTGTATAGAAATCGATAATCTGAGGGTAAGAAGACTCTTCTACTGGAACTAAAACACCATTTTCTAGAACATACTCGTTGTAAAAATCATGCTCTTCTATTAATTCACCCATTAAGCTGTACTGTTGACTATAGAAATCAAAGTCAAAATCTCGCAACGGATAAATAGAAAGTCTTCCAAATTCGGCCTTAAAGACTGAATAACTAGAAACTGTTCCAATTGAAGTGATTTCAACGCCGGGTTTGTCAAAAATAATAGTTGAATAAGAATCTACCCCGGTAAATCCAATAATATTTCCAGAAGAATTAAAAACTGGCTCTTCTAAATATAAACCATCAGATACATATTGAGTTATTTGTTCTCCTGCTTTATACAGATTACCAGAAAATCTATCCTTTGAGGATCTTTCTACTTTAATTCTTGAATTAGAAGAATCCGATCCACCAATGAAAGAAGTTACTTGATCAGTTATATGAGAAGGGTAAGTTGTAATAGTAGAATCAACTTCAGTAATTTTAAATCCTAATCTATTAAATCTGGATCCTGTATATCTGGAGTAAATGATTATCTTGTTACCTACAATACATGCAGAAAAAAATCTAGTTCCTGGAGAATAATAGTTAATAGCTCCTAATATTGAATTTGCAATATCTACAGAAGAACCATTTCCGTTGAAGTAATATTGATTTGAAATTCCAGGTGTAGTTGCTACAGCAGAATTACAAGAAATTATATGAGTTCTTGTATTCCCATCATAAAATTCTATATTAAGTCCGTTTCTTACAGATCCACTGTTTATTTCAATATAAAATCCGGCCGCACCTTTATTAGAAAGTCTTTCTGCTTCAATAGAAGAAATTGGCGGAGAATCCAAACCTGTAAAAGCACCTAAATCAGCTTTCTGATCAGAAAGTCTTAGAGAATTCGCAGGAAATTTCGATCCTTTTTTAAGAGTATGAAAACTGTCATATTTGTCTTTTACATACAGAAAAGAATTTACTTCTGAAACTCGCTGAGGATCAGGAAATCCGGTGTCAGTTTCTATAGTAGAAGGATCTGCATAAATTACAACGCCGTTTGGATTAGTTACTACAAACTTTTCTGTTGTTATGTTAGATATTTCATCGGCAGAAGAAATTCTAGGAGTTTGTTTTTCTGCTAATCTATTTAGATAAAATGCATTCGAATCTAAATAGAAAGAACCTTCTTTTTGACCACTAACATAGATTCCGAAATATCTATTGATAGAATATTCATCTGAATATTCATCATTGAATAAAAACTGAAGATTGATAAGATTTGCACATATTACTCCATTTCTTTCAAATCCAGATGAAATTAAATATTCAGTTTCAATAATTGTTTTTTCCTCTGTTATAAGAGAGCTGTACAAAAGATCTCCCTTCTCTACAAAACCGCCTTTATCATAAGAAATTCCTCTAAATAAAACAGGTTCATCTGGAAGATTAGTCACAAAAAGAGAAGACTGAGGAAAGAGAGGATTACTTCTATAGTTTCTAAGATACTTTCCAATGCTTGAATTTGCAGTTAAATCAAAAGTTTTAATTATTGTAGAATTTTCGAGAATATTCTGAGAAAATTCAGAAGATCCTGTTGCAGAATCTACATCAAAATTAGGATCTGTTTGATTAACTAAATTTACGTTAGCAGGTCCATTAGTTCTGAAAATAACAAAATAGTCAGGAATTTGTTCTTCTAGCCAAATTGGTGCTAAAACACCTAAATCTTCGGCATAAGATTCCGAAGATATAGATTCAGCTCCACCCGTATAAAAACTCTCATACTGATCATCATACTCGGGGAGAACTGAAATATCATTGTTCTGTTGAAACAATGAATATGCCAAGGACTGAGGTAAGTTTCTTTGATTATAGAAATTGAAAACATCTCTTTCATAAGACGAGTTCGGATCTATGTTATAAGCCTTGTAAATATTATTTGACAAGTCTGAATTTGCATTAAACGAATCTAAGTACAAATTCCCAGAACTATCAACTACTAACTTCACATTTGTGGTTAGTTTTGGATTAGTTCTAACGAGTTGAAACGATGCTTTATCTAATATAGGATCAGCCATTCAGTGGGATCTTTTTTTATATATCCCACATGAATTAACCAGTCGAAATAGTATTTGTGCTAGCTGCCCCTATAGTTTGTGGTACTGCAGGAGATAGATTTTTTATCACTCCCTGTAAGTCACTTACTGCAGTAGAAACACTAACCGAAGGTACAGAATTTAGATTCAACGAATCTGATTTGTATTTTGCAGAAACTTCTAAGTCATAAGAATAAACTGTTCCGTCTTTGATCAAAATATCAAAACCTATCCTCTTGGTATATGTAAGATTTGTAGTGCTTCCTGTAGAATCACCTCCGATGTTTCCTAAGCCACTTGTTCCAGAGCCGTAAAAATCTGTCATTCGATATTGGAAAACTACAGGAACTTTGATTGAATTGTTAGTTCCGTTTAAAATCTTTTTAGTTGAAGTTGAAGCTTTACCATCTACGCAAATACTGCTATGAATATCGGTAGAAATGAAAAGATAAGAACCGCAGCTCTTTTTGCCTAACAGATACTGATCGTCGCTTTCAAAAGACATTTTAGCGCCTCTCTGAAAGTCAACTCCACCTAAACCATCACCGGTATTAGTAGAAGCATTAGTGATATGTAAACTTGTATCAATAAGAGTAGGACTGCCCGTTATATTATATGTTTGAGAAGTTCCCATATTAGCAACTTCTTCAAAAATATACATATTTTGAGATTTGGTATAAGCACTTGAGGCACTTAGAGGAGCATACTTTGAATTTCTAATTACTGGAAATATAGTTCTTCTACCCAAATATGTTCCGCTATCTACCCGTTCATTTGCAACATAAAGATCGTAACCTGCGGTGAAAAGATCAGATTCTGAAGGAATAGTAACTCCAACTCCACTACCAGTTCCAGTGTCCTGTGTTATGCTCTCATAAAAGCTTTTAAATGTATTCAGTCTAGCTAAAGAAGGATGCGAAGTATGAATTTCTATTGTATTGTCATCGTTATTATAAAAAGTAGTTGAAGTGGTAGGAAGAAACTTACCGGTAACTACATCGTATGCAAAAGAACCCCCGAAGATAAAGCTGGCTCCTAACGAAGTTTCATATGAAAGTCTTCCGTAAAAATTTTCTGCATCATCTAAATTGTAAATTGGAGTAGTAGTTCCTGGTTCTACGCTTTGATAGAATTTTTCTTCTCCTGCAACATCATAATATCTAGAGTAAATGAACTGAGATTTTACTTGAGAAGACTGATATGGAGCTAAAGATTCTATCTGAGTATATGGATCTGATGAAGTTACATCAGGACTTGTTAACAATAGAGGAACCAAGTCATATTTATACAGAGTATTATATGTAGAATCTGAACTTACATAAGTATTAAAATTGTCTAAATACTCATAAATCGCAGGAAGAATCGTGCTAGAAGATGAAGAAGCAGAAGGATCTTCTGATTCTCTAACTTTTCTGTCAGAGCTACCAAAGATCTTAGAAATAAGTTCTAATGGATTTTGATTGGTATTCTTGATATTAATGAAGTAAGTTTTAGTAACTATAGCACCTTTCTTGATACTTAGTCCGTTTACTGCATCTGCGTAATATCCGGCAAAGAACGTATTTAGTTGATCTTTAACCAATGCAGTTTCAACCCCCTGATCATCGATAATAGAAACTGCAAGTTCTCCACCGATTCCAGCTATTACTTGTTGAAGACTAGTAATTTCATTTTGTAACTGATTCAGCTTCGTGAAAAGATCTATTGGAGTTTGATTACCAGATACGAATCCTGAAGAAATAACAGTAGCATCGTGTGCAAAATACTTCTCGTTAGCTGTAAAAGAACTTGATAAATGTTGATCAATTCCTTTTGAATTAATAGCTTCTTGCAGTTTTACAGCAGCTAAAGACTCTTGATTCTGTTTGATAATGTCATTCAGAGTATTGTCAGTATTGATTTCAGTTGGGAATGAAATAATAACTGATTCAGAATAATCGGAAAGAGCTGGATTTGAAGGCCAACCTGCTTCCGAAACGCTTCGTACTCTAATTTCAACTTGTTCTCCTTTAGTAATAGGAATATCAACCTGATTAATATTGATAGTATCTGAATCTTGTGTAAGAATAGTTGCCCATTGATATTTCTGAGAACTCGCATTGTAAACTCTAGGTCTTACTGGACCGTAAACTTCTACCCAGTTTGAAAAAGCGCCGCTTGCTTCTGAATTTCCATCTTGAAAATTGAAAGTATCTACTGGATTAGCAGAGCCATCAGTATTCAGATATTTATATTCAATAAGAAACTGTACAATCTGTTGAGCCCCAGTTTCATTAGAAACTTTAGGTGAAGGAAGAGGAAAGAATCCTCTAACCCGATATTTTGGATCTGCTGCAGTTAAACCTGCATCTGTGGCTTTGGCATCTATGCTCTTAACAATAGATGAATATAAATCCGCTTTTGTAGATCTTTGAGTTACAAGACCATCTAGCTGATTTTTATCAGCATCTCTTTCAACCGAATTCTTATAATTTTTATTTGCTATTTCGCTTCTCTTTGCCGCAATTGCATTGTCAAGCTCTTTAATCTCAGATGATAGGGTATTCTTCTGTTTATTCAAGTCTTCAATCTCTGCAACTTCTCTCTTGTTAGTGATTTGTTGATTAATTTGAACTACTTTAAAATCTGAAGAATTCAGAACGGGAGAATCAGGAGTGATTGCTTGAGATGATGTAGGAATTTTATCAACAGCTAGACCTAAAATATAAGCACCAAAATCTGTAACAAATTCTCTGTAATAATTATAAAGAGGTTTTACTTCTCCACTCGAAAGAGTAATCGTCAAATCGTTCGTAAAGAAAGCCGAACCTGGAGACCAGTTAATCGCTGGTATTCTTGAATTAGGATCTACAGGTTTAATGAATACTGCTAAGTATTCTCCGTATCCTACATTCAAGTCTAAAGAAACTGTACTTTCTGGACTCTTGTAAATTTTAAAAATCTCAGAACCAATAGTAATAGGAGAATTACCTTCTAGTAACTTTAATGTCACAGAATTCGTCCCTGAATCCACACTTACCACTTCATATCTTGTACTAATAGGATCTTGATTAATCACCAAGCTATCACCAATCTTAATACTTTGAGTGTCTGTGAAAGGAGAATCGGAATCAGAATAAGTCAACTTATTCAAGCGATAAGTCTTTAAGACTACCGTAGTGTTTACGCCATTTATAAGCTGTGTAACAGTAGAAGAAGATATATCATTTACATCAAAAGTTCCGTAATATCTATTATTTCTTGGCGATATTGCTTTGACTTCAGTTTCTTCTAAATATGAAATTCCTCTATCATCTAAAGCAGACTTAAACGAATCATATTCCAAAATGCTCGAACCCTTTAATTCGGAATTAAAATAGTTCAATTTATCTTGAGAATCAATAGTCATATAGAAGATACTCAGGACGGCTTCTTCTGTATTTGGAGAAATTTGATTCGTTAAATCAAAGCTCACATATAAAAGAGGCGTCATAAAATCATCAAAGAAATAATTCTGCTTGACAGAAAAATTTGTAACACTATTGATGCTTGTCAAATCTGAAGCTTCTGCTTCAAGTTTTTGAAGAATAATACTTCTAACAGACCCATCAGGTAGCAGAATACTGCTATTCGATGCAGAATCGTAGTTAGTAAGAGTTGCTATATTTCTCTCCAGTCTTTGAATTTCATTCTTCAGATACCCAAATGTAGGAACTGGTAGTTTTGTAATAGTGTTGTCATTTTCTATTACGTCAATATTAACGGTCTCCTCATTTCCCGTAACTGCACCCGTCATCGCTTCATAGGAACTGATAGAGTTCTGATAAAGTCTTAACAGCTGTGGTAGTAGGGTTGATATTGAATTCTCAGACATATGTATATTTATCTTAGTATATCTATTTCAAAAGTATATGCGTCAGGATCGGAGCATATAATCTCAAAAATAGGTTTGTTGCTAATATCTTGGTTAGAAATAGTTCCAACTTGCACACCATAGACTCCAGTACCTTTTCTGTTAAGTGCATCTGTGTAAATCACAATATTTCTAGATCCTATTGATAATGTGGTAGGGAAAACTACTTTAACTGTTTGATACTTCTTAAAAAGTGCAGAAGAATCATTGATATAAATTTGTAAATCTCCGAGTGCGGTATCTGTGGTGTAGATTCTGCACATATTCGTAAAATCAGTTAGTCTGAAATAAACTTCAGGTGAAGTTATATTTAGACTTAAAGGCGAAGAAGGTGTTATTGGGTTTGAGTTTTTATCAAAAGATTCGTCAATCACATAAGCTTGAGTCTTTTGCGTAATTTTGATCTTATTCGGAACCGATTTATCAAGAACAATTCCAGGGCCTTCACTTAAAACATCAGTGTTATACTGTAAGTTTATATTAATCTTACCAGCAACAATATCTGATATTGCTTTAGAATTCGCAGCAATCATATCTAAAAGAGCTGTGCTCGAAGAGAATGCTAATCTTGCATTCTGAAGAGCAGTTTCTAGTGCATCTACTTCGGCTTGCAAAGATAAAATTCTTGCAGTATTGTCAGTTGCAGCAGAATAAGAAGTATTGATTTTAGATTCTAGATCTATAAATTTAACTTGTTGTCTCTCAAAAAACTTAACAGACTGTTGTAACAGAGCAACTGCTTCTGTAAACTGACCTGTTGAAAAGTTATTATATTCATTTACGATGCTACTAACACCCTGGGTGTTTAAAGATGCATCAAATCTAAGGTTCAGTTTGAACCCATAAGAGTTTCCATTTTCACCAGTTACCTTGTTAGGCTTGAACTTTTGTGATCTTTGAATAAATCCACCTTCTAAAGTCGGAGTGATATTATCCAGTAACAAGATTCCGTATAAATTAGTAGCTCCATTTTCTTGATCATTTACATCATATAAATCATAATATACTAGAACTGCATTAAATTCAAAGTTTGAAGAATAATCAGAACCATTATATTGTGCAATAGTAGAAACTGTAGAGTCATTTACTATTGTTGCATAATCGTTAGGATTGAAGTCTACACTAATCCCATCCAGTTTTGATCTTCTGTATGCAACGCCATTGAATCCAGAAGGATTATCATAATCTGCTGGGTATTTTTGAATATCGGCATTTGAAGAATCGGCAAAAGTCGAAGGTTCTGTAAAATATGCATTAGTTACAGCTTGTGGGTAGGGATTATCCATCCAATCTGCGTCTGCATCTGTATAATCTACTTGACCATCAACGTCATAAAATGCCCTGAAAGTCAAACCTTCCGGGTGAACTGAGGAAACGTTTCTCCCTAGATCAAATTCTCCATTTCCTTGAATAATCATAGAAGGCTCATAGTTCGTATCTTCTAATGCAGAAAAAAGAACAACCGGAGTTTTTCCAACTTGAGTAGGGACATAAAGGTAAACTTCAGTATAACTGTCTCCTGCTTTATCTACGTTGTTAATAACGTCGATGTCTCCTATGTACTGTACGACTTTCTGATATTGAACAGATCCTGTCAACTTTTCATCTTCTTCTACAAATCTAGGTGTAGTAAGAGCAGGACTAGCCTCCGAAGTAGTATTAGCATCTCTAAATCTAATAGCTCCAGTCTCCTTCAACCATTTGAAAAATACTCTTTCTGCTACGCTTCTTTTTTGAGTAGAATCATAACTTGCATCGTCTAGAATTAAACTTTCTATATTCAATGCATAATTCTGAAGCCCTTGTGCCCAGTCTATGTTTCTATCGGGCGATAAACCTCCAGCAAAAATAGAACCATCGACTGTATCGAATTGCATATAGTTATTATAGCTACCAAAGGTAGAAAAATCTAAACTATTAAAATCAGGAAGATTCAAGAGAACATATTTAGAAAACACGAACTTTAAATTATCATTCGTAAGTGTTTTCGATAAATCTCTAGACGCAGAAGTAAAGGTATAAAAAGTACCTCCCTGCGCCTGCGGTGTTCTTATTACTGGTGTTGTTGCCATATTTTACGAAAGAGTATATCCCGCTCCTCCGATAATAATCCAAAGAGGGTTACCTGAAGAATCAGTTGTTGAGAATAGATGCACAGTTTGACCTAATCCATTCAAAGTAATAGTAGAAGCATTTCCTTCTAGAGAAAAAGTAGAACCGGTACCTTCAATAATGTTAACATCTCCTGTGTTGCTATTATCGTATTGGAAGATAATCTCTTGACCTATTTCTCCAGCAAAAAGACTGAGAGTAACTGCACTCGAAAGAGAATTATGAACTTTAAATAACAAATATTCTGGAACCGCCGTGGTACTTCCAATGTTTGCTGTATAGCTAGGTGCCAGTGTAGTATCGCTGTAAATGTCAGGATCTATATTATTTCTAAGAAGATTACCTTCTAGATTTAGATTACCTATCAGGCTCACATCGCTGATAATGTTGAATGCGCTTGAAGTAATTTCAAGCTTGACAGTTGACAGTCCAACTTTAAGGGTGTTCGTGGTAGTGCTATTTAATCCTGCTAATGTTCCAGCAGTAGGATTAAAATATACTTCCATCAAATTAATCTCTTCAGCAAGAATATTAAAATTGTCATTAATAACAATTCTAGACCCTGCTAGAGAGTCTGTTCCGAGGATTTCAGTTACGCTAATAGCCATTGTTTTTTATTTTATTATGAGAATGTTTTTTTCTCTTGTGTATTTGTTTTGGTTGTTGTCTTCTATGTTCAATTGCAGGGTATAATTACCTGGTGTGTCGAACATATACGTAAAATATTTGCTGTTTAAATATATATCACTAAAATTTGGATTGCTATTATTTTTTAGAATCCAAGCAGACTTTTCATCTACTTTTCCCATTATTTCACAGTTATTGTAGCTAAAAGTTACATAAGTCAACAGCTGCAAGGTTTCTGCATTATAAATAGGATTCGCAGAGTTCCAAGTTGGATTTGTAATATTCGACTGACCTGTTCTTCCGATTAAAACTTCATTCGAAACAGCATTTACTTGATAGCCACTAACCGAAATAAAATCTCCATAAGAAGATGAGTTGTATTTTGCAACAGCTTGAACATATTGAATAGATCTATCTTCACTTGTAACCAGATTATAGATGTATCTCGAAAAAGGATCTGCTGTTGCACTATTCATAAAGTCAACAAAATCTGTAAGATTTTGCACCTCAGTCTCAATAAAAAGATCAAAAAACCCCTTTGTATTTTCTATAGTTAAAACAAAAGGAGATGCAGGAATTTCTAAAATTTCAAAAAATGCTGGAGTATCCCCAGTAACTTCTGTACTATCCCACCATAAATGAGAAGTTTTTTCCCAGTTACCTTTGGTCATATAGTCCCAAAAATAAGGACCCGAAAAGCTTTGCTCTCCACTATCTTGATATGTTAAAACTTCTGAATTTATAGTATCTTGAAAATTATTTGTAGCATAATTAGCTCTGTCTAAGGAGTCAAAGGACATCAAATATTCACTAACTCCTGAGTTAGGAGATAAAGGAAGAGACCAATTCGAAGCATAGTCCTCTAAAGAATAAGATCCCTCACTAGACCACGTATAACTCTTTTTTCTTTCTGCGTAATATCCGCAAAAATCAACATTCTTTGGACGAACTGTAACTGCAGTAGTTTCTACGCTTGATGAGATATTGTTATAGAAGTCGTAAATTCTCATTTCTACATAGTATTCACCAACATAAGGCAGAACCACGGCAGTTTGATCATATTCTTCAATGGGACCTCTAATCACATTATAATAAGCTGGAGACACACTGTCGGCATCTTTACTAATTGTCCATTCTATTTCAGCCGAATTTCTATACTGCAAATAAATCCAACTAAATATGATAGATCCTGAAATAGTATCAAGCTGATTCCAATTAGAGTCTACACTATTCCAAGTTGTATCAGAAAAGCTTGTATTTTTAAGAACGATTGGAGCTCCGACTGGAACATTTTCATTGTCACCTAACTGTGCAATAGTTGAAATACCCGGCGCATATCTAGAAAAATATGCTAAGAAGATATCAGAAAGCTCTCCAAGAGTAAAATCCTTTCCGTCAACGGGTGGTCCAAGCGGACTATTCTTATCTTGTATGCTTAGAAAGCTTGAAGCTCCGATGAAATATGGACCTCCTACCTCGGAAGACCCTATCAACACGGGGTCCCCAAGAGGCCCTACCAGAATGTTTTGAGGTATGTCGTACGGAGTATATTTAGGAAACTCTAAATCTTCTATAGTTCTCAAATCTTCTAAAAATACTACAGTATGAGGAAGAATTTCGAAGTCGGTATCAAACCCCGCAAGAATAGAAAATGTTTCATTCTTTTCTATTTGAGTAGTTATAGAATTTTTAGAAAAATAATCAGCTTCTCCCGTAATGTCTACAATCTTAGCATTTAGAGGAAGATAGTATTTCTGTAATTTAATCTTTAGACCGTATAGCTTAATAAGAGCTTCTTCTAAAGTATAAGAGAATTCTTCAGCAGTTACAGGCAATCCATAATCATCATATTGATCAGGAACAATTTCGTTTATAGAATAAAAAAGACCAAACTTACCAGTCTTTCTTAAAGACTTACTCGGAACTTTGATATTAGGATCGTTAAATTTAGCTGTAGGCTGTAGAAGCTGAATAGGATTTGTCTGTATGTATTTTCCAAACATTCTAGAATTTGGATCTAGATCCTGCCAGTATTCTTTCATGTAGATATTTTCATATCCATAGAATTTGATAGCATTTATTAGAGCTTTATAAGATCCTGTATACGGAAAGATATTATGCCCTTCGAGCATAATCTCTTTTCTTTTTCTGTTTATTTCTATAAAGTCTACAGCTCTTTCGTTTATATCAGTATTTCTAAAAATTGCAGTATCGCCGGGAAATATAGGATATCCCATATTCTCAGTCATTACTTTTAATCTTTCATCTTCACCTTCAGTTTCTCCATAGAACAAAATTTCAGCTACTGTATAATCCTGGCTTCTATCTTTAATTAGAAGCTTTCTAACAAAGATATTTTCAGTAGAAGACGAAAGGGCAACATTTATTTGTAATGCACTATTTGTAACTAGATCAGTATGCAGATATCCACTAGAATCAATAGTTTGATTAGGATCGTAGTCTAGAGAAACCGTAGCATAATCAACCTTCTGTAAAAGTGGTTTCTCTTGCTCGATATCGTATGAGAATAAGAAGATATCAGTCGGCGTCTCCTTTTCCCATTCTAAAATCCAACCTTCAGTTGCAGAATTTGCAGAATCCAAATCGTGCGGAAACCCATAAACTAACTGATTATTTTGATTAAACATTTGCTCTAGAATATAAATCTGAGCAACTTCAAAAAGATCAACAGAAACCTTAGGGATAAAGACTATCCCGCTCCATATCTGAGTCGCGGAGTCATAGGAAAAGTCTTGAACATTTCCATTTTTATTAAAAAATGCTAAATGTTGATATCTCATTAGTTAATTTTTCTATAATCTTTTTTAACCGTGTAGTTGTAATAAACTCTTATCTTCTTAACGGTCTCGACATATTCAAAAATGATATCGTTTAGATAAGAAATATATCTAGCTACTCTAGGATTTCTAAAGAGATATGTAGAAGCATTCTTTGAATATAAAGTTTTGCTATAATCGTACCCCGTGTTTTTCAACTGATTCCCACTTTCCCATGTAGCATCATAAACACTAATTCCTCTGTTATGATCTTCAGTATCTATAATGTTCATCGTGTTATTCCGTTTTTGATATTAGAAATTGGATTTTCTAATTTGGTTTGAGTAGTTTGATTAAGAAGAGTAGATCCAACTTCAGTAGTATTATTCATTACAGCCTTTCTTCTGATTTGATTCATATTCTGTTGCTGAATCTTGTTGTAAAGATCTGATTTGATAGATTCTTTAAAGAAAACATTTAAAGATGACATCTTATCAGAATCTGGATAGACTTCAAAATAATTATTATTTCTGTCGTACCAACCCCCTCTAATGATGGAAAGTTCTCTATCTCCTATCATAATATCACCAAACTCATCTAAACCGAGACCTGGATCTTCTCCGGGTTGCAAAACAACCTTCTTATTTTCTATAAGAGTTCTCTGTTGTGTGATAGGATCATATCCATAAACAGGTACGATGTAATATCCATCTCTAACTGCTTTTTCATTTTCTTCTGAAATGAAGAATACATTTACAGAATCTACGCCTGAAACTTCTTCAATCAATGAAATTACGTCAGATCTTGGTATTCTGTCTCTGCGTTTTACGTTTATGAAATATTCATTTAAGATTTTTCTGATATTAGATCTTATTTCACTCTTATCTGCATCATCAAAATAACGTAACACTATACTAATTGCATATCTCTTGATAGCTATATCTATAATTCTATTCTCAGCCGTGATCAACATTTGACCACTTCTGTCTAAAATATCATTAACCATCAACTTTTCGCTTTCCGTCAGTGTAAATTCTTCTTCGGGTAAAGTAAAATAATCAACGTCTGAAGTTAGTTTTCTTGTGATATCCGGAAGCAAACTTAAGTAGATAATATTATCGTCATTGATATATTCATCGTCTTTGGTATTGAAGGCATCTACGAACGAAAAATATGTGTACTTTTTTAGAAAATACACATAAGCATCAGGATTAGCAAGAACAAAAGATTTACTCGCCTTTGGTGCAATCAGTCTAGTAAAGTCCGGATTTTCTGTGTTTGAACCAAATGAAGGGGGAGAAACTATAATTACGTCTAAAAGAGCAGTAAGATCAACTGGGTTTCCAAATTCATCCTTTCCTTCATCTAAGAATTGAAATGTTATGTCATCACTACCACCAATGTTGCCCGCCGAACCTGCAGTTCTTACATATTCGATTTGAATAGAACTTCCTTCTAGTGGAATTGCTCCAAAATATCCATTTCCAAAATAAATATCAAGACCTCCGCTTATTCCGGTTTTTGCAAGACACATTTCCTCATTCTGATTCATGTCATAGAGAGATTCCGTAACTTTGTAAAGTCTTCCGTTTACCGTAACTTTTACCATGTAATTGTCTACCGCTCCACCGGTAGATACTGAGTAGCTTTGTAGAGGCTGACCATTTCCTGTAAAAATTTGAAATTCAGTCTTTCCTTGAAATATTTTTGCGTAATGTATAGTTGTATCAGTTTTATCAATGATAAACTCATCTTTGTAAAACTCGAAAAAATACTCCAATCCATTAACTGAACATGAAAGACGAGTTTTATTAACTATTGACAAGTAGTTTCCGGTGATATTATCTGCTGCATCAGTTTTCAATTTCAATCCTAACTTCCCCTCTGCAGAAATACCTCTAGTTGCATTGTGACCGGTAAGTCTTGCTAGACCATAAACAGATTCAACGTTTTTTGCACGAGCAATATTTAATTCAGTGATAGCAGCTTCTATATAAAAGAAAATCATTTCTCCTAAGTTTGCAGTCACTGTTAATAGCTGCCCGAAAGGAGAAGCAGGCGTAAACACATTTCTGGATTGATTGTAAATATCCGAAAGATAATTAAAAGCATCCTGATAAATCTGAAGAGCCTTAATTCTATTTTTATTTAAGAAGTTCATTTATCTCTTTTTTTTATACTAAAACTGAAAATACTTTTCTACCATCTACAGTTATCAAAACTTCTCCTATGTCAGAAACTTCTCCAGAGTAGAAATTTACCCTTACATCAATTTGATAAGTCTCTCTTAAGGGGCAAAAGTTTCCAATTGCAGTGGTTATTCTTCCTTGAATATAAGATTCATTCAACATCAAATTAAAAAGCAATCCTTCTAGATCAATGCCAAAATTAGAAGATCCTAAAACTCGACGAGGCTCAGTAAACAACAAGTTTTCAAGCTGTAAAATCAATAATGAAATATCATCATCTACTTCCAACAAATCCGGTTGGTAATTGAGCATGTCATCAGTTCTAGTATAGATATCTGGCATGGTTTATATATTATGATATTATATTTTTCTTAGTCTGTAAAGAAGTAATCTACCCCTTCATCGCCTTTTATTTCTTCTTTAATTGACGAAATTTCATCAGTTGCCTCACTTCTTATTTCGGAATAGTTGATAGTAACATTTCCTGGTAAGTTGAAATTAAAAGTACCTGTAATTCTGGCCAATTGCAACTTGGTTTCTGCTACACAATATCTGATAAAAATCTCTTCTGAAAATAGAGCGCAATCATCAATTTTTTCATATACCAGAAAAATACATGTATTAGTTGGCAGCTGTCCCATAAATCTAAACTTATAATTCAGATAGTTGTAATTGTAAGACATCATCTGCTGTAAAGTAAATCTAGCTAAGTCGATGAACATTGCATTAATTACATAATACATCAAATTTTCAGATCCAATACCAGAGCCATAGACATTTCCATAAACCCATTTATCAAGAGCAAAATCAGGATCTAAACCGTTAAAACTATAACCTCCAAATCCTCCATCTTCTCCGCTAAATTCGCCTATCTGATATACAGCATTTACAGCAAATACATTTTCCGGCATGAAAATTTCTCCGCTTCTTTTAAACGCAGTAGTTGAAAATGCTGTAGCATCTACTGCATAGTATTTTTCTTGTACAGAGTATTCATAATTTTTGTAGAACCATTTCTTGGCTCTATCAATAATTCGAAGAATTTCTTGCTTCGGTATAGTAATGGGAATTTGACAAGCTACTGTAACTTCTTGCTGAATCATTTTTACTAATTCATCAGTACATCTAACTTGTTCAGGTGTCATGTTTGCCATGTGTTAGCTTATTTTTTGGTATGAGATTACTTTAGTGGTATCAGATAGATTAGCACTTTGAGTTATTTTTCCAGAGACAAAAACTCCATCTTTCATCTTCCCCGAAAATATACCAAGATCACCTTCTACTGTAGATTCATTGAGTATGCTATTTCCGTTCACATAAGAATTGTATAGGTAGCAATTAATAGCTTTAGATCTATCAAACAAGTTACATCTAAAAATTTCAGATTCTTTGATTTCAGATTGAAATATATCACAATTCGAAATGGTACCTTCTATTTTCGAATCAAAGATGTCTATGTTGTCAATCAGATATGCATTATTGATCTCTGCATCTTTAATCTGAAGCTTTCCGTTATTTGAATCATAGTTCAAGTAGCCCCTTTGAAAATTGCATTCAATTAGAAGATTGTATATTTTATCTCTGATGTAAGGATACATCGTATCAATCACTCTCTTATCTGATTGCAGATTTACCATCAGAGTAATATCAGGAAAACTCCTTTTAAAATCGGTAGCTGAAGAATAAGAATCGGAAATTGCTTGATGTTTACTTAGAATCTTATCTAATTCAGCTTTGTTCTTTTCGTTAATGTACGGATTTCTGATGCAACTATAGAGAGTTAAAGAAGAATATTCAATAATCTCTCTAATTCCTTCTTTCTTTTGATAATCTTCTCCACCAATATATCTAAAAGTTAGATTGCCTCTTTTTAGAGAAGAAAAATCTACAGCAAAATAAGGCTGAAAAGGATAGCTGTAGTTTCTAGAAGAAATGTTTGCTGAGCTTTCTGTGAAAAATTTGCTGCCAGGAAGAATATTTTTGATAGACTTTGAATAAAGTACATTTTTTCTCTCTGGGAAATGTGTGTATGGAACGTTTTCATCATATTCTAAAATAAACTTAAGAGAATCTAATCTTGATATATCAGGAGTACCTGGTTGATCATAAGCAGAATACATTACACTGAAATTTAGACTACAGTCCTTTTCGGTTGAGAAATTCTCATCAATCATATTCAACATTTTTGTAAGATACAAACGACCTTCGGAATATCTCAAATAGCCGGTGGTCATTGAGTACTTTCCTGCTGAATTTTTAGAAATTCTGAGATAATCGTGCATCAGAGTTTCTGTTAACTGGAAAGAATCTTTAGGATAGACTTTTCTTCCTAAAGATGATGAAATTAATGCTTTAACATCATCCATTCCTAATTCCGAATAAAATTCAGAAGTGTAAGAAATGATAGTATTATAAAGGGTTTCCTCTCTTGTAAAATTCACATTAGTAGACTTTTTTTATATATCTCACACAAAAAAACCTAGCCGAAGCTAGGTTTTTTCTTACCTGAGATTAAGCCTTTACCTTTTTCTTCTAAGGGTTATTTTTCTATTTACAGGATCTATCTTGGTAATAATTACATCGATTGAATCTCCTTCTTCAAAATTATCACCCTTTATGTTTGATGAGTGAAGAAGACCATTGATGCCTTTTTCAATTTCAACAAAGAGACCGTAAGATGCTTTCTTTACTACATTTCCAGTGATTCTGGTTTCGGGTGAGTATCTATCCTCGATGTCATCCCATGGACTATATTCCCTCTCCTTTTGTGTTAAAATAATCTTAGTCTCACTAATGATTTGCTTAATTCTAAATTGAATAGAATCCCCAGGTTTAATACTTCCATTCTCGAAATCGGTTTTACACCTTTCCATTTCGGTTACGGTGATCAATCCTGTTAGACATTCTTCAAACTCTACAAATATCCCAGAACCCGAAGTTCCGGTAACTGTACCTTCTCTGAGATCATTTGGATTTTCACTAACTCTATCAATTGCAACAGGGACCAAAGTTTTTAAATATTCTCTGTGAGAAACTACTACAATATTTCTTTCTTTGGAGAAGTTTACAGGCATTACAATAATTTCTTTTCCCAGCATTCTTTCAAAATCTGAAAGTTTGTTCATACCTGCAAGTGAACCAGGCATAAATACTTTTATATCGTCTATCATTAGATAATATCCACCGTTGATAAGTTCTTTAACTTGTGCTTTGTAAGCTACAGTTTTAGAACCGATTGAATTTACTAAGTCCTCGATCTTTCCCTGTGTAGAAGCTGCACCAATGCTCGCTTCGATGCTTCCTTCTTTATGGCCTTTTTTAACTTTAATTTTGACAGTGTCTCCAATTCGGAATTCATTTGAAGACATTTTCTCCTTTAGGAGATCGATGTAGGCATTGTCTTTTCCGTTAATGTCTACAATAATAGAAGACTCCGAAATATAGATTATTTTTGAATCTATAATTTCATTGTCGGTGATAGGTTTGAAAGATACTTCAGAATTTTTAAAGTAATAGTGTAGTACATCTAGAACATAAGGTTCATTTGATAGGATTTTACTTCCTTTTGGTACTTCTACTTCTGTTTCAATTACGTCAAATGGGTTTTCTTCGTCTCGAAGAATTTGAATTTTTTGTATAGGCATTTAGTCTAAATTAAAAGTGTACAGATTATATATCTTTGAATCTAAGAAATTATTGCGGGAGCTGAAGGAGAGGTAGTTGATCCAGCAACCGGGCCTGCGGGACTAGCCGCAGTTACAACTTGCCCTGGAGGAACTATTATAGTAGCTGATCTAATATATGCATCAATAGCAGTAGAAGCTATAGTGGCAAAAGTTTTGGCAGCCAATCTACGGGCATCATCACTCACATCTGTTCCGGGCGGAGAATTTTTAATTGTTTCAGCAAATACAAGCATTCCTTTATCAAAAGCTTCGGCCAAAACTGTTTCTAATGTATTCGGTATTAGTGGCATAATTATTGGGTTTTAGTTACTGTACTTAATTCAGATCCATTTAGTGGAATAATCGGTGGACCTGTAGGCGCTCCTAGATTTCCGATATGAGTATGCGCATTAAACAAAGCCTGAAATGTATTTCCTTTTATCACCGCTTCTGCTGCTTTGGAACCTAGTTCTATAGAAGGAGAATCAACCTTTACTTTAGATGAAGTTTTGATAGTTAAATTACCATCATTTGAAAGAGTTACAGTATCACCGTTTGGGTTTAGAATTACAATTGAATTATCTGGTTTGACGTTTAGTTGTGTTTCTTTATAATCTAACACCAAGCCTTTTTCTTCGGTAAAGAAAACTTTCATACCGCCTTCAGTTACAACATCATACCAAAGAACATGAGCATTTGCATAACTATTTTGGATTTCAGTTAAAACTTCATCTGAATAGTGTTGATTAAAATTATATTCTGGAAAGTATGGGTTTCCATTATCAAAAGTTACGGAAACTATAGAGTTTATTTTTGGAACAGAAAATCCAGCACCTCCTGTTTCGGATGAAGCAGTAGTAGAAGTAGCTGGATAACTCCAAGGAAGATTTTCATCTGGAATAATAAAGGGGCTATCATTTGAGAAAGGATCTTCTCTCATATCAAACTTTCCGAATATTCTAACCTGACATCTTCCTAAACGAAGAGGATCGTCATTGTTCACGACTACTCCTACCCACTTAGTGGTTGCTAAATTATCATTTATTGGATCTATCTCTTTTCTCATCCGAAAATATTATCAGGTGCTAACGGTCCCGGTGCTCCACCCTCGCCAAGTATCTGTTCTCTTTTTAATTTTGGTGGCTCTGATCCATCACGATTTGTAGGAGTTTGAGCAGCATCTAAAACTTTATCTGGAGTTAAAGGTGTGGTAGGATTTTGATTAGATTCTAAAACATTAGTACCCGTAAACGCTTGTGGTCCCGGAGGTGTTGGGAAATTGTTGTCAGGTTTCAGGGGAGTTATTGGGTTTGGATTAGAATCCAAAGGATTTCCAGTTCCGTTTAGTGGCGAAGATTGATTTCCGTCTTTATTCGTAGGAAGATTTCCATCTGGTAAGATTTTTTCTCCCGTATATTGAGGAGGCTCTCCGCCGGGCTCTCCGAACAAATTAAATTCATCCAAACCCGGTCTTTCTAATGTTTCTGAAAAAACTTTAAGCCTTCCTAATTCATCTGTATCTTCTTCTGGTGTTGTAGCAGATCTGATTACAGAATCGATGCTCTGAGAAACGAGAAGAGTCTGTAGCTGATTTGGACTAAATCCAAATACGTTTCCTAGCTGACCCTGATTAATAACATTTGCAAGTTTTTGAGTAGCAGCTCCAATTCCTTGATAAATTACTGATTTAGCAAATTCTCTTGCAGCGTTTGCCCATCTACTTCCGTTACCTCCAGAATTTGCACCTAACCCGTTTGCTGCTAAACTACTTGCAAAATAAACTAGACTTGAATATCTGTTGTTTTCTTCTACATCTTTCCAAATCCAAGATATTTTCTGCTTTGCAGATTCTCCACCGACGTTTGAAACGTTGTCTAAAAATGCAGATGAATCTTCTGGTACAAATTCACAAAACTTGAGAGTAAAAGAAACGAATGAAGAATTTTCATTTACAAACTGAGCGGTTGAGTTAAATTCAGTAGGTGGAATTTGATCTAAATCTACATTATTAAAAGTGTTAGCTAGAGGATTCGTAGTTACTAAAAGGTCTGAAAGTCTTTTTGCGGAAGTTCTAAATTTTCTAATTTCTTTTACATAAACTACTACATCAAATTCTCTTAAATTTTCAGGAAGAATAACTCTTCTATTTATCGGATCATATACAGCTTTTCTATAAAGGTCCATGATCCCGGTAATTTTAAGATCTAAAGCCTCTAGACAATCTACTGATATTTTTGAATCATCTCCCCCGAAATACGGATCGGTGAACATAGTTGTTTTTTTCCATATCGTATCTAATCCTTCTATCGATTGAAAATAATAAGGGAATCTATCATTAATAGCTAAAAAAGATTCTACAAAAGCTCTCATGTATTTAGCTCTTAACTGATTACCTTCTGGATATGTGTGTAAAAGATAACTATATGCTGTGTTGTCTGTAGCTCCATCGCTTAAATTAAAAAGTGGAGACATTTTGTCAAAAACAAAAGAAAAACCTAAGTATGTAGGATCTTCTATTTTATTCAGAGGAACTTCTCCAATCTGATAACCGAAGCCTACATTATTTTGAGCACCAGAGTCAACAAACTGCTTTACAGCTGCATCTCTGAAGCCACGATTTCTGCCAAATGCAGCGCCTAAACTTTCTGGATCAAATGCCATAATATATTTATCTTTTTATGGAGATGCAATTAAGTCTCTTCTCGAAAGAACAAGCTCCATAGATATATTACTAGATATAGTAGAGTCATACTTATAAGAAATTTCTGATATTACATAAAATCCACTTAGTGCCTGGTTTAGAGATTGAGTTTGTTCTCCAAATTCTCCGCTATTTCCTGTTTTATAGTTTGTACTTTGAGCCCCTTCGCTAGGTTCTCTATTTTGTGTTTTATTCAGCTCTTCATCCATAGTAGAAGTCTGTGATCTTCCAAAATCATAAATTATCACAAAAATCCTTTGAAATCTATGAAGAGCAGGATTTACAGCGTTTAATGTTACAACTAGTCCATATTTCTGAATTTCGAGTTGATTTTGATAATTCAAGATGATGGAATAATTAAACTGAGGATGCATATTTGATCCTTGTTTTCCTAGATATTTTGTTTTAAAATCTCTCTGTTTAAAAGAAAATTCAGGAACCGCCTGCGATCCTTTATCATAAAAACCTACTCCCCTGCCTTTTAAAGTAACTTTATTAGGATCATCTGTAGCGAAAGGATCTACGAATTCATTGACATATTCTTTATTATCTACATCATAGTGCTGCTCAAATCTAAAATAACCATGATCCGTTGTAATTTTAGATGTATTATTGTAAGAATTGTAAGCGTCTAGATATCGAGCAGTTCCGCGCATTTCTGGATGGTTTGTTAACACGTTTGCTTCACCCTGAGAATCTTCTACATTCTTTACATAAGAACTTACATCTGATGCGCTAAAATTAAAACTCTGTTCGATATCAGCAGTATCTTGATAAAGTCTATTTAACTCTACAAAATTTAAAAGATAGTATGGATCTATATATGAACCAAAAAAGCTATCTTCATCTAAATACGCAGAAGAGGTTATATCTTGTACAAATCTTGCTGTGGTATCTGTAGGGTTTATCCAATTCATAGAATCACTCGTGCCCGTGACATTAGATGAAAAACCTAGTTGCATTTTTTTACTAATTTCTAATAGGGTTTCAAAAGAAGTTCCAGAAAAATACCCGCAAGTATCTTTAAAAAGATTAGGAACCCGCATTTTTCCAGTCATTCTGAACATCGTACCTTTCCCCGGAACGCCACCAAATGGAGTTATCGAAACGGTATCAAAATCAATTCTTATCGGTTTAAATATTTTATCATCTCCAGCACCTCTAATAAAAACAGAAATTACAGCCCCAGCCATCGGAAAGTTTCTGTTCTTAAATTGATTATGAAGATCGACCACAGTTAGAGTTATAGTTGGTAAAAAACCAGAAACATTAAGCTGAAAAAAGTCGATATCAGAATCAGTATACATTTTTCCGTTGATCTTAATCAAAGGAAACACAAATCCCCACATTTTACCGAGGTTGTACTTATTATTTGTACTGTTTTCTAAATCATCATGTTTTATCTGATCTAGAACTATCTCAGGTTTGGTTATTTGTAAAATTCGAAGTTCTTTTGAGCTTGCCATTAATCAGTTCTAATATTCATGTTAGCTCCAGCAATAACAGTGCTGTTAGGTTGTTTTTTAAACATCTCTTCTCCGGGCTGAAGAGCATTCGGAGGTAGAGGTACAGTTACTCCATTGGATTGTTTTGCTGCAATCTGTTTTAGTCTCTCAACTCTGTTTTTATCTTTTTCGTTATTCGGATCAGGCTGCTGATATTGAGTTGTGGCTGTGTCATTTGCTGGAAGTTGAACCTGCGCAGGTTTTGTGTAAAAAGGGCTTCCCGATTCTACCGCAGGAATCAACAAAAATTGCCCCTCTTCAACAGCAAACGGATTGTAGAGATTGTTTACTTTCATAATACTATCTAAATATCCTTCATCTCCGAATTGATCAAACGCAATCAAGTCAGCTCTACCATTATATTCTTGATTCACAAAAACGAGTGCCTTTGCTGTATCTGAATTATAATCAAATACAGGAGCCGATAAATCAAAAAACTCGTCGCCGTTTTCGTCTATCAGTGTAGGCTTATAGTCAAATACTTTAAAATTCATGAGTCAATTCTAAATCTTATTTGGTTAAGAACTTCTCCGACATCCGTTCCATAGTTTTTAAGCTTCTGAACACTTAATCCTTGTCCCATCTGATAGATGCTACCGGCAGGATTTCTTAGAGCATTTGAAAGAACAGTAGCAGGTTGATCTGATCCTGAAATTCCTCCCTTGGAAGGAGTTTTTCTTCTACTATTTCCAGTTGTTGTAGTATTTGCAGATCCGCCCGCACCTCCTGGATTTTGTCCTGGGGGATCACCGCTTCCGCCTGATCTTTTATCTCTGGAATCAACCCCTTTAATATTCAAAATATCTTGATTAAATCCAGTAGCGTAAAGTCTACCTTTACCTGCGTTAAAGATACTTTCAAAATCTGTTTTGTCTCTAGGTTTTGCATGTTTAAGATCAACTTCAAGTTTCATCGAAGTTGGAAAATCATCTCTACCCAGAGTAGGACCGAACGTTAAGTCTGAAGATTCTAAATGCAAATTTCCGATCATTGCAATAGGATTAAGAGGATTTCCGATTGTTACATGCCAACATCCATGTGGATCTCCGCTAACAAGTGCAGGTAGCGCAACTGCCGCTGGGCCAGCTCCGAAATTATCCATTGCAAATTGCCCGAGAAAGTCTCCAGCCACATTATTCAAGAATCCTAAAAATTGATTCACAAGTTTTTTAGGATCAAGACTATATGAACCATCTTTACCTTTAGCCATAAATGAATCTCTAACTCTAGTAGTTACATTACTAACTACACTGGTTAAAAATCCGCCAATATCACCTCTTTGTAATTTTGAAAAATCACCAAATGGCGGCATTGAATATCCATTGCTACCGTAGAAACGGTGTGCTCCTCCCCAGAAACTTGCATTATTATATGTTAAGACTAGCAAGTTGGCCATCATATCAAGCATAGCAACTTTAGGATTGATGTGATTGAAAGATTTCATTTCATATTCAAATATGAGCTTGATATCCTGCTCAAATTTAAGACCGGTATCTCTAATTGTGTTTTTGTTGATCACGTTGATAGGTCCTAATACATAGTTTTCATAGGTAGTTCCTAACCAGTCAATATCATTAGCGCCTGTCTCAGATCCTATGATATTTCTCCATTTAGTAGCAGCATTTACACCTGAAACTTGTTGATAGAATGCTCTACCCGCTCCACCTATTTTATTCCAGAATGGAGACTGTTCAGCACTACCCTGGTTATTTGGTCTCTGGTGAGCCTGTAATGTGCCTTCCTGATCTTTATAGTTAAATCCATACGTAAACTTTAGTAGTTCTTCTATTTTATTTCCTGTTGTCTCTCCCATCCAAGTTACCGCTCGTGCAATATCAGGTTTAGTTGTTTTAACTACCGGAAAATTTTCGGCGGGAGCAGGACCATTTGTGGTCACATTTCCATTAGAATCTTGTGGTTGATATCTAACAGCAGTGCTATAAATATTATCAGGTGCCGGAGATCCAAATCTTCTCAACGTAACTAGATAGTTATTTGGGATTTTTCTGTAGTATTTACAGAAAATAAAATCTTGAGGTTCATATAAAACATCAAATCCAGCTCCGCTTTTATCTGCAGATTGATCACCAAAAAACTGAAGAATTTGTTGAACTGTTGGATTTTCTGCAGGTTCACCACCTACTAATCTTCTGTACCCACCTCCACTCACGTTATCAGAATACGAACTGGCCAGTGTATCCGATCCTTCATTCAAAGCCCCATACATACCTCTGTATTGAAAAAGAGCATATGTATTTGCAATCGATCGAGGAAGTTTTTTAACTCCAATCGGAACCGTAAAACTATCTACCTCATCACTATTTTCTCTTGTATAATAAGATTTAGCAGCCTGAGCTGAAAGACTATCGTACGAAGAATTAAGGCTTGAATTTGCATTCAGAGCATTAACAGCCTGAGTCAAATTAATATCGTCGGCATTTACGTTAAAGTCTTCTACGCTTCCAGTAATTCTATTAATTTGCTTTCCAACTAACGACATCTAGGACATTTTTTTTATATATCCCCCTAACTTGATTATCATAATATCTTAATATATAAAAAAAGAAGTTAAAATGCTCAAAAGATTCGAAGAATTTCTAAATGAAGAAAAAAAATCAAGCGAAGATTATTGGCTTGAAAATATAGACACAGCTACAGTTGAAAACGAAAACTATAGAAAGGTTCTTTTTACAGGGCCTTATAGCCAACTTGTTTTAATGAGCATCAAACCAGGTACTGAAATAGGTAGCGAAGTTCATAAAAAAGGAGATCAATTCTTAAGAGTTGAAGCAGGTTCTGGTAAAGCAGTTTTAAACGGAAAAGAGTTTGAATTTAAAACTAATGACGCAGTAGTAATACCAGCTGGCACAGAGCATAACATCATTAATGATGGAGATGAAGATCTAAAGTTATATGTAATCTATACACCGGCTGAACATCCTGATGGATTAGTTCAAAAGGAAAAACCTTAAAGGGAATCTAAAAATTTATCAATATCTAAATCTTTGGACTTGTCTCCAAACGCATTCTTGAGTCTAATAGAAAATTCTCTTTCAGTATCAATTTTAAAAGAACCTCGATAAACGGTTCTAGTCATTAGTTCTTTTAATTCAGAAAGCTCTCTTGATATTAGAAAAAATTGTAAATTGTTAAAAAGATCTGATAGATCATTATAAGTCTTTACCGCCAATATAGAATCTACTACTATATAAAAACGCGGATCTTCAGATGACATCTGAGTTTCCAACTCTTTGTTTCTTTTATAGTCTTCCTTTTTTATAGGTAGAGGTTGAGCTCTCTTTTCAAAAGAATTAGAAAAATTCATTTCAAAAAGAGTATTTCTCAGAAAAAGATATGAATCGTAAAATTTTAAAACTTTAATAAGATACTTAGGATTTACAGTATCCCATTGAGTTTCTTTAATAATAGCTTTTACCGGAAGAAAGATCTTCGGATGCGTATATGAAGTTAAAAAACAATGAATCTGATCACCTTTATTAAAAATTCTGTGTTTCTTCATTTTTGTAATACAGAATATTATCAAAGACAGAATCATTCTCGGGGGTTTCTCCTTCGTGTATGTACAGATTGAAAATAAATTCTTTCTGATAAATTTCTTCAATTAATTCTCTTAAATTTTCCATAATCTCAGTTTCGGTAGAGCTAAGAACATAAAACAAATTCTCAGAATCTTGAACCAGAGATAAAGATTCTCGAAGAGAAGAAAATACATGAAAGGCTACTATATCATCACTGGGCTCTTCGTTATAAACGTCTCTTTTAGAGAGCTTATTTGTAATATCAATATAGCTGACAACAAGACCTTCTCTTTCTCTTAGAAAGAGATTTATATTAACTGCATCCCTAGAATAGACACAATTAAATAACATTCTTACGCTAGAGATTGATACCAAGAGTCGAGGTGAGTCTTTATTTGATCTTCATTATATCCTTTATCACGAAGCCACTCGATGATCGACTCTTCCTTTTTTTGGAGCTGTTCATATACCATTTTATCCTGATGATCGACAAACGCTAGATGCATGTTTTGACCTTCTTTTATATTATTTCTAACTTCTTCTATCCAGTTAGAAACACTCTGGGATCTTTTTCTTTTTAGGTCTCCGGTAGCCTTTTTATAGGCTCTTTTTTGTCTTCTTGTTATACTCATTTTATTTTTAAGTAAGATTTTATAGCTTCATCAAATTTAGAGGGTAAAGAATCTTTAAAATTAGAAAGATTCATCTTATATATTTCAGAAAAAAGATCTTCACCAAAAGATTCATACATAATCAAAAGTATTTCAGGCGAAGGTAATTCTAGATCGAATTCTAAAACCATCTTTTCTGTTTTTCTTTTCTTTTGTGTCTTTAATAAGATTGAAATTGGACTTTCTTGTAATTTTTCTTCTTGAACTTGAATCTTTGGAGAAACTACTGGCACTGTCAGATTTCCGATAGGTTCTATAGAACTTACTCCATTTTCATTTATGAGTAAAAATTCTCCAAAAAGAGATTTGTTTATTCTTCTGCCGCTCTCGAAATTAATCCACTCTATTCCATTTTCAATCTCTTCAGAAGTTATTTTTTCTAGGTTTCCGGTATAATCACCTTTCACCCACTCGTAAAAAATATCGTTCTTTATTGTAGACATATTTAACTTTTAGAAGAAATTTAGAAATAGTTTCATCTTTTTAAGAAACTAGATCTTTAGTACGTTAATGTTTTAACTTACATAACCGGAAGAAACGGAGAATTACACAAAAGTTAACGTAAAAGTGGTTCTCTTGTTAATCAAAATTTCCGTTCTCCCGGATGGGGTATTTCCGTCAACAATTATTGTTTGTGGCAGCGGAGTGTCCGTGTCGAAGGTTGGACCTAATCCTCTTCTAAACGTACCAGGACCTACACCATCAGTATCACTCGCAGCTCCAAATACGTCTGCTGTTATAGCAACCGCCGGGGTGGGGGGAGGTGGAGGATTAGGTGCATAAGCAGCTTCCACCCCGATTTTGTAACCCTGCACAATGCTCGCAACGGGCACTCCCGTATCAAAATTTGTTTCACTAACATTACCACCAGCAGGTGCCAGGTTTCCTGTGTAAGGGGGGTTAAATTGAATAAACGTTGGGGGTGCAGTGTCAGGATCAACTATATAAAGCTCAAAAATAATGTCTCCTGTGCCTACCTGGTTTATTACATCAAAGTTTAATACTATATTTGGAGTTTGATCGTAGTTGTACCAATTATCTAAAGACCTATTTTGATTTGCATTGTTTGGATCATAGATTGCAACCTTGGCCGTTGTTGCATTACCAGGAGACATATTTAGATTATGATACATCAATCCGCCCGCGCCCTGCACAAGAGCTAAACCGTATAAATCTGACATTTTTACTGGATTACCGAAACCAACCTCGGCTTTAACGTCGTCCATTGAAATTTGTCCAGATGCTGGTGTTGTCATAATTATGATTTTTTACTTTTTAATTTATCTATCTCCGCGCTTAGCTCTTTAATAGCTTCAATTAGTAGAGGAACGATCTTCTCGTATCTAATAGCTTTATATCCATTATCACGAGTTTTAACAATTTCTGGCAGTACTTTTTCAACCTCTTGTGCTATTAAACCAATATCGTGTCCTTCATTTTCGTGAATTCCAAGCATCGGGATCCAATCGAACTCGTACCCATTCAGTTTAGAAACTTTATCTAGAGGGTTAGTCAGAATAGTTTTATTATCTTTTAACCTAGAGTCGGAGGAAGCAAAAGCTATTACATCATTTGTTGCAACAATTACCCCATTGGTTGCTGGTACACTAACACCGGAACCAACTCCGAGTCTTCCCGTCATAGTAACGGTAGTACCATCGTCCGTGATCTGGCTATTTCCTACTGTACTTGCGCCTGTAAATTTAACTACTGTATTGTTGGTTCCAGACACTGATACCGCTGCACCTTGTGCCCCTTGTGCTCCTGCATTTCCTTGTGCCCCCTGTGCTCCTGCATTTCCTTGTGCTCCCTGTGCTCCTGCATTTCCTTGTGCTCCTTGCGCTCCTGCATTTCCTTGTGCTCCTTGTGCTCCTTGGTTTCCTTGTGCTCCTTGGTTTCCTGTTGCACCTGAAGTTCCACTCGATCCTGAAGATCCAGCAGCTCCTCCGGCACCTTGTGCTCCTTGGTTTCCTGTTGCTCCTTGAACACCCTGTGCTCCTTGTGCTCCTTGGTTTCCTGTTGCTCCTTGAACACCTTGTGCACCTTGTGCTCCTTGGTTTCCTGTTGCTCCTTGAACACCCTGTGCTCCTTGTGCCCCTTGGTTTCCTGTTGCTCCTTGAACACCTTGTGCTCCTTGTGCTCCTTGGTTTCCTGTTGCACCTGAAGTTCCACTCGATCCTGAAGATCCAGCAGCTCCTTGTGCTCCTTGGTTTCCTGTTGCTCCTTGAACACCCTGTGCTCCTTGTGCTCCTTGTGCTCCTTGGTTTCCTGTTGCTCCTTGAACACCCTGTGCTCCTTGTGCTCCTTGTGCTCCTTGGTTTCCTGTTGCTCCTTGAACACCCTGTGCTCCTTGTGCTCCTTGGTTTCCTGTTGCTCCTTGAACACCTTGTGCTCCTGTTGCACCTGAAGTTCCACTCGATCCTGAAGATCCAGCAGCTCCTTGTGCTCCTTGGTTTCCTGTTGCTCCTTGAACACCCTGCGCTCCTTGTGCTCCTTGTGCCCCTTGGTTTCCTGTTGCTCCTTGAACACCCTGTGCTCCTTGTGCTCCTTGTGCCCCTTGGTTTCCTGTTGCTCCTTGAACACCCTGTGCTCCTTGTGCTCCTTGGTTTCCTGTTGCACCTGAAGTTCCGCTCGATCCTGAAGAACCAGATGTACCATTAGTTCCAGCAATACCACTTACCCCAGAACTACCACTAGTTCCGGAACTACCACTAGTTCCGCTCGACCCCGAAGATCCAGCAGCTCCTTGTGCTCCTTGTGCTCCTTGGTTTCCTGTTGCTCCTTGAACACCTTGTGCTCCTTGTGCTCCTTGAACACCTTGTGCTCCTTGTGCTCCTTGAACACCTTGTGCTCCTTGTGCTCCCTGGTTTCCTGTTGCACCTGAAGTTCCGCTTGAACCACTTGATCCAGCAGCTCCTTGTGCTCCCTGTGCTCCTTGGTTTCCTGTTGCTCCTTGAACACCCTGTGCTCCTTGTGCTCCTTGGTTTCCTTGCGCTCCTTGTGCTCCTTGGTTTCCTGTTGCTCCTTGAACACCTTGTGCTCCTTGTGCTCCTTGAACACCTTGTGCTCCTTGTGCTCCTTGAACACCTTGTGCTCCTTGTGCTCCTTGTGCTCCCTGGTTTCCTGTTGCACCTGAAGTTCCGCTTGAACCACTTGATCCAGCAGCTCCTTGTGCTCCCTGTGCTCCTTGGTTTCCCGTTGCTCCTTGAACACCCTGTGCTCCTTGTGCTCCTTGGTTTCCTTGCGCTCCCTGCGCTCCTTGGTTTCCTTGTGCCCCTTGAACACCTTGTGCACCTTGTGCACCTTGTGCTCCTGAAGTTCCTGAACTTCCACTCGATCCAGAGCTTCCGTCGGTACCATCTACACCCGATATACCGGAAGAACCACTAGTTCCAGAAGAACCACTTGAACCACTCGTTCCACTTGAACCACTTGTTCCAGATGAACCCGAAGTTCCTGATGAACCTGAAGAACCAGATGAACCACTCGTTCCGCTTGATCCACTTGATCCTGCAGCTCCTTGTGCTCCTTGTGCGCCTTGGTTTCCAGTTGCTCCTTGAACACCCTGTGCTCCCTGTGCTCCTTGGTTTCCTTGTGCTCCCTGTGCTCCTTGGTTTCCTTGTGCACCCTGTGCTCCTTGGTTTCCTTGTGCACCTTGAACGCCTTGTGCTCCTGTTGCACCTGAAGTTCCTGAAGATCCACTTGATCCTGCAGCTCCTTGTGCTCCTTGTGCGCCTTGGTTTCCAGTTGCTCCTTGAACGCCCTGTGCTCCCTGTGCTCCTTGGTTTCCTTGTGCTCCCTGTGCTCCTTGGTTTCCTTGTGCACCTTGAACGCCTTGTGCTCCCTGTGCTCCCTGAACGCCTTGTGCTCCTGTTGCGCCTGAGCTTCCACTTGTACCACTTGAACCTGATGTTCCGCTAGTACCAGATGCTCCACTAACTCCACTAGTTCCACTCGTTCCTGAACTTCCACTCGATCCTGAACTTCCACTAGTTCCTGATGAACCTGAACTTCCGCTTGTTCCACTCGAGCCACTCGATCCAGATGTTCCAGAACTTCCTGAAGTACCTGATGAACCACTAGTACCCGATGAACCTGATGTTCCTCCAGTTCCTGAAGAACCTGATGAACCTGAAGTCCCCGAGCTTCCACTAGAACCACTCGTTCCAGATGAGCCAGATGTCCCAGAACTTCCCGAAGTACCAGACGAGCCTGAGGTTCCTGATGAACCTGAAGAACCACTCGTTCCAGATGATCCTGAAGAACCTGAAGTTCCCGATGAACCACTTGTTCCAGACGAACCAGATGTTCCTGAAGAACCACTTGAACCAGATGTTCCGCTCGAACCACTAGAACCAGAACTTCCATCAGTACCATCTACACCTGATATACCTGAACTTCCTGAGGTACCACTTGAACCTGATGAACCACTCGTTCCAGAAGAACCACTTGAGCCTGAAGTACCTGATGAACCACTGGTACCGCTTGAACCTGAACTGCCGCTAGTTCCCGAAGAACCGCTCGAACCTGAAGTA